AGCACTTCCAAAAGAAGCAATTTTCTGAGCTGTACTTACAGTTTTCTGAAAACCTTCAGCTTTATCAATTTTAATATTTTTAATAAAAGCTTCACAAGTAACATTCATTTTTTTAACTGCTACTTCAATCTTACCAAGTTGTGCAACATTGGTTTTTACTTTTGCAACAATTTGAGGAACATTAGAGCTTGAATATCCATGTTCTTTAAAAGTTTTCTTTTCAGTTTTATCTTTTTCTGACTTACTAACTTTTAGAGATCCATAATCAACGTCATAACCTAGAGCAGCCATTTCTTTAGAAATATTTCCAAGAACTTTTTCTGCTTCAAATACATTTTCACCAATACGACTAACATCTACAGATTTAATTTTATCTGCAACAGAATTAATTAGTGCATCACCTTGTGCATCCAATTTAGGTATTACCATTGCTGCTGGGTATGTATTTGCTTCTTCTTTTTCAAAAGCAGCCCAATCAACTTTACCTTCTTTAAATATTTCAAGGTATTTATCAGCAGCAGCTTCGAATCTCTTCTTCTGAGAAAATACTTTTCCAAGCCATTCTGTAATAGCCGCAAACATTTTCTTAACCATTTCCCATGCTTTAGCAAGAATACCTTTTTTATCAGCTTCGCCTTCTGCATGAAGATTAACAGTAGAATCTGTCCCATAAAGAAGTGCTTCGATACCAGTTTCAATAGTATTCTGGATCTGTTCTCTTGTTTCTTCAGATTCTGGTGCATCAATATAACTCTGAAGAGAAACAGTTGATTCATTAAATAGTACATCGAAATTACATGCTTTAGCGAATTTAATGGAAGCGGTATCCATTTTCTCACCTTTAATAGCATGTAGAAATGCTTGAAGATCACTAATATCCGATTCAAGTTTTTCTAGTTCAACTGAATCAGATTCAATTTCTCTCCAAGAATTCATAATCCCATCCCAAGCTTCATAGAACTGATTTTCTACTTTTTCAAGAGACATGTTAATTGGAAGAGAACTTTCTTCATTAAGTTTTTTAAATAGATTGTTCATTATCATTGTAATTAATACTCCTATTTGTTATTTATCGATAAATAATAAAAAAAAAATGATTAAAAGATATTGGCTTATATAATAGTAATTAATTTATTTTATTTTACCGATCACTGTTGTTGTCATAGTTAAATAATCTTTTATTTCACTGATTAAAATAGTTAAAACTTTCATCATTTTAGACGATGCTTCTATTAAAGCTTTTTCTTTATTTTTAAATTCTATAGCTTTAATGTCTTCTTTAGAAGATAAATCTTCTATTTCTTTTTCCAACACTTCTACAATTTTTTTACCTAATATATCATTATTAAGTTTTTCACAAAATTTTAATACTTCTTCAGTTAAAGGTATTAATTTTTTAATAGCAGTATCATTATAACCCAATTCCCCTAATGTCTTATTGGTATATTTTTCAGTATTTTTAATAAGCTTATCATTTTCTTCATCTATAGAATATCCAATACTATAAAGTATTTTTATAAAATTATCAAGATTTTCATATTTAAATGAATTTTCATCTACAGCTTCTTTTAGAATTTTAGTAAGTTTATTAAAATCTAAATTAGTAAATGATTTATAAAATTTAGATACTTCATCAGAAGAAGCTATAGCTTCTTTTGTATCAACTATTTTATCCCACTCTACCTCAGTTAGATCTTTTTCTTTTATCTTTTCTACTATTTTAAGTTTATTCTCAATAAATCTACTAAATGTGTCTAAAATATTACTAAGCTTTTTTTCTACATCTTTTACTTCTTTAGATAACACTTTGACGCCATCTTTAATATAATCACTTATAGCATTATTAAGTACTTTTATAAAAGTACCTTTATCAACTTTATTATTATAAAAATCTTTAAAGGAATATTTATAATTAAGTAAAATTACTCCCATTCCTTTTTCTTCAAAATATCTAAGATTATTATTATTTATATTTTTATTAATAACATTTCTGAATACATATAATTCATTAAATTCTTTCAAATCATTTTCTAATTTAATTTGTTTTCTTAAAAAACTATTAATATCTTTTTCTAATTTTAATGATAATTCTTGTTCTTTATTTAAATAATTATCTAAATTATCATTTTTTAATCTTTTTATTTTTGATATTGCTGATAACATAATTTAATCTTCCTTTATTAAATTCTTTTTAAAGAGAAACACCCATTAATGTAATATATTTAATGGTTAGATTATTTGGTGCCATATATTTATGTTTAGATATTATACAATCAGGTATTTTACTATTGGTCGTGATTGCATATAAAATGATTTCTTTATCTAACTTAGATAAAACATTTATTTCATTTTCTTGTAATATATTACGACCTGCTGTATGTCTACTTACTAAACCATTAATATGTCCACAAAAAGGAAGTAAATTAGCTATTATTTCTACGTATGAAAGAAATTCAGTTATATCCACCATACATTTATTTATATCCAAATTATTACTCAATAGACTATTTAACTGATATACTTTATTATTACAATGATTAATTAAACAAGAAATTATACCACTTGATATATGTATATCATGTATATTCTCATTTAATTTATCAAAAATCAATTGTCTATTGATTGTTTTAATTAATGTATTATTAGGATATTGTGTTTTTGAAAATTTATCTAAAATATCATACGCAGATTTAGTTACTTTAGGTTTAATGTTTTTATCATTAGTTATATAAAGATTCTCCATTGTATCTATTATAATTCTACAATTTTGTATGATACATTCTATTATGTGTTTATTAAAAGAATCTTTATTGTATCTCATACAGAAATTATTATCTAAATCAACATTCAATTCATTGTTATTAAAATAAATAAATTTAGCAGTATCTTCATTAACTGGTAATTTAATCTCTTTTAAGAATTCAACTATATGTGTATAGTTTAATTTAGACCAATGGATATAATCCATACCATCTGTTTTAGAATAACCCATTCTAGGTCTATTAGAACTTATTCTTGTATTTAGTTTCATAAATAATAATATCCCTTTTGATTATTCAGATTCATAATATTCATTAATAGTTTTTTCATCCTTAGCTATTCTATCATTATAATTATTAATGATTTCAGCTAACCTATTAAATTCTTCACTATTTTCTTGTTCTTCTGATTGGAGTTCCATTAAATATGCAACTTGAGATTCCATATATTCTTTTCTTTTTTTAACGATCTGAATATAATAATGAACCAAGTTAACCCATGTCTTACCAAACCAACCAAATATAGCAAAATTTTTTATACCTTCTCCTACAAGAGAAAGAGATAATGATCCTATTAATTCACCTTGAAGTAAGATAGATTGATCTTTATCATCTGAACTAATAATATTAAAGTTCTGATTATTCTTCTTTATTTTTTCTACAAGTTTCTCTATAGGATTAGCTACATTTTCTAATGGATAAATTTCTTCTATAAGTTTAGTAACTGTTTTAATATTTTGATTAAGAAAATTTATTCTATATGGTTTGGGATCTTTTAAATTAGTCCCTGTTATAACATTCATTCTAGCTCTGAATGAATCAGTAATAGGAATTAATAATCCTGAAAACATATATTCAGAAAAATTTATAAATGTTTTAGACTGTTCTATAATTCCCATAATTAGAAAAAATGTAATTTTAGCATTATATTTATTTATTTCTTTTTCTTCTATTAATTTATCAATATTATTAAGAATATCGTCATAACACTTAATAAATATTCTATGCATATCAATAAATGTTTGGAAAAATTTAAGTTCTTCTGTTCTTCTATATTTAGAAGGAATATTTTTAATATATTCAAAATATAACTTAATATATTGATTATTATTATTTTTAGTATTAAATAACACTGTACTAATATTTTTTCTATATTCTTCAGGAATAGAACTTAAACTATCATAGTTGTATGAATGAACCCTTCTATTAGCATCTAACATTTTAATAATATCTTTTTTACTAATAATACTAGATCCTGTAGAAGAACTAATAAATTTAGAGACATAGTTTTTTATCTCGGAGAAAGAAATCATAATTATTTTATCCTTTTAATGTATATTTTAAAATCTTGGTCCTGCACCTGAAGCAAAAGCTGCCATAACATCTTTGAGAGAAAATTTATTACCTTCAGCTTTACTAAATTGTTTATTAAGTGCAGAAAAACTATAAGAAGAGTAATCATCTAACCCACAATAAAATACATCAACTACTTCATGCATTTCATCAACAACAGATAACATTAATAATCTACCTGTTAATAGAAACTTTTGTCTATCGGATTTATTTTTAAAATTACAATGTAATGTTTTACATATTTTTTTAAAACTTTTTGAATCCATAATAGCCATGTTAGTTATATTATTTACACTTGAATATTTACCAACATCTGCCACTCTATCAAATTCTTTATTATTTTTATCAGTAAATGTATCATAAGAACCCAATATCAATGGTAAAACTGTTTTGGCTAATTTGTTATCATCTTTTAAAATTGTTTCATAAATAAAATTGGTATCATCTTCTTTTAATGCTTTTTTATGTTTCCTAACCAAATCTAAATCGAATATAAATTCCATCCAAGTTATTTGTCCAACTTTTAATTGAGTCCATCTCTGCATTAATGTTGGTCTACTTTTAGCATTTAAATATAGTTCAAATACCGATGGTGCAAGTAATCTCTGAAATAACATAATATTCATAGGGATAGTTATTTTATTTCCATTTATTTCTAATGTAATCTTTCTTTGTGTGTGTGAAATAATATTAACTTTATCACCAGTATCAGATCCTATTCCCATTCCTGATTCTTTATCATCATGAAAATAAATATTATCTATATCTTTAATTTTAGTATTCATTAAAAATTCATTATTAATTATATCATCTATATCTTCATATTCATCTAATAATAAACTATTGGTTCTAACAACTCCTAATAAATCTCTTACTGTTACACCATTAGCAATAACATTATTTAGTCTTAATGCTGTAAATAACCAAGCACAATAATACGTATTATACATATTGGTTATATTAAAAAGTATATCATTATCTTCTATAGTTCTATCTTGTAAAATTGTACCAGTAATAATAGAGGGTTTAATATAATCAATAATCGACATATTGTTTGATGCCGCTTTTACTATATTCATTATATTACTGATACCACCTGTCCATTTTTGATATTCATCATAATATGACTCAACCATTGTATTTATACTCCTCAAAAAATTAATTTAAACATTGTATATATGAAAATACTTTTATTCTCAATTATAAAATAATAAGTTAACCAATATAATAATGACAAGGAAATCTAATTATGTCTAACTTTAAAATGGATATATCCACACAAGAACGTGAAAAATATGCTGATATATTAAATAGAAGTTCTGGTTCTGGTGGTTATCTCAACACAATACAAGAAGTATTTTTAAATCATGATAGATATGGTAATAAAAGTATTCCTTCTAATATTGAAAATACTGGATTAGTATTTATTACTAGACCTAAATTAAATCTATCTTCACCTAATATAAGAATGGACCCTGTATTAGGTATGTTAGATACAACAAATCCATTTTCTATTCAGTTTGCTATTAGATGTATTTTGGATACCAAATTTATGAGAGATAATATTGAATTAGCTATTCAATGTCCTTTTATAAATTATGAAAATCCCTTTAATGTCCCATTATGTAATTCTATTAAGAGTGTTACTGGATGGCCTGATTTTGTCATGGGTATGTCTACAACAACTGGTGGTTTTCAAGGTGAAAACTTAGCATTTGCAACAGGACATGATGAATTTAATAAAACATATGATATAAGTTTACAAGTTAGGGAATTACCATTTTCTATTTTATTAAATATGTTTTATTTTTGGTTTAGATGGATATCTTTAATGAGAAAAAATGATTTAATAAGATATCCTGAAGATATAGATTTAGAACGGTTACCATATACTATTAGTATATATAGATTTATGTTAGATCCATCCAATAGACATATAACAAGTTGGTCTAGAGCGGCTGGTAATATATTACAAGGAGTTCCATATGGTGCTAAATTTAATATGAATGAAAATGAAACATATTCAGAAGCTGCTAAAGAATTTAGTATTTCATTTACATCTAATTATATTGAATATAATAATGTTAATGATTTAATAGACTTCAATCGATTAGTTAAACGTTATTGTCCTGATATATTAAATTATGAAAATTTAGGGTATGGGGCGGAAGATAATTATGCCGGTATTCCCTATATAGGACTTAGATCTAATGATATAGGTGATGGATATGAACTGTTATTTAAAACTAGAAAATATTCGGGAACAGGGGGAAGATAGTTGTGTCAAATATAATAAATCTTTTAAGTAATAAACTTTCTATTCAATCATATTGTCTAGAAGATTTGGAATCAAGAATATTAAATGGTAATCCTATAGCAGATGGTAATAATGTTCCAACATTTATGTTAGAAACTATTAGTACTTTAGTTAGTGAATTATCTAATAAAAATGATAAATTAATTCATAGTATTTATCCACTACGAGCCCAGACTAGTAATGAATTATATAACCACATGAATACATGGGATTATGTTGGATTATTTTCTTCTCCAGCTGATACTAAAATTAATTTAATTCTAGATAGAGATTATTTAATAAAAAATGCTAAGGATTTTAATGAAAACTATAAAAAGATTATAATACCTAAAAACACAGTATTTACAATAGGTGGATTGTACTTCGGTATTTATTATCCAATAGAAATAAGAATTAATAAATTTACAGAAACGATAATAGTATCTCATAATACTAATGAAACTAATCCATTATTTAATTTAGTTGATAATACTGTTAATTTTCATATAATACAAGAAAGTGGATTAAATCTGCTAAATATTCAAATCCCTATTTATCAATTTAAAAGAACTCAAATTATAGAAGAATTAATAGAAGGAAAAGGTTTTAAACAATCAATTGAATATACAGATAAATTTTATGCTATTAGGGCTTATCATTTTAAAAACAATAAATGGTCTGAATTAAATCAAACTTTGTCTAGTATTAATTATGACCCTCTTTCTCCTACTATTAAGTTTTCTGTTGAAATTGAAAATAATAAAGTTAATATAGAAATACCTCAAATATATTTTTCTAATGAAAGTATAGGATCTAGATTAAAATTAGATATATTTACAACAAAAGGTGAATTAAATATAACTCTAAATAATATTTCTTCTGGTAATATAAATTTTGAATTAACAGAAATAGAATCTGAAGAATATGAGTTTGTAAATATACTAAATAAAATACCTATAATAAATTTATATCCTGGAGAATCTGATATAATAGGTGGTACTAATGGATATGAATTTGAAGAATTACGTGATAATATAATTAATAAAAAATTTATTAAATCGGTTGCTGTTAGAGAAGATCAAATTAAAAACTTATTTAATAATAAAAATATATCAGTAAAATTAATTAATGATAGTTTAACTAAAAGAATTTATTTAGCTAATTCTATTATTTACAATCCATCTGATACGATAAATAATACTTCTTCTAAGATATACGAACCCATATCTACAGGGTTAATATCTACTAAAATTGATATTAACAATATAGATAATATTTCTACTATAAAACATAACAGCGATCAATCTATTACAATACTTCCTTCTACTATTTATAAATTAAATAAAGATAACGTAGCTATTCCATTAACTGATACAGAAATAAATTCTATATATTCCATGTCAGACTCTAATAGAGTCAATCTATTTAATAATGACCAATATACTTTCTCTCCTTATCATGTAAGATTAATTATTAGAGATCAATACCCATTATCGTTTATTTATGATATGTTAAATCCTAAAATAAATAATATTAAATTTATTAAAGAGAATATAGAAATTAGTTCTCAGATGATTATCAGATCTGGAATTATTATCCATAAATTAAAAGAAAAACATAAATTTATTATTAGAGTTGGTGTTATTAAATCATCTGATCTATTAGAAGTACCTAATGAAGATTTAATAATTAGATTCTGGATGTGGGATGATTCTAGAATAAATAGAGTATATATAGATGCTAACAAAACACCGTATTATATTGATGGTGATATACATTATTATGATGTAGAACTTTATACTAATTACAATATAAATGATAACCATAGTATTAATATAACTAATACAATAGATGATAGAGGGTTACCTATAGATAATATATTTATAAATTTAGAAACCACTATAAGTGTTGAGATGTTTACTAAAGCTAAATATCTTAATGATCTAGATGTTATTGATACAGAAGAATATATTAAAATGATAGATCAAGAAATCGATATTACATTAGGTAATTATTTGAACGAAAGTATATTTTCTAATGTAGATGTTACTTTCTCAGATACTGAATATCAAACTTATTTTAATGATGAACCTAAAACTTACTCAACAGATGTTTACGAAACAGATGAAACTGGATCTTTAGTTTACACTATAGTTGATGGTAATATAGTCCTTAATAAATTACACTCTGCAGGAGATATAGTAACAGACACTTATGGTAGCACATTATATAACCATAGAGCTGGAGATTATATACTTGATGAATATGGTAATAAAATAATAAAATCTAATAGAAATATTGAATATAATATAGATTTAATACATTTAGATAATAAGATATTAGAACCATCTAATATTGATTTAAATCAAATAGGTATTGATATATCTAATCAATTTAAATTATTTATTGATGAAGTCGATAAAGTACAAAATCAACTATTAACACAGACATACGTTTATTTCAAACCTAAAAGAACTATAGGTAAAGCAATTTTCTCTACTAAAAATGGTATCAATATTGAACATGATTTAAATATATATTTATCATTTATAGTCTATGTTGATAAAAATATCAATAAAGATACTCAAATAAAAGAAAGTATTAAACAAGTAATTTTAAATATTATAAATTCTAATATACAAAATGGTTTTATATCTATTTCAGATATACAGAAACAAATTAGAAAAGAATTAGATGATCAAATAATTTCTATAGATACTTTAGGAATAAGTGGAGATCCAGAATTACAAACATTAAAATGTGTAGATAAAGACACACAACCTATACTTAAACAAAAATTAATTTATAATAGTGACCAAACACTTTCGTTAAAACCTGATTTAAGATTAACATTTTCACCAATAAATATGGGAGAATAATTAAAATGAATAGAACTATAGCTATGATATTTGTTATATGTTATTTGATTATAACAACTATATCTAAAATTAAAAATTTAAATATTGATAGTGAAGATATGGATATTTATGGAACAGTTGTTGGTAATCTAGAACAACTTGAAAAAGATGGAGAAAAAGAATAATGATTAATTTCGATAAACTTAAAAATCATCTAAAAATTTATTATAAGTTATATAAAAAATTCCCAACTATTGAATTCAAAAATACTAACCTAGAAAATATAGCTAATAGATTACAAGTATCTGCTATAAGATATAATGAAAGTGATCCAGTAGAAGATCATATTGAAAATGTTATTAATAAGTTTCAAGATTCTAAAACAGGATTAATGTCCAAAGTATTTGATGAATTAGATCATGTTGCTGAATTATTAGCTAATAGAATTAATATTGCTTATTCAGATATTAATGAAGTCAAATCTAAAGCAGATGAATTAGATAATAAATTTAATATTGAGTTTAATAAATTAATTAATAATGATGAATTTATGAATAAACATTATGAATCATTTAATGATAGTAATATTTTATCTAAAGATTATAATGTTATTAATTGGGAAGAAATTTCATTAGTTGATACATCCAGTAATATTCTTACCAAATGTAATGAATTACTTGGTAAAGATTTGGATTCATTCTCTCTTTCTTATGTACAAAGACTTATCGATATTAGAAACACAATTAAAGGTGAAAGAGAAATAACTGTAAGTAAAGATGTTAAAACTGCATTTATAGATGAGTTTAATCAATACATAGATATTCTTCCAGAAGATATTGAATATGTTTTTGATATTCTTACTTCTGAAAAGAAGTGTAAAGCTCTTAATAATAAAATATCTGTAGCTGTTAAGAGAACTATTAAAAAAGGTGAATCTGTAGTTCAAGTGGCTAATTATATTAGGTTATTTATGTCTGTTAATAAAACTATTTTAGATCATCTTGATATGTTTAGTGAAGAATTACAAGATATTGTTAAATCTAATGTTAATATTGTAAATGAACTTCTTTATATCTGTGCTTATTATCTAATAGTTATGAGAACTCAAGTATTTAATAACATATTGGTTCTCCCTAATGGATGTTTAAATGATGATACATTATCTGAATTCTATGCTATGGGTTATGAAAAAGAACATATTATTAAATATGAATATTTAAATTATACTTTAAATAATCTTCAATTACCTGAATCTGGAATTTATGTAAAACATATAATTAATGACATTGATAAATTAGATAATGAATTTGATGAATATCTAAATAAAGTATATTCCGAAATACTTTATTATAAAAATAAATATTTAAAATTAGCTATGTTAAAAATACTTAAAGAATATAGATTAAGTGTTATAAATGATCCTAATAGAGATGAACCTGTAATACTTAACACTGATGAACTTGATAATAAAATAAATACATGTATTGATAAATTAAAGTTTGGTATAGATAGTAAAGATATTTTTATGGATTTAATATTTGATATTGAATATCATAAATCATTTGGTAGATATCTATATGAAAAACTTAATAAAGGATATTTAGATAAATTATCTAAAAGTGAAATAGAATATCTTTCTCCTTCTATAATTAATAAAATTAATATTAATATTTTAATTAACATTATTTTAGATTTTTTTAAAGGAAGATTTTTAAAGTAAAAAAACTGTTGATTACACGATATGGGATTGCTCCCATATCGTGTAATTTATCAAGGGGTATATAGTGATACGTTGTAGCCTTCTGAGATCAATTTATTAATGAATTGATTTATTTCATTATCATCATTTAATCCTCTAACAACAAAGAAAGTATCACTACTTAAATCAAGGATACTAAATGTTGCTGGAACTACCCATTCTCTTGCACAAGCAAAATATTTACCATCGGGTAGTTTCAATAAAAAATATTCATAATTTTTAGGATCAGCATCTAATGTTGACTGTGTTTTTAAAACTTCTCTATGATAATTATCAATATCATTTTCAGCTAAAATACCCATTTCATATCCACCCATGGCTATAACAACACCTGTATATGTATTATAGTCATAAGAGTTATGTGTCTGGAATCTTATTCGTTGTTTTAATTGTATTTCTTTACCATCGATTATCATAATTAATAATCCCTTTTAACTTATTATTCAGTAACTTCTTCTTTTAAGTTAATTCCACCTATAGCAACAATTTTATCAGTTTTAATAATCTTCAGAGCACTTTCTCCAAATCTTTCAATAATAACTTTATCTATTGTACTAGGTTGAATTATCCATGGAACATCAAAGTCTGTAATATGATATCCTACTTTAGTTATAACATCATAGAATACTTCAATATCAAATCCCAGTGTTCCAATATGGTCAGATATTTTTCGTAATACTTGTTTAAATGCTTTTATAAAAATACTATTCTTATTCAAATAAGGATCTAATTTATCAAGTGTTGTATAAAATGCAACACCAGAAGCAGGAACAAAACCATTCTGTAACGAAACTTTGGTTGCACCAACAACATCAGTGATAACATCAATCATACTAATATTATCATATCCTTTGCCACAAATCTTAATACTTGTAGTTATAGGATAAACTATTCTACTATATACTTTTCTAATTCTATTTATTTTTTGTATAGTATTAGGTGCAGTATCTTCTTCAAGATCTTTGATCATATTATCAATTATAGTAAGAAGCTTATGAAATTCTTTTTTAGTTTTATCATGATAAAATGGATGAGTTCCATCTTCATTTCTTTCAAAAAGATTACCAATAGCTAATTTACTATTCTTACATTCTATTTCAGCATTTTCTGTTTTAATCACTTCATACATTGGAGTACTGTCATTTTGTACAATAATATTGCGTAGAATAAGAAGATCATTAACTTCTTCCAATGTATGATTCCAGGATTTAATAAAAACAGCAACTCTATCAAACGCATTATATTCATTAAGAACTTGTATAATTTCTTGTTTACCAAAATTAGTCATACCATTAGTTAAAATAACAAGATCATTACTTTCTTTATCTTGTATTACTCTTAGTATTTCTGACATAATGTATTGGCTATTTTTATCACCATCATTAAGTTCATCCTGGAATAGAAGAAGATCTACTTTTTCTTTTTTAAAAGATGTATTAAGATTTTCATTATTCATCTTAAATGAAATAGGATAAACATCATCTGTCTCAAATTGTTTTGTATATTCATTAATAATAAATCTACTTTCAGATTCTATTTCAGATCGTTCTATTATAATAGATTTAAAATTATCATATTGGTTTTTAACAAAACATTCAGCAACTACTTGTGCTAGTTCTGTATCACCATGAGAAGATGTATAAGCTTGTGAGTATGCAATTTGATAAATAATTTCATCTTTAGTTTTTCCTGTAAGATCCATTAATTTATCTACTGTATAAATACAATCTTCATATTTAGTATTAAACTCTTTTACAAAATTATTATAACATTTGTTTATAACACTTGTTGGCATATCAAACAATTCACCACCATCGATTATATGTTTAATAGCCGATATAAATATAATCATAGATGTAGTTGTACCATCAAACGAAGACTTATCTATTTTTTTTCCAATATAAGCAATTATTCTTTTCGCAGTATTCGAAATCTCATTAATAAATTCCATACTTCTTACAATATTAATACCATCTTTAGTAAATACAGGATCTGCATATCTAGCAGGGTCTATAATCATTGCATAATTACTTTTAGGACCACAATGCTTATAAAGTTCATTTTCTATAATATCAAAAACTTCAAGGATTTTAGATCTAATTTCTTCATTACTAATAATGTTAGACTTATCAGATCTTAGATTAGTTACATATCTTATTTTCTCCGCAGTCTCTAATTTATCTGTCATATTTTTTAAACTCCTTCATTATTTTTTTCATATTAATTTCTGATTCTTCATTATCATTAGAATTTTTAGCTTTTCTTAATTTTTCACAATATTCATCTTCTTTACGTTTAATCTTTAAATAAGAATTTAAATCTTCATTATAAAATATCTTATCAAAAGATAACCCTAGTTTTTCTGTAACATGTGAATTATATAAAAATTCTATTATATCTTCTTTTAAATCTTTATTGGGACCAAAAAAACCTTCTACTTTTTTATTTTTATTTCTTTCTAATAAACAAAATCTATTAGCAAAATTTAATTCATCTATAGTTTGCTTCGATATAATTCTAAAAGATCTATATTTCTCATATCCTTCAGAATTTTTAATACTGTCTACCAACTTGTTATAAGTATTGATACTTAATGCTAAATCGTTTTCGAAGCTGCTGTAGTCAATAGTTGGTAGACTACGATAAAAAAAATAGATTGAATATCTCCTATCTGTAAATAATCTTCTTTTGTTTCATGATTACATTTTTTACATTTAAATGGTTTGTGACCAACGAATGACATTCTTATTTCCGACTTATATTTAATAAGTTCTTCTGTTATATTACTATCATTGTCTGTCATGAATGTACTAAATGTATCAACTATATCATCAAAATCACTTATTACACCTTCTAGTTCTTCTGTTTCTTCGTCATATAGAAGAACATTTTTAACCCATGGTTTTATTATCTTAATGAAATTAATGGATACTAAATCATTAATATTATATTTTTTATTTTGTTTTAATTTATTCTGAATAAGTTTAACTATTTCTACACCTACAGAAAATCTATCACTAATGACAGCAGGTTTAAATGTCATACCAATACTATCAGATAATTTTATTTTTTTATTAGGTAAATATTTAGCTCTATATTCAACCAGTTGTTCTGGTGTAACATTATCAGACATCATTATTTCTATTGCTTTATCATCTAATTTATCTAAATTATCTAAACGTAAATCAGCAAAATTTATATTAAAATTATCAGTTGCTATACATTCAGGATTAAGACATGATAGAGTTAAATCTATACCATCTCTAAACATTAATCTAACTGTATTTAATAAAAGTAAATCAAAATCAAATTCAACTAAACAACTAATAAATGTATCAAAATCTTCCCAACCTTCTAGGTTAGAATCTACAATATGTTTATGTATAATTCGTAATGTAGCTTCTTGAACTAATATATCCCCCATACTAAGGGAATGAACTGTATATATCCTACCAAAATCATTTAATTCAGTATCTATAGACACATAACAATCATATAGTTCAGGTAAAGGAATAGGAATTTGTTTTACCCAGAATCCCGAATGAAATAACGGATTATGAATATAACCAGTTGTTTTAGCTATAAGAGCTAATTTAGCTAATTTACCCTCTAATTTTTGCCCTTTACTATTAAATTTCTTAATAAGTTTAGATGCAACTTCTGATTCTTTATCAGTAATATTAAAATTATCTTTTTCTACGTTATTCCATTCTTTATTAAGCATTGATTGTCTGTCTGTATAAAGAATATTGGATTTAAATATATTCTTAATAAAATTATTATCATCACCGCCAGCTTTTTTTACTTCTTCTGCTGTAATTTTCTTTACTTCTAATAAATCATTTAATTCATTAATTATATTATCTTGCTTATGAATAACGACACTCAACACATTAGTAAAATCTGCTACAGTATTAGATAACTTAGTTAATACTTTTTCGGGATATAAAAAACTAAGATCTTTTTTATCTTCTTCATCAATTTTATTTTTTTCTATTACTTCTTCTTCAACTGGAGTAACTTCTTCTTGATCAGGAATTGATTCTTCCATATCCTTATCAGGTATATATTCTTCTGTCATAATAATTCTCTCTTTATTTTAAAATAAAAGGAAACCATATTCTTCTATGTAAAGATAATACATCTATATCTTCTGCCTTATATAAAAAAGAATGTTTAATGTGATCGTTTATGATATAGATATTTAATAATATCTCTGGGTCTTTTTCATATTTCATTTTTTTAACAAATTCACATACAGAAACAGAAGATTCACCATCCCATATTGGGATATTAATATTAGTTGATTTTTTATCTTTTCCAACATATTCATTTAAATCATTCTCTTTAAATCTTACAAAGAATGTTTCATTATTTACAAACTCTTCTATTTCTAATGGTTTTAAAAATACAGTGTGTTGTTTCAATTCATCTATAATATTTTTAATAGATTCTTTTATTAATTTATTAATATAATTTCCAATTAATATATTTTCATAGTTTATCTGGTTTTCAGGAACATCATCTTTAGGATCTTTTAATTTAGTTCCTTGTTTAGATTTTATATGAGGTACGTTAGTTATATAAAGTAACCCACCATCGTCTTTTAATTTTAAGTTATTTAAGGAAGATGCTTTGTTTATTATAGTATTTAATACTTTTAATTCAATAGAGAAATCTTTGTTTATTAAATCAGGGAATAATTTAAAAAATACTTCTTCGAATTTATCATCTTTAAAATTAACGATATGTATAGGTGAATGTTCGATACAAGTATAATACTTTAAAATATCAGATTCTATCATAGAAGTATATATCCACATATCATCTATTTTGTAGATATATTTATTTTGTCTTTTAAATAAACTAAAGTATTTCTTTATTAAATCTCTTGCTTCTTTTTCTTGTTGTTCATCGAATTTCATAATTGAATAAATTCCTTTTTTTATTAAAAAGCAAAAGAAAAAATACTATAATAAACTTTTTTATTCTGTACTAATAATTTCTTCAGGTGATTCCATTAAATTAGATATATTATCTTTAGTGTCTTTAACAGAACTCATTACTTGTTTTAGACTATTTATTTGTGATAAAAGTTTATTAATATTTGATTCTCTTTTACTAGTGTTGTTTTTTTTAATATTTTGTTGTTTTTTAATTTGTTTTTCTCTTAATCGCTTTTTGGCCATTTTATTTTTTTTCATTTAAAAAATATCCTCTTACCTTAAAAAAATATTTATACCATAATTACTTTACTATTATTTTTCATAGCATATTTAAGTTGATCACCATATTTATTAATAAATTCATTTTTGATACTTGTAATTTCATTCTGTAATTCTTTTATTTTCATAATTTTATTTTTATCAACTTCATTGTCCAAGCAACTCAATACATCAAATATATCAGTATTAAAAATCATATCTAGTAAATCTTCTTCTATATTCTTTTTATTAGAAGATTCTTTAACTTTAATATCTTCAATATATTCATCTATTTTCTTATCAACACCAAAATTTAGATTACCAACTTCTTTGTTACGTTTAACAATATCTTTTATAAATCTTTCTGTAGTTTCAATATCATTATCTTTAAGTTTATTCTTAATAGTCTGTGAAAGAATAGAAACTTGTGATACCGTATTAATAACTGTTTTGTCATTATCAGTAAGTTTATCAAAATCATCTTTAAACGATTCGATATTATGTTTCTGTAACCTAGTTATAATTCCACTCATTTTCTTTTTATCTCCTTAATGTTAATTTTTTATATGTTCTTTTAATTATATATGATTATTAATAACCATAAAAAAAGAAAGAACAATAATGAAAGGGTTTATAAAATGAGCAGAGAACGTTTAGATTTATTAGTATGTTATTTTGAGAATCAATATGATGCTCTACTTCGTACTGGTAAATATATTGGAAAAGAAGAACAAGTAAGAGAAATACTAAAAGGATATATACAAGACAATTTTAAAGATTTAACTATAGGTAATATTATTACTGAAAAAGGTGAAGTAGTAGTTAAAAATCAATCTCTAATGAATTGGATAAATGCTAATAAAAAAAATATTATTACTCCTAGTGGTAGTGTATATATTCCAGAAGAAGAAGAAAAATCATTACTATCAGATTACATTATAGTTAGATTAAAAGAAAGAAGTCAAATTAAAAAAGAAGGATTTAAACTTAGAGCACAAGGCAAAGAAGATTTAGCTAATTTAAAAAACTTTGCACAAGGTAATAAAAAAATACGAGTTAATACATTACCTGGATCATATAATAGTCCTTATAATGCACAATATGATAAAGGTAATTATAATGCTATTACTTCTTTAGCAAGATCACTTATTAAAAATGCAACTACTTGTATAGAAAATACTATAGGTGGTAATTTTCATTTAACTTGTGATAATGATGTTGTAAATTACATTATAACTCATTTAAAACAATTTGATAAACATAATGAAGTATTAGAAATAATTAATAAATACAATTTTAAATTACCAACTAAAGAAGATGTAATAGAACACTTTACTAAACAAGTTCGTAATTATTCTTTTTTCGATAAACTAACTAAATCAACATCTATAATAAATAATATGAGTAAAGAAGAACTTATATATATTTATTATGTTAATAATCTTTATTATTTATTCTGGAAAAATACACACTTCTTTTTACCTTTTTTAAAAGATCTATTTGACTTTAAAAATATAGATACTTCATCTATACCACACAATTTTACTGAATTTCATAACTCATTCGATGAAGATATATTAATATTAGTTAGTATCAATATAGGTGATAAATTAATTTTAAAAGATCCTAAAACTAATAAAGATAGAGTTTATTCTATTATAGAACTTTCAACTGTTAATACAGAATTATATAAAGAAATAATTCACATTTATAACCATGTAGAAAATAAACTCAATGAACTAATGTCTATTTACAATATTCTAATAGATACTAAAACACAAATAGATAATATAAATACTAAACATTTAATGAGACGTAATACAGTTCCTGGTTCCGATACTGATAGTTGTATTTATTCATGTCATAATTGGGTTACACTTTATACTGGAGAAGAAGTTAAAATTACACAAGGTTTATATGAAATATCTTCATTAGTTATTTTCTTAGTTGCTAAAACTATGTTTAAAACTCTTTATAAATATAGTATCGCACATGGGAGTAGTGAAAAAGAATCTCATAGGATGGTAATGAAGAATGAGTTTCTTATGCCTCTATATATAGGATTTAATGTTAAAAAACATTATGCTTCATTAATAACAATGGTAGAAGGAATGGTATTATTAAAAAATAAATATGATATTAAAGGGATACAATTAAGATCATCTGTGTTTCCAGATAAAACATCTGATTTTATAGATTATTTCTTAAAGAAAATAATGACTGATGTTGCAGAAGGAACAATTAGTGCTAGAGAATTTATTAATATAGCTTTAGAAAGAGAATTAGATATTAATAAATCTATAGATGAAGGTACAACAGATTACATTAAATCAGTTTCTATTAAGAATGAAGAAGATTATAAAAATCATTTAAGTTCTAATTGGTTATATTCAGATTTATGGAATTCATTATTCGCTGATAAATTTGGAGAACTCAATATACCAACTAAAACTAAAGTTATACCACTTAATGATATAGACGAAGGATATCTTAATTGGTTAGCAGAAAATCATAATAAATTCTTTAAGAAATTAGAAAAGTATATAGATGATCTATGGAATCAAGTTCATCCTAATAAACAACCTAAAACCAGAAAAGCTAAATATAAAATATTCCCTTCTAAGTTAGCATTAAGTTTACAATATGATATTATTCCAGATATTATTAAACCATTAGTGGATAGAAGGCAAATTATTTATGAGAATATGTCAACTATCTATATGATTCTAGAATCATTGAAAATAGAAGCAACTATGGATAAAAATAAAAATAAGAAAAAAGTAACTCTATTAATGGATCAATATATTAACTAGTTAGTATAATACTCTACCATAATGGTAGAGTATTATACATTAACCAGAAGAAAAGAAAGGATCGATTGGTTTTTTATATAGGAAACATATCATAAATATTTTACTTATAATACATTTCCTATAATAACAGTTATGACAGAAAAGAAGAGTCTTATATAATAACTGTCTTTTTATAAATATTTTCTTGCATAATTAGCCATCTCATCTACAAACTCATTATCTATATTCCCATCATGTCCTCTAACCCATATCATTTTAACATTATGATATTGAGAATACATTAAGTATTCTTCCCATAAATCTCTATTCTTTACATCTCCACCACTATTACGCCAATTATTATTAACCCAATTATTAACCCATCCTTGGTCTATACTATCCACAACATATTTACTATCACAATAAATAGTTATATTACATTGACTATTAAGATGTTTTAATATATTTATTACTGCTTTTAATTCCATACGATTATTAGTAACGTATGAACTAGTTTCTCTTTCTAATATTAATAAAAAATTAGAACCATGAAGGACTATAGACGCATTACCACCATTGTTCCTAAAATAAGATCCATCGGTATATGCTGTTAAATTATATATCATATTTTAATACCTTTTTGTTAATTATTATAAATTTTTATATATAATAACAATTTTGTATAATTTTTTATAATAGATTACTTTAGTGTATATCCCTAGTTTAACTAGGGATATACACTAAGAGCAAAACAGGTTATATCAACCAAAAAAAGAAAGAGGATTTCTTATGACATTACTATAAACCGAGGCAAATTTATAATAATGTTAAAAGAATATTAATATACAGAATAATATAAATGTTTTTACTTAAAAGAGGTTTTCTTCTATATCCCATATATTAATACTAACAATAATTACTTTTATATAATAAGTAGTTTGTATAAAAAAATATAATTTAACTTGCTTTTTTCATATAATAATCAGATAATTCATCTAGAACGAAAATAATATTTTCAATAAATACTTCAAGATATCTTTTACTAAATTCATCAAATGCTTTTAATTGAGTTGTAATAGTAAAAATTAATCTATCAAATTGTTTTTTATTTTCAAGAATATTAATAAGAAAATTACCAGCATCTAAGTTTTCTAAAACATTTTTATTTTTAGCTAGTTTTTCTAATTCGTCATATAATCTCTTGATTTCTTTAGAATCTTTTTCTAAAATTCCTCTCATTCTGGTAATACCTAAATTCTCATAATATCTTCTATCTAATTCAATAATTTTTTCTTCTAGTTTATTAGGTGTAATAAATATTTCTTTAGTTATAGTCTTAAGAACACCTGTAACATCACTATCGTAATTAAAAAACTCTAGCATAGAACAAGATTTTTGTTTATAATATTTATCTCTTAATTTTTCTGTATTTCCTATGGCATTAAAAGTTCCTTCTTCGAATTCTATACAAAGAGCTTTATAATATTCAGGACTAAATTCAGAATAAAATCTTTCGTTTATTTCTTTAAAGATTTTTTGATAATCATGTTTTTCTGGATAGTTAATAAACTCCTCTAACATATTCTTCTGAGAAGATAAAATTTGTTTCATAGGAGTTAAGTGATTGTAAATAATATCACTAAGATTTTTTTCTCCTAAATCATTAACTTCTAAAACTAAAAAATTAAGTTTTTTATTGGATATTTTATCCTGAAGAAAACTAAAAAAATCATCTTTTATTTTTTCTTCTTGTTGATAATCTGATATATTTTCTTTAACTTGTTGTTTCTTAACATATTCTTTTTTAGCTTTTTCATTCTTCACTATAGCTTTTTTAAATTTATCTTTTGTTCCTACAAGTAAAAAATAAAGCATTGCAGGATATATAGCAAGAGCAGATAAAATAAATCCTAATATTTTTTTTATAACATCCAGAAGAAAATAAATAGCTTTCTTTATTGCTTCTAAGCCTTTTTCAAAAAATCCATTGTAAATTATTTTGTATTCTTCAGAATCAAGGTTATTTTGTGTTTGTATAAAATAATAAACTTTTTTAAATTCATCTTCTCCAAAGATTGCTTTAGCTCCGATATTTTCAACAAAATCTAAAACACTTGTATCAAAATTCTTAATTTTCAAAGTATTGTTTATTATATCATGAGTATAAACTAAATTATCAAATTCTGAACAAAGCTTATAAAATTCAATTTCCATTTTTTCTGGATTTTCAAAATCCTTAACTTCAAGTTGTTTATATTCTTTTAGCAAATTTTGTAAATTCATTTTGTTTAATTTCCTAAGTTTGAGTTATTTTTAGTTTTTATAAAATAATAAACTTATAATTTTATAACCCAAAATTAAATTATAATTTATTTACTAGGAGAATATAAAATCATGAATTGTATAAATTTATCAGAACAAGATATCATAGCTTCAGCTATTCTAAAATTCTTCGATGAAGATCTTGATAGAGTTATAGAATTAATACAAAATTTCAAAATTACAGGTAAAATAAAATTCATTGATGATATTAATAAAAAAATTCTAGTTAATTTCAAGATTAATAAAAATCAAAGTACTTCGTATGAAGTTTATGTTGAAGATAAACTCTTGTTAACAAGAAAATATAAAATAATTCAAACTATTTTTGCAAGAAACGAATATAACTACTCACTAAGTCTAAATTCAGAAGAAATAAACAACTCAAAATTCAATTCAATTTCTTCTTAAAGTTTTTTATAACATGATAACTGTATGTATTTTTTTATGATCTAATCTAAAATTTTATTTACAGTTATCTAAAAAATTTAATCTTAATTTTCTAAAAAAAAACGAAAAAGGAAAAAAAAGCAATCTTACAAAAATCTCTTTTTCTCAAAATTTTCTTTTTTTCTTTTTTTCTTTTCTTTTTTTCTTTTATACCTTATCTTAATTTATTATATATATTATAATATAATAATATGTATTGTTTAAATATTATATAATTAATAATATATAATACGTAGTATTATATACTTGTTATTTATATAATTATATAAATAATATATATTATTAATATTATTATATATAATAAATTTTTGATTACCTTTATATAATTAGATATATATAATACGAAGTATTATATATACATTTAGTCTTTTCTTTTTTATGTTACTTTTTTCTTTTAACCCTAAAAGTCTAGGTTAGAGAATTTTTAGTTGTAAATCAAGAGATTAGAGAGAAAAGTGTTGTAAATCAAGAAGAAGAATAGAAAAGCCTTAGAAAACAAGAAGTTAATAAGAATTTTATTGTAAATCAAGAAGTTAAGAAAAAAGTTTAGAGAAATCAAGAAGCTTTTAAAAAATGCTTGGTTTTAGCGAAAACAAAAAAGGTTATCATGATATAAGAAATAATTCAACTTCATCGATTCACACTTGCTACAAAACAATCAAACATAACTTTCATCGTAAAAAAAAACAGAAGTTTATAATTTTCTAAATATAAAACTTTTAAACACGTTGAAGGAAATAAAACTTATGCAAAATGAAACTGTGAACGAAGAACCAAGAAGAATTAAAATTACTGACAAACCTTCTACTGGTGGACGAGCTAGATTTAACACTATCTGGTCTCAAGAGTTTGAGAACTTCTTCAAATTCGATGGAAGCCATATCCCTGGTGTTGTGACTGTAATTTCTCATACGAAAGAACCTGTAGAAATTAAATACTTTGATAAAAAGAAGAAACAACATAGAACTAGTAAAATTTTTTATAACGTGTGGGAAGTTGAAATGAATCCTGGAGATATTCTAGCTTCTAGACTTGAAAATTTCAACTCCAGAAGATTCTTCAATGGTAAATTTTGGGATTATGTTATAAATGAATTTTTTGATTGGTTTGTAATTTACGACAAAGTAACAAAGAAAAATAAACATGATTTGGACATTCTTCAGGATATAAATCACCTTAGGGATGATGAAGAAACTAAACAGAAAGTCGAAGATTTTATTCGTGTTCATTTTCCTAAAAAAGCAGCAGCTCTGGATGCTTCAGATCTTATGTTCGAAAAAAATCAAAATGAATATACGATTGAGCTTCTAGATCTACAGAAAAAACTTGCTGCTTCTCAGAAAGAATTATCTCATCAACAACTACTTGTTGAAAAAAAAGAAGAGCTTAAAAAGACAGAAAATAAAATTAAAGAACTTAAAGAAAAAACTGAACAACTTAAAGAACAAAGTTCTGATAAAAAAGTAAAACTCGATGAGCTATCAAATATTTTTGAAAATAAATAATATTTTAAATTTTGTTAAAGGTTACAACTAAAGTTAGACTAGATGTAATAACGTACCCGTCCTGGTATACATAAACTACTAATGTAGAGAATAAGCGTAATGCTATTAAAGATCCGAGAGGACACCAAGAAAATGGGCCACAGATGTATAAGCGGTTATGCGGGTGGAAGCTGACCGCTTCCCCGCATAGCTTTCTTATACGGAGTGTTGTATATATTAATATTTCAATTAAAAATCATTTATATATTTCTTTTATGATATTACAAAAGAAAGGTAGGTGATTAATATGTTTGTATTTATTTAAATTAATTAAGAGGAGTTAAATGATAATCTTGTCACTTCAAATAAAAAAAGTTTAAGGAATATTGATAATGCAAACAGAAATAAATGATTTAATAAATAAAATTGAAAAGGAAGCGGAAGAAGAAACTAATTTTATATTGCATAACCAAATTAAATGTGAATTATTTGATTTGAAAAAAGTAGTTAATGAATCATTTAATTTAATCAATGATGGTAGTAATATAGATTGGTCTGACAAGAGAATAGTAATGCATCATTATGTTAGTGTTTGCAAATTCATCAAAGAAAGTAGACTCCGGAATCTACTTTTTAAAAAGATGGATGAATTATTAGGTTTATTTAACGAATATAATAAATCTATTATGGAATAATTTAATTTTAATCATGATTACAATTAAGTTTTAAGATAAGAGTGTGGTTTTATCCACACTCTTATCTATACTCCTCTTATTTTTTTTCATTAAAATTTTAGTTATATATTCCATTAATGGAATTTGTTAAATAAAACAGGTTCAATACAAACCGTGTATCATTATACACGGACGTCTTTTTAAGCCAAAATAGAGCTATAAAAGTTATTAATACGTTATACTTTTTTAGGGCTTTTTAACTTAGATATAAAAAGGAGAAAAAAATGATACATTCTAGAATTAAAAATAAATTTGTATTGAAATACATAAAATTAATGAATGATCTTGAAAATAAAAAATATCAAAAATTTTGGTCAAGATTATGTAAAGTTCATGATGAATTTGAAATGGTAAAAGAAGCAGTAGAAAAACTATGTAAAATAGAAGAAAGTAAAATAACTGATATAACAATTTTATCAAGAAATGAAACTTTTTACATTGTTAGAATAAATTATTTAGATAAATCTTATTTTAATAATAGTGTTGTGGGAAAATCTATAACAATAGAGAAACCATTTGTTATTCAATACATAATAGATATAAAAACAATTATATCTAATATAGATTATTAAATATATATACTAGGTGAATTTAATTCACCTAGTATATTTAACAACTATTTATTTTTTTTAATATTTTATATATTAACCATAATAATATTTAGGAAATTATGTAATGGGTGATAAAAGAAATAAATTATATATTTTAAACGAAGTTAATAAAAAATTAAATAAAGAAAAAATACACCAACATAATAGTATAACTCTTTCTTTAATTTTTGATATAATAGATGATTACATAGATTCGAATAAACATGACAAATTTAAGATAAAAATAATATCAGATAATTTTATTGAAATAATAGAAAGAGAAGAAAATAAATTAATAGTAAAACGTTATACACAAAATAATCAAGAAGAGGTTATGGTTTATACATTTCCTGATATAGATAAAATTATAAAAAAATATAAATTTAAATATAGTTTGAAAAAAACAATTAAATATATAGCAATTATTATTGTATTGTTATTTAATTTAATTTTTATAAAAGAAGATGAATTTGAATGGGAACAATTATTTAATTTTTTACACAATATAATATTTTTTTTAAATTAAAAAAAAGGATAAGAATTAATTATGGAAATATACAATATGAATTATGTAGATAATATAATTATGGATTGTACTCTAGTACAAAAAGATATTCATATGTTAAATTTATTTTTAAATAAAACTATAGATAAATTAACTTATACAGAAGCTAGAGATTATTTATTTTATTTTTATGATACTGATATAGAACAAGAACTTAATATATGTAAAAATAAAGAAGATATAAAGATATTTCTTAATGGTGTAATTTCTGATGCTTTAGACTATCTTTGGAAAAAAATAAAAGATATTATTTCTTTTTTTTCTAATTTATTTAAAAAACTTTATAACTCTATAATTACAGATAGTAAAAAAATAAAAGCAGCTAGAGAAGAAGCTATTAAATTAGATAGAGAAATAGTAATAAATAATATTAATAATAAAAGTATTAATACTTTAGATTTTAATTACTTATCTAAAATTACTGATAATTTTATTAAATCTTTTAATCTTAAGTTATTGGATAAAAATGAAGTAACATCTATTATAGAAAATAAAATTGATAAAAATACTAAAAGTTTAAAATCATTTATTGATATAATAGAAGAAATAGAAGGTATAGTTACCCAAGACTTAAAGATAGAATTTAATATTAAAGATAAATATAAAAACGATTCATTAGTTAATTTAAATTATGATTATGATAATTTTTTTAATTTTGTTAAAAAACAATTATCTGATCAGATGGTAAATATAATTAGTAAATTTGATAATAAATATAATGAATTAGATATTATAGAAAAACAAGTTGAAAAAATTATTAAAGGTAAAAATTTAGATTATGATATTTATAAAAAACAATTAGATAATTTATTAATTTATACACAGTTCATAAACAAATGGTTGTTTACTTTATTAACAACTGGTAAAGTTATTATTAATGAAACTCATAACGTTTTAGTTCAAATAACTAGAAAAGAGAAATAAATTATGTTTGTAGATGAAATAGATTATGAATTAAAAATTAGAGAATTAGCAGAAATATCAGCTTATGCAAGAGAGTATTTGGAGAATAGGGATGAGAATAATGAAGAAGAATATGTCACTATTAAAGATGTATTATTAAATACTTATTATTCAATATATGAAGAACTTATACAAGCTGGTATTATTATTAATATTGAAAAAGATGAATTATTTAGTAGTTTTTCTAAATTAAAATTAATAGAAATATTAAGAAAAGTATTTAGAAAACAAGATCTAATAAATATATTTGAACAAAATACAGATTTATCTTATGATATAGAAGAACTAATTCATAATGAAGTTTTCGATTATGAAGAAGATAATTCATCATTAATAATCAATATTATTTTAGCTTTTAATAAATCATATCCATTAAATGAAAATTATAATTTACTACTAACTAAATATTTTTATGATATAAGTAATAAAGAAATATTTAAAGGATACCTGGAGTTTATAATAAATAAAATAAGAGAAAATGGTCCACCTAGTAAAATTATATTAGAAGGATAATTAACTAATGTTAAATGAAAAACAAATAAATTATCTAGTTGATAATAGAGAAAATTTATTATATAGAAAATTTTTAATAGATACATTCACACCACCTTTAGATGAAAATGATACTAAGTTTAAAATACCATTAAGATCGGAATTTTATTTAGAAAAAGGTATGATTGAAAACTATAATAAAAATACTCCAATATTAACTAATATAGGACAATATATTGGTAATTATATTTTATTAGTTGATCCATTTAAACATATTGATAATTTTACAGAAAGTTTTCAATATATAAACGAAGGATTCACTAAATCAACTATTAGTAAAATTCATCAACAAATAAAATTAAGATTATATGATAAATCTTTAACAGTTGAAGACTATGGTATATTCTTAGATAATTTAAGGTTTATAGCACATTTTAATGAATTACATACGGCATCTTTTAGTAGTGATTCTATAGTTGTTTCTGATATAGTGCTAAAACGAGCTCAGGAATTATTAAATCTTCATAAAGAAGAATTATTAGATCCTAATTTAGATGAGAATGAAAAATTTAAAATTATTATTAATATAGAAGATGAACTTATTGCACTAGATAGAGATACTTTAAAAGATGATATAGGTATTATTTTTTATGATGCTATAGGAAGTAAAGCTTTTGATGTACATAGAAAAACATTATTTTTAATGCAAGGTGTTGTAGAGAGATTTAATAAAGATGAAGGAACATTCGATTTTATTGAATCTTCATTATTATCAGGTTGGAAAAAAAAAGACTTTGCTGCTATATGTAATACTATTGTAAAAGGTTCTTCTGATAGAGGTATTGGAACTAGAGAAGGTGGGTATTTGGCTAAATTACTTTATAGAGTATTTAGTTCATTAGAAATATCAGAAATAGATTGTGGTACTACGGAAGGTAGAGAAGAAATAATAAAAGATACAGAAACTTATTTAGGACGATATATTATCGAAGGAGATAAAACTGTAGTTTTAACTATTGATAATATAAATCAATATTTAAATAAAAAAGTAATACTACGAGATCCTTTTCACTGTAAAGTAAAAAATGGTTTATGTTATCATTGTACACATATGGATTATGAATTATTAGAACAAAAAACGGTTGTCGATAATATTGCATCAATTGGTAATGACACTATGAACTTTAAAATGAAATCTATGCATGGATCTAAAGTTAATATAAAAAAGTTTAAATTTGAAGATTATTTTATTAGTTTCTAAATATTATATAAAAGATTATATAAATATATAAGGAGAAGAAATAAAATGGCTAAGAAAAAAAATAGAATTAAAACTATTAATCCAGTAACAGGAGAAAATGAAATGGAATCAGAAAATGTAAATGTAGAAGAACTATCTGAAGAAGATAACCTGACTTCAGAAGATGAAAAAGAACCAGAAGAAGAAGAAGTAAAAGAAGAAGTTGTACCAGAACCAGAAGAAGAAGTAAAAGAAAAAGTTGTTCCTATAGAAGAAGAAGTTAAAAAACCTACTGTAGATGAACTATTTTTAAAAAATATCAAAATTATTCTAAAAGATTATGAAAAAACAGCAGAAAAAATCAAAGGTGTTTCAAGACCAATGACTAAAGATCTTGAACAACATGTGCGTAATTTAATTTCCATTACTTCTGTTCTATTTAGAGTTAAAAGTTTTAAAGTATTTGATGAAGTTCTTTCATTTATAGAAAAACATAGATCAGGTATTACTTCTGATAATTGTATTTTCCAAGGAGTGTCTTCTGTTAAAATACCAGGTTTTAATAGTGCAAGTCAAGTAAAAACAGCTGATATTCTAACAGCATTTATTAAACTTGCTGATCATAATAAAAGAAAAGATAAGTCTGAAAAATTTAATATCAATATAGATCAACTTAGAATGTCTTCTAACAATGATGCACTTGTATTATATTTTAGTGAGAAGATAGGTTAAATAAAAAAGGCTTTTTATTATGGAAGAACAAGAAGAAATAAAAGTAGTTCAACCTAAATTTATGAAAGATGTAGAAACATCTATTGAAAAAACTAATGTTATAAGAAATAAAATTATAAATAAATTATTAGAACCATTAGAAGATATTAATTTAAAAGATATTATTAATAATCCAAAAGGTTCTGAAGTGGTATTAGCTCAAATGTCTGTTATAAAAACATTAAATGATACTATAAATTCTTATGATAAGGCTTATGTTGATAAAGCAAAACTAGAATTAAAGAATAAGGCTAATGAAATTATAGAAGATATTAGTTCTGATATTACATCTATACTTCCTAAAGTTAATTTTAATATGATTAAAAATAAAACATTTAGTGATGATAAATTAGAAGATATAGTTAATAAAAATAACATAACAATTAAAGAAACAGAACTTATAGAAAATCCTGAATATATAGATATAAATTTAGATGAAATAGATTAATTACATATTACTACTCCAGTTGATTCTGGAGTAGTAATATATTTTTTATTATTAATTAAACATACTATATTAAAATATGTTCACTATTTTTTTATTTATATATTACTATTAAAGAAATAATATAAAAATTACAAATAGAAAGAGGAGAAAATATTATGGTTGTTAGTTCTTATACAGATAATGATATTACAATACCTAAAAATGATATGTATGGTATTAGAATGTCGCCTTCTTCAGTTATAGGTGAAATGGGACCTAAAGGTCAAGTTCTTGTAATACGAGAAAATGTAGATAATAGTGTTGATGAACATGCTGCTATAGGCACAACAGAACCTATAGAAGTTTATTTAAGAAGTTATAACGGTGGTTATCAAGTAACTATAGTGGATAAAGGTAGAGGTATTCCTCTTAATAGTTTAGAAGTATTATTAACTAAATTATATGCTTCTGGTAAACAAAATTCTGGTGCTTATACAAAAAATACTGCTGGTGCATATGGTATAGGTGTTGTTGCTTCGTGTGCTGCTAGTTCAGTAGTTTGTGCTATATCTAAAAGACCAGAAGGAACTGCTAAACTTCTTATTAAAGAAGGAGAAATATTAGAGTCTGTAGTTACCAAAGAAGATCATGGTAATTACGGAACAACAATAATGATTCAATCTGATGATAAGATCTTTATAGATGCAAAAGATTTTATTGGTGGAGAAGGTGAAAGATTATTAGATGAATATATAGAATTTATAAGTTATGTATCAGAACATAATGTAAATATTCATTATTATAAACACAAACAAAATAAAATTCCTTTAATTAAACTAAAAGGAGATATAAAAAATACTTTAAATAATATTTTTGATATGCAAAATTTAAAATTAGTCTTTAAAACAGAACAACCTAAGACTATGAAAAAATATATTCAAAAGTATTATGGAATAACTGATAAAAATATAGTATTTTCTATGGAGAATATTAATTATAATTATAACGATAAAACTAAATTTGGATTTGAAATAAATTTTGTTGTTCCCAATTCATTTCATGTACCTTCTAATACTATTGTAATATCTGCAGTTAATGGTGTATTTATGAAACTACAACATTCAGATCACATTGTGGTATTTTATAATACATTAAAAAGTATTATGTCCAATTATTTTGATGAAGGCGATGTAGAAATAAAAGCCTTTTTTGATTCATATTATAAACTTCCTATTTTACCATCTATTATTGCTGCTATAAAAGGAGCTAAATATATAGGTGCTGCTAAAGAAGGTTATGTTGACATTATCTTCAGGCAGATATATGGAAATATTTTATCTAAATTACTATATCAAAGAGAAGAAGAAATAAAAGAATTATTTGAATTGCTACTTCCTGATATAGAAGAAAGATATAAGATTTATAATAAAAGACAAATTAAAACTAAAGGATTGTCTAATGTATATTCTAGTTTAGAAAAACCAGATAATTATAAACCTTGTAGAAGTAAAGATAATAGAGTTACAGAAATATTCTTTACAGAAGGTGAAACAGCCGGTAATACTTTGAAAGCAGCAAGAGATGCTGATTTTCAAGCTATCTATTTTCTAACAGGTAAGACAGTCAATGCTGTTAAAGAAAAAAAGAAAGCTAATAAAGATGCTGTTTTTAAAGATATAAAACAAATATTAGGTGTATCAGAAACAGATACTGATCTTAATAATATGAACTTTAGTAAAATAATAATACTTACAGATGCCGATATAGATGGATTACATATTGCATCTCTATTGTGTTCTATATTTTACACAATTAACCCATTGATTTTAGCTCAAGGAAGAGTAGTGGTTGCTAACCCACCTTTATACTGTATGAAGTATAAAAATAAAACTTTATTCTTAAAAGATTATAAAGCTAAAAATGATGAGTTAATAGAAAAAGTTTACAAACCTTCTTTAGATATTTTTGTATCTATAAAAGATGGTATGAATTATGTAGATAAAAAATTAGAAAATGGAGCATATAGAGATGTAATATATATGGTTAAAAACATAAATACTCAAATAATTACATATGCAAAAAATACCAATGTTGATCCAACTTTTTTAGAAATATTTGCATTGTATTATAAACTATTTGAACCTGATAATGTTAATGTAGAAGGAATATCTAAGTTAATTAATAAACCAGTGTTGTATGATGAATTAAGGAATACATTATCTATAGATTTTGAAGATGGTGGTGAATTTACTATTCCTCTTCATGGTTTATATGAAAAATTAAAAACAAAGATATATCCTATCTTAGCTAAAATAAATTATGATAAATATGTATTTAAAATAACTTCTAAAAATTCAGAAGAGTATAACCAAACTCCTGTTACTATATGTTATTTAAATAATATTCTTGATACACTTGCTTCTATGGTTTCTATAAGTAGATATAAAGGAATAGGTGTTTTAAATCCAGAAGACTTATACGAAATATGTGTTAATCCAAGAACAAGATCATTTATTACAATAACGGAATTAGGAGAAACAGAAAAAATATATCGAATGATGGGAGTTGACCCAACATATAGAAAACAATTTATTGAAGGAGAATAAATATAATGGACGAATTTTATAAGTATACTGAATTTATAACAAAATATTTTTCATCTAATGATGAAAAAGAACAAGAAAATTTATTACATAAAATTAATACAGTAACATATGTTGTATTATCAACACATTTTGATAAAATGAAAGCATTCAAATATTATTGTTTTGATAAAGAAACAATAATAGATAAATTGTTTGTAAAAAAGAAGAAGAAAAATAATAAACATGATTTTATTACTAAACTTCATTTAGTGAAATTATCTAAGTCAATTGGAAAATCTACTCTTCCAGAATATAATGAACATTTATATAATATACTTAATGCACAAATAACTAGTCTAGCAGCTTTTGTATTATTAAAACATACATCTAATAATTTAACTTTTAAAAGGAGAAATCAATTAAAATTAGCAATTTATAAATTTAATAGAGATTATGATATTTTATTTCAAGAAAATATGAATTTAAAAATCAGAACTATTAAATTATATACTCATATTTTGACTGGATTTAAAAATTTAACAATGGATATAAATACTCCAAATAAAAATATAACTGAGGATGTAGATGATTACTTATCAACACTATCAATATATCTTCAATATATTATTTTTTCAATATATAAAGATAGTTATGAAAATAGAGAACCTATTAATCAATATTTAAATAATTTACAAATTATTATTGATAATTAAAAGGGATAAATATAATGGATAATAAATGGAGAATGGCCGAAGGCGAGCCATTGTTTGTTGAAAAAGATTTAGAGTATATTGATGACATATTAAAAAGATTATTAGTTAAAATATGTATCAATAATAATATTGGTAAAAAATATTTCATAAACAAATGTCATGAATTTCTAATAAAAGAAGTTAATATGCAAGACAATAAACAAAGATCTGCAAGAGCATATAACTTTACAAGAATGCTTCAAAAATCAGATAAAGTAACATTTAGAAAACTTCAAGAATTTTGTGATATTTTAAATATAAACTTGTTATCTATAATAGCTGATATAGAGGTAGTTTTTGATGACCAAAATATAGAAAAACAAAAAATACCAATTCCTTAAAAAATACAGGGGTAAGGTAATGATACACCTACCCTTTTTTTTAATGAATTTTGACCATTTTATATCACTGAAATAGATAGTTTTGGGGGCTTAATGGAAGAAGATCAAAAATATGGTTTTTTAGGACTTGGAGATGAAACTGATGCTGGAACCTTGATTACAGCATATATGGAAGAGTTCTCTAAAGAACTATGCATACAGAAATCTAATCATCTTGTGGATGGACTAAATAAAGTCACAAGAAGAATATTATATGGGATAAAAGATAAGCCCATGAAAAAGGTTCATGCACAAGTTAGTGCTGTGAATGAATATCATCCTTCTGGAGATGCTAGTATAGGAAAAACAATGTCACGTATGATGCAACCTTGGGTTTTTCCTATTCCACTACTAGATCATCAAGGTGGTATTGGTTGTTATGCTGGAGATAAAGCAGGTAAACCAAGATATCTAGAAGGAAAGATATCTGAATTCTCTAAAGATTTATTTTTCTTCCCTAATATGGAAAGAACTATAAATATGGTTGAGGTAGATGGTGAAGACTTTTTAGAACCAGAATATTTTATTCCTAAAATACCAACAACTTTATTATTAGGAACAACAGTTATTGGATCTGGATTTTATAGTAAAGCACCACAGTATAATTTAAATGATATAGTTAACCTTGTTTTAGAAACTATAAATATTATTCATGAAAAGAAAGATATAAGAAAAGAAATAGATAGAGTTGTTAAATATTTAATTCCTGACTTTCCAACATATGGGTTATTAAGGAATAAAAGACAAATAGAAGATAGTATTAGGAAATTAGATTTTGATTATAGAATGCTTGTAGATGGAACTATGTCATTATCATCTAATATTATTAATATTAGATCTTTACCCAACTCTATTGCACTTAATACAATATCTAAAAAAATGACAGATATGATGATAGATAAAAAATCTTGGTTCCAGAATATCTTGGAATTTAAAGATGTATCTGGTGGTATAAAGAATGTATTATATGCAGACTTTGAATTTTCATTTAAACAGAACAAAGATATATTTGAATATCTTTCTAAAATTAAGAAGATAACAAGTTTTAGTCAAAATGAATCTTTTAAATATAATTTATTTTATAAAAATAGATTCAAAGCTTTTACACCATTGGAAATATTAGAATATTGGATGGAAGAAAGATATTATAGTATTTCTTCTCAATATGGATATGAAGCTAAAAGACAATATAATAAATTAAGAAGATTAGAAGCTCTTTTAAAAATACAAGATCATATAGATGATGTAATTAATATAATAAGAACATCAGAAGATGATAATATAGCTAAAAAGAGATTATCACAAAAATTTAATATAACACTATTTCAAGCTGGTGTTATAGCTGAAATGAAAATAATAGAACTAACTAAATCTAAAAGTAAAAACTTAGTTGTTGAAAAAGATATAGTTATAAATAAAATAAAGGAGATAAATTATTCAATATCTAATATATATGAAAAAATTTATTCCGATGCAGAATGGTTGAAAAATAAATATGGAAAACTAGTAGAGGAGAGAAGAACAAAAACTCCAGATTTTAATATAGGAGTTAATATTATTAATAAAACACACAATGGATTTATACAACTTCATGATATAGATGAATTAAATAAAAAATTAAATTCATTTAAAACAGCTAAAGATATAGATGTATTTTATTATCCTTCTTATGCATATAAATATAATATTAAATCTACTGGAATAGAGACAGAAGAAAAGTATGAATTACCCAAGGAAGATAATGGGTATTTATTAGCATCATCTAATAAATTAAAATATACTGTTATTCTTGATGATGGTAAAATCTTTTATACCAAAGGATTATATTTAGTAGAAGGTAAAAAAACTTTTCATGTTTCTGATAATGTTTTATTAATAGATAAATTTGGAAAAATAAAAGAATGTCCAACAGTTGAGCTACCTTATAGAAAAAGCATTAATGCTTCAGGTAATTTAACTGAAATAGAAAATGTAATTAATATCCCAGGTAAAAATTATTTTATAGCACATATGAATTCTAAAGATAAGAATATTCTTAGAATCAGTAATTTTTCCGATGGTGATATTAAAGAAATAAAAACATTACCAACAGGTAAAACAGACATTGTATGTATTGGTAAAATTAATAATCCTTTATTAGCTAAAATACCTGATATATTTTTAAATAGGATAGCTAAAAATATTATTTTTATCAAAGATGTTAAAAAGGTATTAGGTAATGAAAAACATATTTATTTAAATTTAAGAACATTTAAGAAAAATAAAAATATTTTAATTTACAAATAATGTATATATTACTTATGGGGAATAAATCCCCATAAGTAATATTATATATATGAAACTTATATTTTTTTAATTTCTAAAAGAGGATTAAAATTTAATTATGAATATAAAAAGAAAACAAGTAATGGACTATTTATTAGATTCTGTATCTAGGTGTGATAAATCTAATAAAAATACAGAGTTATTAAAAAAAAGATTTGATAAAATGACAGATGAAGAATTTGATAAATTTATGAATGATTTAAAAGATGATAAAGATAATATTTATTTACAATTTCCTAATATGGACAATAATGCTAATTTAATAGATTTAAAAAAAGAAGCTGAGAGAATTGGTGTTGTATTGATGTCTCAATTATTAGTATACGATGAAGTTATTGGGGAATATTATAAAACTAATGAAAAATACTTAATATTAAAAAATAATGTTAGAAGAACAATACAGTATTTAGATGATAAACAACATTTTTCACATAGTGATAAACACACGGATCAATTATCTGGACAAGTTATTAGTGATGATAAAGCAGCTAAAATATCTATCAATGAATTATACTCATTAAAAAATAAAGGATTAGATAAAACCATTAGTGAATTAGCAACTATTAGGGGTGGTAATATACAAGCTTATTCTAGACTTAAAATGGAAGCATTAGAAAAAGGTGAATGTTCTATAGAAACATCTTTACCTGGAACTAAAACCAAAAGTGTTGTTACAACTAGTAATTTATTATATGCTAGACATTTTGATAATAATTTATTAGATAATGAATAAGGATAAATAAAATATGGCTGGTTCATTATTCACATCATCGGATAAAAAAAGAGTGACAAGAGAAATAGGAGATTTTGAAGAAGTAGGTGATATTAACTTAATGAGACAAGTTGAAATAGATGAAAAATTTCTATTAGAACAACGGTCTAAAACAGAGATAAAATCTCCAGTTGATGTTACTGCTGCTAAAATAAAATTAGCATCCGATTATACAGAAACAAAATTAAAAGTAGCTCAAAGCACTGTTAATAGACATATAGCTTCTGCTTCAGCGAGCATAGATAATATGTCTAATAGATTCATGAATACATTAGATGCAGGTTCTTCATATGGTGTTGAATCTATTACTACTAATAATAAATATGTAAAAACAGGGATGGATGCTTATAAAAGTGTAAAAGAAAGAGAAAAACAATTAGCTAATTTAATATCATCAGTTTGTGAAGGTGTTAATGATTTAGTTAGTCAATTAATAGATAAGTTTAATGAACTATTAGATAAATTATCTTTTGATGAATTATTTGATGAGATATTAAATAACCCATTATTATCTGATCTTTTACAAGCTATGACTAATTGTAAACATTACACATTAGAGAATAAAAAGAAATTAAATAAGTCTATAGATAAATTAGTAGAAAATGGTAATATAGAAACATATACTAATATAGTTAAATCTGGAGTTGTTATACCACCTAATAAAGATAAAGAATTAACTAAAAAAGCAATAGCTTCACCTGTTACTGGAACAACAACGGAACAACATAAAGAAAATATAAATACATTATTATCTCTAAAAGGAGAAACTCCTTCTACTATTTATAAATATGAAGATGAAAGATTTACTGATACTGATATAGTAGATTCTTCTTCTGAAATATTTAAAGAATTAGACATACATTCACAATCAGTTTTTATAGAAGATAAAGATGATTTATTAATTATTAATAATATAAATGATAATATTAGTACAACACAAAATACAACAACAGATAAATTTGTTAAACCAGATTGGGCAAAAGATCCTTGGGAAAAATAATATATAGATAAGAGACCAGATAATGGTCTCTTATCTATAGTTATAAAAATCAATTACATTTTATTTATATATTACTATTACAGAAATGAGCTATAACTTTAAATAATTTAAAGGGATTTAATATATATGAATAACAAAAAAATAGGAGCTAATGTAACAAGCTTACCAGTAAATGATTATCGAACACTTCCACCAGATATTTATGCAAGTAAATTTCCAACAGATATGAGTAATATAAAAGAATATAGCTCATTCTTTGGAACATTCTCAACAAAATATCTTCAAGAAAATGGATGGGAGTATTATGAAGCAAGTGAATGTAAAAAATGGGAGAAAATAGAATTATCCAATTTGTATTATATCGATGGTGTATATGTTTATAATGATTCACCGACAGATATAATAGTTTGTTCTATTAATGGTGAAAAAATAAGATGTTCTAATAATAAATCGTTTGGTGACAGATATGATTTTTATTTGCGTGGATATGTGTATCTAATACGATATGTCTGTGTTGATATAAAATTTAAAGCAGGAAACAATAGATATAAAGAATTTGTTCCACCTATATTGGCAAGAGATGAAGAAACCAAAGACGCATCATTTATCTTCTACCCACCACAACAAAATCTTAGAACAATGATAAAAAGAATTCCATTATCTAAATTTAATAATAAGGATAAATTATATCATGTTCTTAATGGTGTTTGTGAGCCTAAGTTAACTTTATTCTGTAATAGTACAGAAGATAATATCGAGAATTTTCATTATCTCGATAAATATATTGAAGTAGAAGAATTAATGGAAAATGATAATCCTAAATTTAAAGATTATTTAAATGAACAAGGACAAATTTTCCTAAAACTCCAAGCAGGTGGTAAATTGGCAGAAGCATTTGCTTATTGTTATACTGATAGTAATTTCTTAAATATTCCAATAGATAAAACTTTTAATGGAAAAGAAAATAAGTCTTTAAAGATTATTTATAATAATCCATTATCTGATAAACCTAAAATAATATTTGATGCTGATCCAAAAGATTTAGATGTTTTTCTTAAGAATCCTTATGGACAACATAAAATAAAAAATCTTATAAAGCACGAATATTATAATGAATATGAAGAAATAACATTGAGTATTAATTATAATCAAATACTTAGTGATTTTAATAAACAGTTTGAAGAAAGAAAATCTAAAGTAGTAAACTTTGAGAAAATAACAGAAGAATGTAATTATTATAAAAAGGAGACAAATCAATTATCAAAACGAGTAGAAGATAATGAAAAAATAATAAAATCTCTAAAAGAGAAATTATCAATAATAGAATCTGGAGAATCTGCCTATGAGGAATTTGAAAGAAAAAGATATTATGAAAATAAATTAGAAACAGAGAAATTAAAACAAGAAATAGAAAATATGAAACAAGAAAGGATAAGAGAAAAAGAAGAAGAACTTAGGAAGAAAGAAGAAGCTAAGTTAAAACAAGAAGAAGTTAAATCCAAAAAGGTAATGGCATTAATGGGAATTACAAAAGCAATAGTATCTGTTGTATTACCCGTATTATCAATAGCTTTGGCATTGATTAAACTTAAAAAATAATACTATATAAATATATTGTATAGGGTTATATAATTTTAATTTAATGAGGAGATTAAAATGTCAAAGTGGAATACAATATTCAGAAAAGTTAACGATAATATTCCTAAATTTAATAATAAATTATTATTAGATTATCGTAATTTTTCTATGAAAGATATTATTAATGAGATAGAATTCTTTTTTGAAGAGGTGATTAAAACACTAGGTGGTTTTCTTGAATATAAAGGACACTACGAATTAACACCTGAAGAACAAGTAGAAAGAGAATTTAAGAACCCTAAATTTAAAGTCCAAGTAGCTAACCATGAAGTTAAAATGGTTAGATTTGATTTTTTATATAATGGAACCGATATTATTAGTGTATACCTTAATGTACCATATATGATAGATAAACAAAAAATGGTTATCAATGGTACAGACACATATCAGATATTTGGTATTGTAGAAGATGTATTTAATATAGTGAATAATAGTATGATCCTTAAAGTATTAAGATTCCCAATAATATTTGGTAGATCTAAAACAATAACAATTAAGGATCATACTGGTAATTATTCAGTTAGTGATAGAATAATTACATGTAGAGCTCATGGTAAAAGAAATATTGTTCCACCACCCTTATTCCTTTATCAATTAATTTATAAAGGATTTTATAATACGTTTTATTTTTATCAATATGAACCTGGAGAAATAGAATTAGTAACTGACCCAGTTGATAATGATAATGATTTTTATTACTTCAGATTAAAAAATAATGTTTATGTGAAAGTAATAAAAACTTTTAAAAATAATCTTTATAAAAGAAGAGCATTATTATCTTTATTTCAATCAATTAAAAATGGAAAGAAAAGATTTGAAATAGAGAATTTAATAGAAACTGAAAATAATGTGTTTTTTAAAACTTGTTTGGGAAAACATTTTTTCACTAAAGGTTTTAATGATTCATTATTAATAAAAAATACAACAGATCATTTATTCTATTTAGATAGATTTATTGATCCAAAAGTAACACGACAATTAAGGAGAATTGGTTATGAAATAACAACAATACAAGAACTATTTGATCTTGTAACATACATAATAGACGAGTTTATTACACATTTTAACCCATCTAATTTATATCTAAAAAGGATTGCATCAATACAAGAATTGATGACATATTTTGTAACTAGTTTATTTGATAATTTATATAAGTTAGTTAATAAACAAAATAAACCTTTAACATATAAAGATATAGAATCTGAATTAATGAGAACTATAATTCCCGATAGCATTCTTATGAATCTTAAAAACAATAGAATGTTATCAAGTGGCCCTCAGTTTTATAATAATAATTGGTTCTATAGTATTGGTATAAAATCATTTAGATCTTTAGAAAATATAGAAAAACAATCAAGTGCAAAAAAGTCTAATATAATAAGTCCAGAATTAATACGGTATCACCCTTCTCATGCAGTTGTAGAAACATTAATATGTTTTCCTGCTGATAACCCAGGTACATCTGGGCTTATAAATCCTTATATAGAAGTTGATGAATTAGGTGGTATAATCCAACCAGATTGGAGTAAAATAGATGAAAAACTAGGTTATGATTCATAAAAAAATTTAAAAGAAAAAAGAGGCGTATTTATGAAAAGAAAATTACATTTTGGATCTGGTATTTTACAGAGACAAAATTATGAGGCAAGAAAACAAGGATTTGTAGCAGCAATAAATAACTTTGCTATAAATAATAATATCCCAGATTTTCATTTTCAATTTCTTATTGAAAATATTGAATCTATGGTTCAAGATATGATGGCTTGGGATGATTATTATAGTGGTAATTTTGATGTGAGAGCACAAACATCTGCAATGAATGCAATTATTGAATATTATTATAATAATTTAATTAAATTAATATCTAATAATTGTAACCCAGGTGATTATGATATAGAACCAGGGACTCCGGATGTTATATTTGGATTAAATAATAATCAACAATATGAAAATAATAATGAAAATTATAAAATGACATTATTTGGTCCGTTGAAAAAACCACCATTAAATAATAAATCGTCAGGTATACAAATTATGGGATATGATAATTATGGTAGACCTATTGTCTATAAAAATCCATACAACAATATCCCACAATACAATGAAGCACCAATAACATACGATAAACTGAAACCAGAATATGGAAAGAATATTAATAGAAAAGATTTTTTGGTAAGTGACAATGAATTTAATACAGATGTATTTTTAAAAGAAGAGGAGAATGTTGAAATGATGGAAAAAAGCATTATTGAAGAAGCTATGGAAGAAGTAATAGAAGAAGAACAAATTGAAGAAGTTAAAAAAACCAGTTCTATCGATTATGGGTTGGTTGCAGAATTAACTTCTCCATTGGAGAACAATTTTAATAATGTAATAAGTAATAAAGTTAATTTTAATAAATTTATCAAAGCAAGAAATTTTATAGAACGACCAATAATCAACACAGAGAATATAATTATAGATCACGGTGGTAGTGATAAAATTGATATTATTCTGTGTTCAGAAGAAGGAATATTTTTTCCTCACATACTTGAATTTGAAGTAAAGATCAAAACGGTAATAACCGTTGATGAACTAAAAAACATGATTCAAGATATTAAGTTTATTATAGAAAGTTTTATATCTGAAAAATTCGGAGAAGATCTGGGTTATTTTTGCAAAATAGATTATAAAACAGTAGTTGTAGATGAAGATACAAATGTTGTTTATTCTAACTTGATCAAAAAAGATATACAAAAATATCTTGATTATCACATACCAAGTCTTGGTGAAATTATTATTAACAAAAACGATGATGTTAATACTCTTATAGAAGAGTTAGAGAAATATCTTGATGTTTCTGTTTATAATAATCTTAAAGCAATAGCTGAAAATTTAATGTCTTCAAGTAAAATTAACAAGGAAATAACTGGAATTGATAAATATAAATTTATCAGTTATAACAATTCAGTTGATTCAACTTTGGTTGAATTTCTATATAATTTGAATGAAGATAAAAATGCAGATTCACCTGAAGAAAAAGAAAAGTTCAAAGATGCGATAGCAGACAATTGTCTGTATGATATAAATGAGTATATTAAAAATTATGAGGGTGTAATAGTTAATAATATAGCTGTTTTATCAAATATCACATGTTCTGAACTAACAGGAAGATCGAGATATACAAAACTAAAACGATTTAAAATTGATATTAATAATATGGATTATAAATTTTATTCATATGGTTCAATACATATTGATAAACTTATTATTGGTCTTATATTAAATTATTATTTTGAAACTATTAATAATAATTTGTTTTTTATGTGTAATGAAAAATACGATAAAGTGTTTAATGTTTTTCTTAATGAAAAGAAAGATGTAGAGTTTATAGAACAATAAAAATAATATAACAGATAAGGATACCTTTAAATAGGTATCCTTATCATAGTTATTTTTTTTACATTTTAATCATAGCTTTACCATTACCTATAGTAATAGTTCTTGTAAATCTATCTTCTATATCGATAAATGGATATGATTTCATACATGTTTTTTCAACTATTTTACAATTAATAGCATCAGTGTAATTGATCATGTTATTAATATTATTACCATCAGGTCCTTGAATAATTCTATCTTGACCATTAAATATACATATCTCAGATATTTTACTATCTATTTCATTATTGTAAAGAGTGTTAATAACTTCGAATATTTCTGTAGCTTTAATATCTAATGTTGCTGTACAAGTAGCATTATATGTTTCGGTTATCATAGCCCCTTGTGATGAAGATAATGTTCTAGGGATAGGTTGTAACATAGTAGAATCTAAATCAAATGGTTCTATAGTACCACTAGCTGTTATTTTATTAGTTTCTAATGAATCGATATTAATAGTTAATACTTTTAACCAATAAATAAAATAATACTGACCATTAATATTACGTAGTTCCCTTATCCTATATTGACTTCTTTCTACATCGGATAAATCTTCTTCTACAGGAACAATTCTAAAGGGTATTTGATTATAAGCATTTAATTCATAAGGTGTTGGAATATATAATTCTGTTGTATTACCATCATTAATACTATATTCACCTTTTGTCCCTATTCCATAATAATAGTTAATAGAATAACCTGTTGGTTGAATATCTGCTGCAACATTACGTAAATAGTTTAATGTTATATTGGGTTGAAAAGTAGTAGGTAGACCTAATTGCATCTCTAATGAAGTTCGTGCACCGGCCAACATATTAGTAGTAATACTTCTATTTTTCATTGTTTTAATTTTCCTTTTTTAAATATCTATTGAAAATGATAATCCTATATTTAAATTATGCATTTTATCTAACAATACTTTTTGTATATCAGATATATCGCCATAATCTTGATGGACATTGTCTTCTATTGGTAAGTGTTTAATTGAACTATAATTTTTAATAATATCAGTTGTACCTACAGTAAATCCTTTATTATATTTAATATTATTAATGTAAGATAACCCATTGGTTTGATTAGTGTATATATTAGAACTATGATAATATTTTAAATTAGTAATATCATAAAATAAACTATTATCACCTACATCAGTATCTAAAAAACAAATATTGTAACTAGATAATTTTTTTAATAAATTTTTTAAATAAGGTAAAGTATTTTTATTATTAGATTGTAATGATGTATATTTAGTAAACATATCAGGGATATAAATAGTAGCTTCAGCAATAGATTCGGATAATTCCTTCCATACGTTTCTTTGATCTGTAGAAATATTATTTACATTTGTTATAAGAGATTTAATATCTGATCTATTATCGAACCAATTTTGATATATTGTATCTCCTAATAATTGTTTAGTTTTAGTTCCTTTAAAATATAGTTGTTTTAATAGATGATTAACTGCATCTGTAATCAATATTTCACTACCAGCATTTGCTAAATTATATAAATAATAAAATGCTTCTAAATGACTCATCATTAAATTCAAAAATTCATCATATGAATTATAATTATTATCATTAGTTATTTTAAATTTATCTAATACCCATTTTATATCTACAAAATCTTCTATATTAAAACTTCTATTTTTAAATGTAAAATATTTATTTATATTAGAATATTCTATTATAGGAGTTTCTATAACAGAATACATACTGAATGTTGTTGGTATCATAGTAGGTTCTATATTATTACTTTTTAAGTAACAATAATTATATAACAGATATGCATCAATCGTATCTAATATTAAAATATCTGTATATGAAGTAGAAAGTGATAAATTATAATTTAAATTTTTTTCTACTAAACCATAAACAAACATACTATTTATATGGTTCAATACAAATTCATCGAAATTTCTTATTTTAAAATTATTATTAAGTTGTAAATACTTCGTTGGTATTTTGGTATATTTTTGTAATTGTAATTGTTTAGATAAATTATTAATATTATTAGTAGAAATATCTGGTTCTACATTTTCATTTTCATTTAAAAGATAAATAAAATTTTCTAAAGACTCTATATTATTTATATTAATAGAGTCAGACTTATCATTTAATTTTTTAGTAATTACTTCGGGTATTAATGTTAAAGTATTTTCACTATTTTTAGTATTTAAATAAATTTCTTTATAAGTAATACCAGCTCCAACTTGTGATAATAACTGATCTGTTATTAGTTCTAATATTTCTTTTTTTCCTTCATTGTTATAAATATAATCTATATTTTTATATAAAAACATTAACTGATTATAATTTAAATAAGGAAGATATTCACCTAATCCTTTACTTTTCAAATATTCTTTTACATGAAAAATATGAACATAAGGAGTTTGTAAATTATCTAATCTCAATGATTCAATATAATTAAATAATATACCATAAATTAAATATTCAAATACTACAATATAGTATTTATCATATTCAAATTCTTTTACGTACCATCTTTCTTTAAGATATTGTAGATATTTTTTTATATTAATAATAATATAATCTTTTTCATTTTCTTGTAATAAAGACCCATCATAAACAAGTAATGAAAAATTACTTGATTCTATTGCTTCTTTTTTAGAATTAACAGGATATCTAATATTTTTAATAAGATCTTTTTGTAAAGGATATTTATCACATAATTTTTTATAGAAATCACTACCTATAACATAACTCATTTTAGTTTTGGGGTGGTTATTTAAATTTTCTTTTGTATATTCAATTATTTCATATGTATCTAAAGATTTTATATACATCATTTCATCATAAATACTATATTCACCGAATAGATTTTTGTAATAAGGATTATCATATTCTGATAATTCATCTAATCCATAATCTATTATAGTTTGTTCTTTAATCAAATTAGCTTTAGCTGAATTTTTTATAGTAATAGATTTTAAAAAATTCAATATTTCTAATTTATAAATATTATTTTGTAACATAATTATTTTTACCTTACTTTAAGGAGTTTTAAATATGGAAGAAGAAAAAAATAAAAATAAGATTTTAATAGAAATAAAACGAGCATTTACTTCTTTATTTTCTCAAGCAGAAGCACCATATCATGAACAAGATAAGAAAAATAAATTTAAAAAAGATAATTATTTTTCTGATATGTATAAAAAAGAACATGTTAGATATATGTTATCTCCTGATAAAGATATTAAACAAGATGTTCGTTTAAATGATATTAAATCTTATTTAGAAACATTAACAAAAGATAATTCTGATAAAATAGAAGATACTAAATCTTTATTAGAATTATCACCTAATTTACAACAAGCTGGTAAATTATTAGTTTCTACTATATTATCACCAGATGATTTACAAACTGATTCGTTACGATTTATAATCAATCATCCCAATATAACAGATGATACTAATAAAGCATTATCTGATTTATTAACAGAACATATGTGTAAATATAGAAAACTAAATACATTACTTCCAGATTGGATTTATGAAGCAATTATGAGTTCTGGTGCAGTACCTATATTAACAATACCGAATTCTAATAATAGAATATTGTATCAATTAACTGAAGATATTAAATTAGTGGTTAAGAATCAAAATAATAAAGAAGTATTTATTAGAGACGATATATATAATAGTAATTTAGATAATGAAGATATAGATTCTCTACTTAAAAAAAATATATTTTCAGTTAATAATAATTCTAATAGTTTGATATTAAATAATTTTAAAAATATAATACAAGAAGATAAAAACGATTCTAAGTTTTTAAAAGTTTTAAATCAATCAATTACTAATGAATTTACTAATGAATTTACGAATAAAGAATTAAAAGAAAATAAAAAAATGTTTAATATAGAAAATATAAAAAAAATAGCAAAACCTATATTGAACAAAATGAGTGAAGATAACAATGTAATTATATCAGATAATTTTAGAGTATTAGAAAAGTCTAAGAAAAATGTCAAGAAAGCAATGGATAGAATTAATAAAACATTTAATGATCAATTTATAGGAGTAGATAATTCTATTTATAAAGTTGATAACAATACAAATCTTGTTAAAGGAGATCATCCATTTCTTATTATATTGAAATCTAAAAATGTTATTCCTATAACTATCCCTGGTTCTAATGAAAAAGCAGGGTATTTTGTTGTAACAGATGAAAATATAAATCCACTATTTAATGATATTACAAATGGTGCAAATAATACTTCAGATTTTAGTAATACAACCCATATTTTAAAAGAAGTATTTTCTCCTAATATGACAGAGTTAAATAAATTAAATAATAAACAAAAACAAAAATATGCTTCTACTATATTTAATATCGCATTGAAATATATGATAGAAACTAAACTATCTGATATGGGCTTAAACAATATTAATATCAATATTTATAATAATATAGCTTCTACTATATTTCAAAATTTTTTACACGAAAGAAAAGTTAGATTAATATTTGTTCCTGAAAATTTAATAACTTATTTTGCTTTTGATTATAGAGAAGATGGTACTGGTAAATCTAAGTTAGAAGATGGTGCTAAACTTTTAATAGCAATGAAAAATACATTATTAGTTTCTAAAGTATTAGAGACTATGGAAAATGCTATGGATAGTAGAACTATAGAAGTTGATATTCCTGAAGGAACAACTAATATAGAAGAAATAATGGAAGATATTAGAAGAGTTGTTAATGATAAACGTAATTTTAAACCTAATATTCATTATTCTGATATAGGTAAAGATATAATAGATAGACACATTAAAATAATACCTAAAAATATTCAAGGATTAGAAGGTTTATCTGAAACTAGAATGGAATCAAGTTCTACAAGAAGTAGAGGGGATGTAGATAATTTAATAGAAGAATTAGATAAACAAGTATTGGCTTATTTAAATGTCCCTTATAGTTCATTGAATGCTGTTGGAGAAAATGAACTAGCAACATCTATATTGTCTAATAATCTCTTTTTAGCTAATATTGTAAAAATAATACAAAATAAGATAATTTCGTTATGTTCTAAATTAGCTCAAAATGAGCTTATATACTCGGAAGTAATTCAGCGTAGAATCCTCGAAATCTTAAAGGGTGATGCATACATCACTAAGCAGTTTTTTAGTAAAAAAAAGGATGATCCAGATAGTGTAAAAGATAAGTATAAAACTGAAGAACCTGATGATAAAAAATCTAATAATTTATTTGTTGGTGGAGTTATTAATATAGAAGATGGAATAATAACAGGTGAGAAAAAAGAACTTGTTGATATTCTTTATGAAATTATTGAAAATGTAACTGCATTTTTACCTAAACCCAATTTAGTAATAGATAAAAATAGAATAGATGAATTAGATTCATTTATTGATCTATGTGAAAAATATATGGATAAAGTTATTAGTCAAGAACTATTACCGATAGAAGATGATAAATTACGTAATAGTTTACCTGCTATGAAAGCAACTGCTATACGACGATTAATTAAGAATTTTGTAGCTACTAATGGAATGGCTAATATTATGGAATCTGATATAGATGCATTTGATCAAGATGAGTCTATAGATCTATATAAACGGTTACGTAATATAACTCAAGGTATAAGTGATTGGAAAAAGAAACTAGATGATGCAACAGCTGATACATCTAGTGATTCTGGTGGAAGTAGATGGTAATATAAAAAGTGTTTTATCTATGGTCCTTTTTACAGGACCATAGATAATAACATTTAACTTATATTACTCTTGTATTTTAGGAATACTATCTAACTGTCTGACTATACCTGATTTAGATATAGAATCCATAACTTTATTATATTCAGGAGATAATCTGTTAAAATCTCCTTTATGGATTTGTAGTTTAGAAGCTATTTCATAAGCCAATTCTGTAACCATATTATTTTGTATACCATAACCAGTAAATTGAACAGTTCTTTCCATTCTTTTACTTGCACCAATATTCATCTCTAAACCATAATCTCCAACATCAGTTGGAAATATATTAGTGATATAATTAGCTATAAGAATATCATCTGGTCTGTGAGATACACCAAATTGTATCATTAATAATGACATAGAATAACTCGATGGAATAAATGGTGGGGGATTAGTCATTCTAGCACAGAAGATATTAGTATCAGGGTGTTGTATATCATGTTGCCATTGAGTTAATATTGTCCAAATAGGTGACCCATTAAGTTCAGGAAATGTCATACTCGGACTAACAGCTTTTCGTTTGGTCTGTGTTGGTGTGGCTATAGTTTGTCCATCTGCTCCACCAGGTCTATCATCAGTTTCTGTTGTATATCCAACATCAACTCCAGTAATAGAAGTCGCATGAGTTTCTACAAGATCTGTAATGAATTGTTGAAGGTCTGGCCAAGGATCATACATAGTTGGTACATGTATAACAATTGGTACCGCTGGGGGTAAAATCAAAGAAGCTGCTGCATCTAGATTTTTAACTTGGGCTGCAATACCAGCCAAACCACCATTGTTTATATTGGATATTTTTTTATTTCGTCCGTAGTAGATACTTTCTACTTCGTTTAAAATAGCATCACTCATAATTATTTTATCCTTTTATTGTTAAAGATTATTCTGCAACATAACCTTCTCTTGAGCAGTTTATATCAACATTCCACCTAAGATTTTGATTAGGAGATTCTATATTAATAGCTACGTGTGTTTCATAACCTTTTTTCTGTTCTTCTACAGTCTGATAAACATCAACAGAAAATACATATTTACCATTGAATAGAGTATTTAATCTAGTAGTAAGGTCTTTAGTTATTTTATCTTTAAGTATATTAAAAGGCCATCTAACACCAGCAAACATAGAGTATGATACTCCAACCGCTTGTTTAACATAACATAATGTATCACAAAAATATAAATCACTTAATGCAGAACTTTGGTGTGCATACCCTGATTTAAGTCCTTCATAATAAACATCTTTTTCATTACAAGAACTAAGATAATTAGCACCTGCGGCCCACAATCTTGCTTTGCTTTCATCACCTGCTGGAATATAACTAAGTTCTTTAAACAGATGACATTCACTATCAGGTCTTCCACCAAAATCTCCTCTAAGAGATTGGGTTCCCATCTTTTCTGCACGCATTTGTGCTATCCGAAGTCCAGCTGGCATCATAATATTATCATGGGTTTTTCCACATTGAACAAAAATACTAAATCTACAAGATTCAGTTCCTTTTTCTACTGATTCAGGAATGAGTCTGCCATAAGCAGCTAGAGATATTGCAACAGACTCATCTTCATATGCGTTATTTATTTTAACAGTCATTTTAAACTATCTCCTTAATTGTTATTTTTACTAAACACCAACAACACTAAAAGATTTCCATAGAGAGAAATCAGATTCAACACCGTTGTTATCAGTAAATTTAATTCTAGCACGGAAATTTCCAGTACCAATACCAGGGTTTAATGTAAGATCTATCATAGGAATCCAATAATCACCAGATGCTTGTTCTAGTTCTTTAGTTGGTATTAATGTACTAAACTCTATTGGACCATCGTATAATAATGTAGATGTATCTGTATTTTCTAATTCTAAGTAAATACTTGTAACAGTTCCATCGCCATTAATAAATTCGGGTGCGGCGATTCCTAATTTAACATCAGTAATATTAGCAGCACTATCAACATCAACAATAACTGGCATTGCCATTTTGGCAACAATACTAAATACCTGAGTTACTGTTGTAACACTTACGTCATCACGCACTGCCATAAAATCAAGCATTTTCTTTTTAGTATCTATTGTATAACCCATATCATAAATATGAGTAATAGGGTATTTAGCTTTATTTAGTATATCAGGGAATAATGTAGCTTTGCAGAATTCACTAATAAGAAATTCTTTAGTAGTATCTGTTTTATTACCATCTTTACCACCATCAAGATAAATGATAGTATCTTTAGTAATGGGGTTAAGTCCAGGTTGATCTTCTATAGCTTCTTTTTCAGTACCAATAAGTGGATTACCATTAAAATCTTTGAAATTAATAAAATCTATCATAAACGGCTCATCTACAAGTATTCCACCATCGATATACCCAGGTGTTTCTGTTCCATCTATAACTTGTCTTTTAGCTAAATATAGATTACCTATTTCTTTTATTAATTCAGTATTAACTACAAACTCATAATTAAAATTATCATATTTATTATCAAGTACTTTATCAATACTTAGTTCTATATTAGTATTGGGATCAATAGTATTTTCTTTTAAACTGAAATTATTAAAAACACTATTATATTTATCTAACATAGGAGTAACTTGTACATTATTATAAACCTTTTTCTTAGGTTTAAATGTGTACATCATAGCTTTTATTTCATCTATGAAATTAGAGTCATAAGCTTCAATATCTCTATAGAAATTAAATCCAAATCTATTACCATCTTTACCTGGGTAAATATCATTAATTAACATAATGTTATATGATGTAGTACCAGGAGTAGGTGTAGATTTAGTTAATAGTTCTTGTGTAGTTTTGGTAGTCCAATCTGCATCAGACACATATTTATAATGAAAAAAGAATTTGAATCCTTCTACAGAAGGTGTATCAGGATCAACGACTTTATTACCAGCACCATCTAGAACAAATGATCCATCTAAATTACGTTGGTAATTAGTTAATTTTGATTCAGTTATATCTAGTGCAAGAATTACTCTAGCACTTTCTGGTTGTTCTCCACTAACCTGAAAATCATCTGTTGGTAATAGTCGTACTATATAACAACCATGATGAGGGAAAAAGGTTTCAGCTAATCTAGATTCTTTACTAAAATATTCAGAATTAAACTTATTGAAAGTTTCTTCACCAAATATACGTTTAGCTTCGGTGATGTTATTAACCCAAACTGGTTTGTTATAAGGTCCAGATTGAGTAAACATAAAAACACATGGTCTATGAAGAGATCTTACGATTTCTTCAACAGGTACATATAATCCAGTATCAATGGTATTGATAAGATAACCTGGGTGGTAATAAGTAGGCATTATTATTCTCCTTATATATTTTTATAATTTTATAAGTAAATTAATAAATAATATATTTAAACATATTTTAATTAAGCATAGGAGCTTACAAATGAAAAATAAATTTGAAAATACATCATTTACTAAAATCCATAACGTTAAAGAACAAACTAATAAAGCAATTATATTCTTAAAAAAGCATAATGAATGTGTTTTAAACACAAGAAATAAAAATATTTTCTTTAAGAAAAAAACACTAGTTGAAAATCCAGCTAAAGTCATAACTAATTATGTAGTACAAAATGATTTAACTGGTTTATTTGAATTAATTGATTTATCTAATATAAACTCTGATAGTATTCCTGATGTTTTTAATATCTCTGATATTCCTATAATACATAATAATAAAGTTATTGTTAATATTACACCTTTTATTAAAAAGAAAAAATTTAGTGACGATGATGTTGAGATAAATAATCTCGATGCTTTTCATGAACTAATTATGAAATATACACTTTTTCTATCATATGAAACTTTTTTAAATAATAAAAATATTCCTATGTGGTTAGAAAAAAGTATTTTAAAAACAATAGTTCAATCCTATAATATGATTATTACATCAACTATACGTTTACTTAATAATGTTAGAGATATTGAAATGGTTCGGATGTTATTTGCTTGGTTTTACTTTACTAGATTGTATAAATTTGATCAAGATGATTTTTTTTCTCCTTTCGTTTTAACACAATTAAAAATTAATTTATCTAAAATAGAAATGGAAAATATATTAAATGAATTTCTATTAGATTATAAAATTACAGAACCAATGACCATTGTCGAGTTTTGTAAAAGATTAATTAAATTAATTCCTATACTAAAAGATAGATTTAATGAATATTATCTAATGAGAAGTTTTAGTATATCCCACAATAACAGTACAGAATTAATGATAGCCATAGAATATCCACCATATTGGGTTAGTCATTTATTAAAGATAGTTGGTGGTAATAAAGATTGGCATAGAAAGCCACTTAATACTTTTAAATTAATGTCAGATGTAGAAGAATTAATATCTTCATTATTAAAATCAAGATTGTTTCTTTCTACTTTAGAAGGAATATAAAAATATGGATTTCAATAACCAACGAGTTCTTAGGTATTTACAATCATATGTTACACAGAATATATGGAATGAAGAACATCAAGATTATAGGAATAATATAAAATTATCATATTTACATACAAGATCACAAACTAATTATTTTTATCTATTTGGTAAAAACCATAAATTACCAGATAACGGTCCTTATTATGTATTTTATTTTGATAAAAATTTATTATTCGATTTATCTTTTAATTATGAAGATAAATGGTATTCTGGTAATGAACTTATTAATGATAAAAGACGATATTGTGAATTAATAAGTAGAGAAGGCAAATCGATTCCAAAAGATAATTTTTATTTAAATTTTAATTTACTTGATGAATATTTTGTCATAATAATAAATAAAAAAGCTTATAAAAAACTTAATATAAAAAGCTTAGATATATATTTAAAAACATGGAAAGATATAGTTAAAAATACTAATTTATTTGTAGAAAACTATTTTATTACAAGTTCTTCTAATAAAAATAATATTATTAACAAAATAAAAAATAATATATGTTTTCATAATGGTTATTTAGTTGATAGTATGACTACATCAGAAATAAAAAATGGTGACTTTATAGAAATTCTTATAGATGAAGATATAAAAAATAAATGTAAAATAGATATAACAGATATTAATCAAGGTAGATATTATGAAGATGATTTATTAGAAAATAGATTTTTAATACATATACCAAAAGAATTAAATAAAGATAATAAAATAATAACTCTTAACTCATTAATGATTTATGTAAGAAGAAAAGATAATCATAAAGGTATAATAGTTAATGATGCTATATATAACAAACCACCTAAACAAGTTACTCATAATGATTTTAGTATACCTGAATATTTAATTACATTTGGTAAATCTATATTAAATACAACTGATGTATACATAGAGATTCATATTCGTTTTCCTGAAGATAACGATAATTACATGGAACAAGATAAATACTATATAAATAAATTATATTCTTTATCTGATTCTAATATAATAGAAATCTTGTGTGAGGATAGTTTTTTTAATGATATAGGAATTAATAAACCTAATTTCTGGAAAGCTTCTTTTTTAGAGAATACAAATTATTTAAAAACTTTATATGATTTTTCTTCAAAAGATCATAATTTTAATACTTATGTTAATATATTAGGGTTGTTTAAAACACTATCGTTAATTGCTATAAATAAATATAATTTAAAAATAAATACAACTTTTACTGAAATATGGTTACGTAAAGATTTGTTATGGCAAGATATTAAAACAATTCCTCTTATATTTAAAGATGGTGTTAAAATAAATAATGATAATTTTACATATGAAGATAATACAGAAACTGGTATGGTTAGTATAAATTTTAATGAAGATTATAACGGAGATAATTTAATACATGAAATAAAATTATTAGAACATATTCCCAATAATGGATTATATAAAAAACCTATTATAGATGATATGTCAATAGATATAAATTATACTGATTTTGTTATATATAAAAGAATTAATTTCCCTATATTTAAATCTAATGGAATGGATCATAAAATTTATAATTTTTATTGGGATAAAATAAATAATATATCTGATATTTTATTTGTTGAAAATATAGATGAAGAAAATAAAAGATTAACATTTAAAAACACAGAAGTAGATAATGAATTTGTTATATATCCCAAATATGAAATAGATAATGGGAACATAACTTATAATAAATATAATTTAGAAAATAAATTAATTAATAACCAAGCATTAGTTATAAATTTAATATTTAATGAAAATATACCAGTTATAAATATTAATGAAAATATAGTATTTTTTAATGGGTATTATTTAACAGAAGGAATTGATTATAAAATTGAACCATTATATTTAAATGGTAAATTGTGTTTTAATCAATTATGTATATATACAATAGAATATATTAATTATGATGATATAACAAAAAACGATATAGAAGTATACACTTTATCTGGTAAAAGTTTATTTAAACATAAAGATTTTCTCATATATGAAAATAAAGATATATTACCTTTTGCTGAATCATTTTTTAAAGGATTGTCTGATTTATATATAAGAGGAAAATCAATTAATAATTTTAATGTATATACTAATTACATAAGTAATAATGAATCAGATAAATCTAAACCAGGAACTTTATATAGTTTATTCACAAGATTTAATAAATATATATTAGATCAAATACCACAATTTCAATTATTAGAACATATACAAATAATGCTTGATGTTATGAGATTTCTTAATGGACATATAGGACTTACTCAAAAAGAAATACTTCTTATACCTGAAGAATATCATTTGTATTCTATCTATACACAAAATTTAATAGAGGATTTAATAAATGGTGAAATAGAAATACCAAAAACATTTTCTAATGAAACTACTAAAATACATTTTTATTTTTATGAACATATCAAAAACAGAGATATTATATTTAATAAATCAGTAAATCTAGATTTTATTGATATGGAAGTTGTTCATACACCAGTTAATGTAACTGCTAAAATTTATAAACAAATACAACAAATAAAAGAAATTCTACCTATAGATAAAGTAGAAGATAAGGAATAAAACTTATGGTTCAGTTAAGATTAAATCATAGAGAAAAACCTGAAATACATAATATTGTAAATATTTATGATCCGGATATACATACAACTAATTCTTTAGCTGTGGGTAAGATAGTTCCTGAAATAGGAGCTTTTGTTTTTGATCAAAATGGATATTATAGACGTGTTAAATCTATAGATGAAAGATATAAAGTTACTTATGCTACTGCTTTTTTTGAAACTGTGGAATCTGAATATTTAATTGATTATGGAAATGATATTTTCTTTTTATATTACAATAAAGAAGTAATACCAACTAAATTAATAGTAGATAATAAAATTCCTATATTTGGATTAAACTCTTATTATTATAAATTAAAAAAGTATATAAATGAAAATTGGGTTGATGTTGGATATCATATAGATCCTAGTGATCAATCTATTACTTATAAAATTCCTTTAGTAGAATCTAATGTAGATAATATATATACTTGCAGTCCATGTTATACTAATTATGATATACAAGATAATGATGTATTTAAAATAGAAATTTATAATAACTCTGATGAATATGTTATGCGTATTATGGTAGTTAGTACTTCATCTACTGTAATTAATCAACTTCCTGTAGTAGAAAATCCTATAGTAGATTTTATTATTAGATCTTCTCAAGATGTTGGAGAAGAAATAATTTTATATGAAAATCAAGATCCTTATGAAATAGGTATTTATCCAACATTAATTTATGCAGATGGTGCAGAATTAGCTGTGGATGTAAATAATTTAGATTGTTTTGTTTATGGTATAGATGAATTAATACCACCATATTTTCAAACAAGATTTAAAATAATAGCTAAATATTTTCCACCCGATACATCAGAATTAAATACTAATTTATTAGATCTTAATAGTAATCATATTACTGCAGAAAAATGGGTAGTTGTAAGTCCTATAGAAATTAGTACTGTTGGTAAAGTATCTATTATTCCACAATGGGATCATAATACAAGCAAATGGTCTTTAATACTTAGAGCATATATGAAAGATAGAACCAAAGCAATAAGAGATGTTACTAATAAAATAAATTGGATTAAAAATATTAATTTAACATTAATAAATTCTATACAACCATTTGAATTTAACATTACAGATAATGCTTTAGTATTTACTAATCAAACAGGATTTATTAATCTTACAACATTCTCTAATAATACACCATTTGTTATAGATAGTTATGGTGGAATAGGACAAAATACTCCAAGACCTAGATTAATATATAATCAAACAACACAATTGTATAATATTCCAGAAACAGAATTTCATAATTCTACTATATTTTTAGATTCATTTTATTATAATGCTAATCCACCTTATAATCCAGATAATGGGGAATCAACAGCCATAGAACCAACTCATTTTAATATATTAGATGCTGTAACTGGCCAAGCTATATTGAGTATACCAAAAGCTATAATAGATTATAATACTGATATTTTTATTACTGAAAATATTCCAGGTGAATATAAAAATAAAATAGTAATAATGGAATTTTTAGAAAAGATTAATGATGTTTATTATCCTATTTATGGAGTACCTGTAGAAATTAAATAATATGTTATAGGTAGGAAGATATCTTCCTACCTATAGACATTATATATAATTAAATTTAATTAATATGGAGATTACTTAATTATGGAACTAACATATATTACTTTTTTAGAAAACCATATAATAAAAACTTATGAATATAGTTTTTTTACTTATCAAGAAATACTTAATTCTTTATCTAATAATAAAACTATTATATTAACAATAAATAATATTAATATAAATTATAATAAATTAATTAATGCTAAAAAAATAAGAGCTTTTACATGGGAAGACTTTTTATCTAAGATAACAATTACTGATCTAAATAATTATAAATCTAACATTCCTAGAGGAGAAATAATTTATTTTAAAGATGGTAATAGAATTAATAAATATATAGAAGTTAATAAAGATAACTATAATAGTTTATTAAAAATAATACCAATAGAATATATAAAAGATATTATTATACAAGAAGCTAATTATAAAAAACCACACTTAGTTAAACGAGAATATTTAATCAAAAAACCTAAAGATTTAAGAGTTAAAATACCTGAATTATTTTATTCAGATATTATTAATTTAAACAATTGTATTTTTAATATTAATGGAAAGTTTTTACCTTTTAAAATTATTAATAATGAATATTATATTTTAAATGCAACTAAAGAGTTACAAGAAGATAATGGTGGAACTTTTTTATTAGACTTTAGTAATTTTAATAATTTTACTATTAAACAATTTAATGAATTAAATATAGATTATAGTTCTATTGATTTAGATAATGGATTTAATGGTAAATTAAAAATAAAGTTCAATGAAAATGAATTAGTTAATAAAACTCCTTTATTAGTAATTAATGGTAGATTAATATTACCTAATAAATATCATTATAATACAAGCAATATTGAGTTAAATTTAAATGATATTCCTATAGAAGCTATGATGATATCTGATTATGGAAAAAATAAATTTAGACCAGCTAAATTAAATGCCGTTATTCCTTATTCAGTAAAAGATATGATTACTAAATTTTGGAATGAAGAATATAGTTTTGACTCTTTTGTTATTTTGGTAGATAGTAAAGTATTTGTAGAAATTAATAATATTCCAAGAATAGGATTAAAGAATTTATTCCAATCTAAAATTTTTACTAATCAATCATTGTTACAACGCAATAGTAATTTAGATATGGTAAATTATGTTAGACATAAAGGACAATTAAAAGATTATTTTTATTTTATAAAACCACATAAAGATCAATACCTCGTAGATAGAGTCAATAATGAAAGATTATATACTAGTTATTGTAATGAACCAGAAGAAATAGGTATAAATCTTAATGAAGGTTCTTTTAATCTAATAAAAATAAAAGGATTAAATTATGTATAAAGATTATTTTAAAAGACAAAAAGATGGTAGTGTTTTATTTATAGGTGATAAACTAGAAATAGAAATACCCGAAAGATTTGAAAATATAGGTTGGTTAGAATTAGAAGAAGTTGTAAAATGTATAGGTATTTTTACAATGACTATTAATGATTCTATTAAAGTTGGTTATAATTTCCAAGCTACTATAGAAACAATACCATCAGATATAATAACTAAAAATATAGATGGTAATAATATGGTATATTTAATATATAAAAAAAATGATGTATTTTTAGTATCCGAAGAATATATCCCTAAGTCATCTAATGTTGGTAATTTATTTAATGAATTTATTAAAGTAGGGAATGTTCCTAAGTGGTTATCATTTAATAATGCTATTAAATTATTCGAAAATACAGAAGAATTACTTAATATTAATTTTAACTCCGATAGGTTATCTTTTGAAATGATGTTAATGTATTGTTACAGAGATAAAGATAATCCAATGTTATTATATAAGGACACTGAACAAAAATCAGAACCAGTATTTGTACCTGTTGGAAGACCTTACCATGCCGCTATGACATCACTTAGTAGAATAGGTGGTAACTATGCAAGTTTAGGTGAAGATGCTTCATTAGCTAATCCAACAAGTAATACTTCTGAGCTAGAAAGTTTATTACGAGATTAAATAAATAAAAAAGGATAAAATAATTATGAGTGATACAAGATTAAATAAATTATTTTACAAGTCAATTAAAGTAGCAAAAGAACTTAATGGGTATGTTTTAAAACAAGCTAAACCTTCTCAAGAAGGATACTATAATGTTCCATTTATCCAACTTGATACTAAATTTAGAGGACAAGGAGAAGGGTTATATGACCCAATCACTTTATCTCAACATTTATTAGACCCAAGTGTTGGAATGTTGGCTAAATCTATATTAGAAGGTGGTTGTTATGGAGAATATAGACATCCAAAAAGAAACAATAGACCAATGAATGAATGGGTAGAAAGATGTTTCTTTATAGACTCAACATTAGTATCACATTATATTAGAGAAATAAATCCAGGAAAAGAAATTAATAATAAAAAAACTTTATATTTAAATTTTAAACCATTTGGTCCATATGGTGATTATTTAAGACAATCATTAGAAGATCCTTATATGAACACGGCTTTTAGTATCAGAACATTTGTTGGAAAACAAGATCCTAAAACAGGATATCTTCCTGTGAGAGCGGCAAAAACAATAGACCATTGTGATATACCTGGATTTGAAGTAGCATCTAAAAGATTTCAAATGATAGAAAATGATGCTACAACTATTATGAACAATATGTTTCCTGAAGTTGATCCTTTAAAAGAAGAATATGATATAACACTCACATTAGCTGAAATGATTTATGATAATAATAGAAATATTAGAATGCATTCTAATATAATAGATGATATTAAAAAAATATTATTAGATGAGTCTTTTAGTTATAGTGATGCAATATCTTTTATAGATAAAAGAAAAAAACAAATAGTATCTTCCAAAGGCAAAAGATTATCATTGTTTGATATTCTATATAAAGGAGAAAATAATTAAAATGTCATTTGTTATAAATAAAAATAAAACAGATATTAATAGTATTAATCCAATTAATAATAATTTTTCTCCATCTTTTGGTAATATAAATAATAAATCTAATATTGATTTCAATGAAATAATTCAAAATAATTTTATTAACAATAAATTATTAGATCAAGAAATACCATTAAAAGATTTTTTAGATAAAAATACAATAGATGCTTGGCCAGATGATGTTCAATTTCCTTCTTTTACTGTTAAAATATTACCTAATGAATCGGGTAATTTAACAGTATTTATAGTAATTGTTGGTGGTATAGAATTATTTTATTTTTATAGATGTATTGAAATGGTATTAGATAGATTAACAGAAAATGATGAAGTATTTTTCCTTATTAATAGTACCGGTGGTTATGTTAATGGTGGTAGTAGTTTGATTTCAGCAATAACTAGGTGTAAAGCAGAAATAACCACAGTTGGATTTGGTATAATTGCATCTATGGGTTCTGGAATATGGTTATTTGGTCATAATAGAATAATACTCCCTGGTACTGTTATAATGTTTCATATGAGTTCTGGTGGGGTTGCAGGTAATACGACTGTAAATATTGAATCAGAATCTAGTTTACAAGATTATATGACAGAAGTTTTTATGAATAAAGCTCAACAAGATGGTATCTTAACTCCAGAAGAAGTTGTAGATATTGTTAAAAATAAAAAAGATATATTTATAACTTATGAAGAGTTTTCTAGAAGAATGGGTGGAAATACTGAAAATGAAGGAGATGAATAATGGAAGATCTTGATATTTATCTTATGAATATGAAAAATGACAAAATCGAACCACCTCAACCAGCTAATGATGAAAATAAAAAAGAAGCTAGTTTATCTAATATTAGATTAGATGAAAATGGTAATAAAATAGTAGATGTATATTTAGTAGATTTTCATTACCATAATAAGTTTGTATATGAACTTATTAACATTGCATTACAATTAACCAATGAAGATACTATTTATTTTCATTTAGATATAATTAATTCAGAGATATTTTGTATTAATGGTCTAGTTAATTTATTAGAAAATCTTCCATGTAAAATTAAAGTTGATATTAGAAGAACTAATACTTATTCTTTATTTTTTATTAAAATAGCGGATGAAATTATTTTGAATCCTATTTCATCTATAGAAGCAAAACCAGTTAATGTTTTTTCTTATGGATCATATAATAAAACAATTAATTTACTTAATATAGAACAATATATAATTAATGATTTATATAATACTCTTTATAAAAGAGGTTTTTTAAATAATGAAGATATGGAAATTATTAATCAACAACATGATTATTTTAAATTATTTTATGGTAATGATTTACAAAATAGAATTAATAAATTAATAGCTAATAAATAAAATATGTAGTTATAGGTTGGTATTTCCAACCTATAACTTTTGTAAGGATTTGATATGGAAAAAAATTTATTATACATAAACGGGATACAAAATAATAATATTGGTATCCATTGGGAAACTAAAAATTTATCAGCTATAAAAGAAGCTAAAAAACTAAAAGAAAAAGGTATAGAAAATTATTATTGGTTTTTAACTTTATGTCAAGAAGATCTTAGATATATAGATCCTTTAGATCCTAATTTATCTTATTCTACTATGTTAAAAATAGCAGTTGAAATAAAAATAAATCCTATATATTTTTTTAGAGAAATATTAAGAGTACCACAATCATCTGGTGATTCAGTAATGTTTGAATTTAATCAAGCTAACTTAGCAGTATTGTGGTTATTTTTTAATGATATAAATTTATTTTTAGTCATAGCACGACAGATAGGTAAAACTATTACATTATTATCCATTGTTATTTTAATGATGTATTTATTAGGATTTAGATATACTATTGGATTAATAATGAGTACCAATGATCTTAGACAAGAAAACATTAGTAGATTAAAATCTATGAGAGATGATTTACCACAATGGTTAATTAATACTAGTATAAAAGACACAGATAATAAAGAAGGTTTATATTATCATAAATTATTTAATAAAGTTTTAACATTCGTTGGTCAAAGTGATAGACGAGCTGCTGATAGAAAAGTTAGAGGTATGTCTGTTCCACTATTAGCATGGGATGAATTTCCATATATTAATAATAATGAAGTTATGTATAAAGCAGCTATAAGTGCCATGTCAGCTGCATCAGAACAAGCTAAAAAAAATGATATGCCTACAGCTAATATGATATTTACAACCGCTGGTGATTTAACAACTGCTTCTGGAGATTTTGCATATTCTATTGTTAAAAAATGTATGCCTTGGTATGAAGGTATCTATGATTGTAAAGATCATGACGAATTAATTGCATTGGTAACTAAGAATTCTAAAAATAATATGGTTTATATAACTAAATCATATTTACAATTAGGTAAAGATAAAGCATGGTTAGAAGAACGTATTCGTAATGGTAACTTAACAAGAGAAGAAGTAGAACGAGATTTCTTAGGGAAATGGTCAGTTGGTTCAGGGTCATCAAGTATATTAAATCCAATTTTATTATCTGAATTAAGTAATTATAAAAAAGATGCTTGTTATGTACAAAATTTTAATAATATATTAATTTATTGGTTTAGAGAGAAAAGTGAAATAGAATCTAATGAATTTAGAAAAAATAAAAGTTTAATATTAGCTAATGATAGTTCTGAAGATATTGGGGAAGACTTTACAACATTTGTTGTATTAGATCCAGAAGATTTATCATTAGTTGCAAGTTGTAAATGTAATATAAGTAATTTATTCCATATAAGTGAATTAGCATTTGATTTTATAGTTAATTATGATAAATTACTTTATATACCTGAACGTAATCATGTAGGTGCATCTATATTAGATAACGTTTTAGCATTTTGTGAAAATGCAAATATAAATCCGTATTTAAGAATATTTAATACAAAAGTAGATACCGCAATACATCCGGAAAAAAGAGATTTCTATCATGTTGGAAGTATAGTTGGTCCTGATAAAAAGTGTTTTGGATTTAGAACAACTACTGCTTCAAGACATATTTTATATTCTTCTATTTATAAAGACGTAATACCTGAATGTAAAACTAAATTATATGATGAAAGATTAATACTTGAAATACAAAGTATTAAAAATAAAAATGGTAGAATAGATCACCCAGATGGTAAACACGATGACTTATTAATGGCATGGATGATAGGTCAATGGTTTATTAAATATGCTAAAAATACTTATATATATAACATAGATGCAAATAAGTTTATGATTAAACATATAGACCCTAATAATACTTATAGTAAAACTGAAATAGAAAATCAAATGGAATTACGTAAACGTAGAGATGGATTAAAAGAATTAATAGAAATTACTTCTTCTAATAGTTTAAAAGAGATTTATAAAAGAGAATTGTTGTTAGTCGAAAGTTCTATTAATCATGAAATCAAACAAGCTATCCAATCTCAATCTAGTTTAGATACTGAAACCATAGAAAATAAAAAAGATAAAAGATTAAATTTATCTAATACATTAAGAAGATTACTTAATAAATAAAAACATATTATAGATAGGTATAGGAATATTCCTATACCTATCTATTATCTATAATTATATAACTGTAATGTTAGTATTTTTAAAGGATTATATATTTATGAGATGTTTAATTAAAAATTGTGGATATATACAACATATTGTAAAGAATAATGTAATTAAAAAAGATATACGTAATATAATTAATTGTACAGATAAAGCTATTACAATTAATAATGGTAAAAATACAATAAAATTATTACCATCTAATCAAACTTTACCTGAAAAAGAAGATATTAATAATTTATATATCTTAACACCTGAAAATTATAATTTATCAGTATTAACCAATATATATGAATTGCGTAAAGATATAGTATTTTTATTCCAAAAAACTTATAAAGATGGTCTAGATGTATTATTAACTCAAGAAGGTATGATTTATGAATTAGATTATACTGAAGAAAATATAGAAGAAACTTATATTAATATATTTAATAAAATAACTGCTGATGTATATTTATATGATGAAAATAAATATATATTATTTTTAAAAGAACATATAGATGAAGTTGTTAAAATAAATTATGAATTTAAAGAAATAATAAAATTAAATAATTTAATAAATGTTAAAAAAGTAAATAATTTCTTCTCAGGTAATTTAAAAATAAATGAAGGTAATAATTATTATTTAGTAACTAAAGAAATAGCTGAATATTTTCATACAAGAATAGATTTAATATTTCCTTATGTAAAGAGAACAGTGTATTCTACGAGAAATAAAACAATAATTGCTACTTCATTATTTTGTATATATTAAAAATAAGGATTATTATGGAAACTTCATTAAAAAATAGTTTTAAAAAATCTTTTAATTTTGAAATAACAAAAAGCCATATAATAGCTATAGAAAAATATACAAGAGCTTGGGAAGTTTATAGAAATCACCCAGAAGCTCTTAATGGTATGTTATTAGCAGTAAAAACTATTAGTTTTACTGATAAAGATAAAGATTATTTATTTGAAATATTTGATACGGATATTAAATCTTTTTATAATGCAATTAAACAAGTTGATGGAATAGATTTATCCAATAATACAATTACTGATCCTTATAATTTATTTTGTTTATGGTTATCACATTTAATATTGAATTCTAATTTACCTAAGAAAGATATATTATCTGGGTGTTTTAATGTTATTAAGATGTTACATTATAAATTATTTTCTGGGCTTATAAGAAAATATTTTGAATTTCCACCAATGGAATCAGTAATGGAATATACAATTAGTCAATTAGATAATAGTTTTATATTAGTTAAACTACAATCATGGAAAGCTGTAATAGAAGATTTAGTTACAAGATTAGTTTATGATAAAAATAACAAACACCATACATCTATTTTATTTTTTTCTTCTGATTATTTAGTTCAATATGTAATAGCTAATAGTTATGCTAATTTAAATTCAAGAATAAAAGTTATAGCTAATTTATTTTATAAATACAATCAAGAAAATAAAGCTATAGATAGTTATACATTAATAGGAGAAATAGAAGGTAAAAAAATATTAAAAGATGTTAAAGGATTAGAAAACTTAGTTCTAAATGTAACTAATCAAATTACTAATACAACAACATTTATAAATCATGATGATATTAAAAAAACAACATTATTTGTTAAAAAAGTTAGAGAAGAAAATGTATTAAGAATATTAAATTATTTTTCTGATTTAGCTGTACAACAAGTTAATATGGATAAATATAATTATGAAAAAACAATACAAGGTGAAGATTTTATAATACATTTAAAAACATTAACTTCTACAATGTTAAAACAAATTTATAATATTTGTATTGTAGATAAAGTTGATATTTCTAAACCACTTCGTATTTTAGAAAAAGCTTTTAATACTTATTCTTCATCACAAATTAAAGATCCAGAAATATTAAAGGTTAAGAGATCTTTTGATCATTTTGTTATTAATACTAAAATTACAATTAGACCACAATCAATTGTAGCTTTACGATTAGCATTAATAATTTATCTATTATTTAGAAGTTTTAATTTTATCACTAAATAATGCTTATATAGAAGGACTTTTGTCCTTCTATATAAGTCTATTTAAGCTATATCATATAGTAGTACATCCTCTGTCTAGATCTGGGATCTGAATAGGCTGATTTGCCTGGAAGAGTACTTAATTTTTCTTTATATTCAATGTACTTATCACTATATCTTTCCACTAATTCTTTTATAACACCTATTTCATAACCACCTTCTATATATCCTCTTTCTATTTTAACTATAAGTTCATTATAAATATATGCTTGTAATGCTAATGTAGATAATTCAATAAAAGGTCTAATTAAATTTTCAGGTAATGTGTTTAAATTAGGATCTATAGATATTTTTAATACTACCTCTAAATCCATATGGCTTCTAAATCCAGGTTCTATTCTAATTATATTGGGAGCTTCTGGAATACCTTTAGGTCTAAACCCACCACCTCTATTTAAATTACTATCTAATACAGCAGATGTGGCACTTCCATAAGTGTTCATAGTATTATAAGATCTATTAATATATTCTCCACCTAATGTATTATATAAAGAAGGAATATTAATAGCTATTACATTAGTTATAATTCCATTTTCTAAATATTCATTAGGTATTTCATATAATACAAAAGAACTATTATTATATTGTCTATCATTTCTATTAAGAACCGATTGGATTCTCCATTCTCGTCTTAATATAATATTTTTAGTTCTTCCACCTGCTAAGTTTAAATCATGTAGTACTTTATTAATTATTATTTTTTGATAAATTAAATTATGAATACTAACAGAAGGGTTTCTATCAGGATTAAATGTTATTTGTAGTATATCAGATGGGATATCTATAAATTGTAATTCTCTAAAAAATAATTCTATTGGATTATATATACCAGACATATTTTAAATATCCTTTTTATTTTATAAGTTAATTGTTTATTATATATAAAATATTAATAATTTAAAATGTAGGAGAAAAATAAGAAAATGTTAAAATACAAATTACTTTATTTTTATAGCTTTTATTTTAAAAAGTTTTATAGTATTTTTTTTAATCTATTATATATTCTAAGATATTGTTATAGAATAAAAAATGTGATAGAATTTTATAAAAAAGTTAATACTATAGAAGATTTATCATTAATTAATACTTTTAAATATAAACGAGATTATATAGATTGGCAAGCTTGGCCTATTACGACTATATTACGTAATAAACAAGGTGATTGTGAAGATCTAGTTAGTATAAATAAATTAATATTAAAAAAATATTTAAAAAATAGTAAAACTAAAGGAACAATTATAGATTGTTATTTATTTTCTAATGATTTAAAAAGAGGTCATAATGCAATTTTCTTTATAGAAAAAAAGTTATTATATCTCAGAAGAACAGTAAGTAAAAATGTAGATATAATATCTGATGAAAAATGTTATGTAATAAGTAATAATGAAATAAGTTCATTAGATCTACATATAATGCCTGAATTTTTTAAAAGAATTATTTTAAACTGGGATTGGCATAAAGGTAGATATGATTTTGTATTATATAAGAAATATACTGTTAATGAAAAATAATTAGTTATATATTCCTTTTATAAGAAGATAGAAATATTAATTATTATAAAAGGAGAAAAAAAGATGTTGGACATAGGAGACATCCTCGATGTGATCGAGGAAAAATAAGAAAATAAGTAACAAGGGATTAAGTTCCCTTGTTACTTATTATACTTACCTATATAAAACATATAATATTTCTCCATAACAAAAAAGAAAGGAAAAAATTATGAATGCAAGAAAAATTAAAATAGAAATAAATGGCGAAGCGATCTATATCTCATCATACGAACCTGGACTTGAAATTAATATCAAACTCTGTGATGAATTGGGATGTGAAGAAGTTTACATCCCAATAAATAAAACATTGGTTGAGGAAGTTGATTTATCTCTTCCTCACTAATATAAATAAGAGGAACTTAAATCCTCTTATTTTTTTTTCATATAAAAATCATTTATATATTTCTTTTATGATATAATAATTTAATTAATTAAAGAAAGGAGATATTGTTTCATTATGATTTTTTTAGGTAACACTTACATTATACCAGTATCTAAAAATGGTCAAATAACAATACCGAAACGAATAAGAGAAGAAATGAATTTAGAAGAAGGTAAAGACAAAATTAAATTAACTATATCAAGGAAAGGTATTGAATTTAAAAAAGCAATTAGATTGAGAGAAAGACCATTTTTCAACAAAAAGGATAAATTAAAATGATATCAGAAAGCCAAGAAAATAAATCATTTAATAGAAAACTAAAGGAAAAACAAAATGGACAATAAAAAAGAAGTAATATTAATGAGAGGTATATCTGGTTCAGGTAAAAGTACTTATATTAAAAATAATTTAAATGATCATAAAATTTGTTCTGCTGATCATTATTTTATTAATGATAATAATGAGTATATATTTGATGTTAATAAATTAACCGAAGCACACATAAGTTGTATGAAAAAATATTTACATTTACTTATCAATGATGAAGAAAAAATAGTTGTTGATAATACTAATTTGAAACCAGAAGAATATGCTCCTTATATACAAGTGGCATTATCTATGGATTATAAAGTAAAGATTATAGAAGTCCATACAAGTATGGATAAATGTTTGAAAAATAATAATCATGGTGTTACTGATATTGTTTTGCAAAGACAATTGAGTAATTACAATCCTGTAATACAAAGATATGAAAATATGGTAACAAAATTTATTAATAATTATTAAAACCTATTATAAGAGGACTATAAAAGTCCTCTTATAATAATATTTTTTTATCTAATTATAGTAGTATAATTATTATAGCTTTCTGGTACAACCATTTCTGTATCATCTAAACAAACTACTTCTGCATTCGGTATTCCCATTAATGCAGCACTATGACTAATAAAAAATAATTGCATTATTCTTTTTTCTCTTATCAATTTGATTATTAATTCTAATACTTTAGATTTATGATACTCACTCATATATGCATCACACTCGTCTATGAAAAAAGGATATTCTTTATTCCAACCTGTAACTTCCATTATAGCTAATTGAAAAGCTAAATTAATCATATCCTTTTGACTACTAGAACATAAACTAATATCAGACACAATATCATTTTTAACTATTACTTTAAAATTAAAATCTATATCTTGATTTTTTCTTATTTTTTTTATTTTTAATGTATTAGTCCATACGCATTCTAAATGGTTATTAACTATATCTATAATCTTATTAATAAATACTCTATTGTGTCTTTTAGGAATACCATCGGGACTAATCACTTTATTAATAAGTTCCCACTTCTCTAATTTATCTTCTAAGTCTTTTATATTAGGAAGTATTTCTTGATCTAATCTTGTTATATATTCATTTTGTGTTTTAATAGTTTTATTTTTTTCAGTTATTTCTTCTAATATTTCTAATTTATATTCATTAAATTTCTTTATAGTAGTTTTATAAAATTCTATTGTTTTTTCATAAATAAGATATTCATAATATCTTTTTAGTTGTAATTGAAGTTTATTAAAAGATTCTTTTCGTTCTAATGATTCATTAACTAAATTAATTTGATCATTTTTAATTTTAATCTTATCATTAAGATTATCTAATTTTTTATTATATTTAATTAGTTGCTCTTTTTTATCTAAATATATTTTAGTTATATTTTCTAATTCTTTTAAATTAGTTTCTCTTAATGTTTTTATTTTAAATTCAATTGATTCTTTTTCTTTATTAACTTCATATAATTTATCTCTTTCTTTAGAGTTTTCTATTACTTCTATTAATTTATTCTTTATAGAAAAAGGATCTTTATTTAAAGTTTTTAACAATGAGTCTTTATTAAGGATATATTCAGATAATAAATAATATCTATCTATAAAAGAATTTATTTTAGTAAAAGCATTTTTATAAGTATTATCATATTTACTTAAGTTATCTTTAAATTGTTCTTTTTTTTCTTCTAATTCTATTTTATCTTTTTCTAAATCTTTTAATTTATTTTTTAAAGAAGTTGTTAATTTAGTTAGTTCATCTACTTTTTCTTTTATATTAATTCTAATATTACATTTTCTATTACAATCTTCAGGATAAGGATTATCTCCTATTTTGGTATATTCAGTTTTATAATTATTAAGTAAATCATTAAGATGATTAATTTCTCTTGATATAATAGATAATCTATTATTAATTAAAGTATATTCATCTTCTAAATCTTTTAGTTGTTCTAGATTAATAACTTTATCAACATTTCTAATAATATGTAATAGATTAGTTAATTCATCTAATCTATTTTCTATATTAATTCTATTATCTAAATCTATATATGGAATTTTATCATTATAGTTAATTTTTTCAATAACTTTATTAAGACTATTTAACTTAAAAGTATAATCTTCTAATTCTTTATTAATATTTAGATTTTCATTTTTTTCATAATTATCAACCTCTTCTTTTAAGGTGCTTAAATTGTCTTGTATAGATGACTTTATATAGTCGTAATACTGCTTCTGACCACTAAGGTGAGTGATGATAGGCTGTTCGTTTTTTAAGACAATCTGAGGCTTAAAATTGTTTAGAATAGAAGATAGATTTTTAGCTACTTTTTCATCTTCTAAATCATAATCATCTAATGGATTATTTATAAGTTCAGATAATTGTTGTTCTAATAAATATATTACTTTAGAAAGTTCTATTTCTTTATTCTTTAATTCTTCAGTATGTTTATTGATATTATCTAATATATTCTTATCCATTAACTTTTGTTTTAAATCTATTTCTCTAGTTTTTAATAGAGATAATTGATTATTAAAAGTTCTTATATCTTTAGATATTTTTTTATGATATTGTAAAATAAACCCTATATTAACAGGATTAGCTTCCATAAATAATTTTTTACGTTCAGCTTTTCCTAGATTAGATATTAATATTTTACCATGAGAAAGACTATGTATTAAAGCAGTATAACCTAGATGTTCTTCCACTAAAGTATTTTGTATTGTACTTATATTAGATTTATTTAATTCTTCATTATTTAATAAAAAAGAATGATTATTATTAGATCTAGTAAAATTAGATTCTAAAATAAATATATTATTCTTATGTTCTATTTCTAAATAATTTAATCCTTTAGAGAATATATTAGTACTTTTAGCATAAGGATGTAGTTGATTAAATGTTGTTGATTTACCACTATTATTTTGTCCTATTATTATAGTAACAGGACTTTTTATATCTACTGATAATTCTTGTATTCCACCTGACATATGAGGAATATATTTTTTTAATATTAGTTTCTTAATAAACATAATTAATATACTTTCTATTTAATTCATTATCATTATAGAATATTCAGATAATATAAAAAAGTGTTAATCAGTGAATTTCATTTATATATATCTATAATAGAATAAAGCAAAATAAGTTGTTTTATTCTTATATTAATTTAATTAAATTAAGGAGTTTTAAAATGACTACAGAAAACAACAAAACCACAGAAGAAAAAATCGAACTTTTCATAAACAACATGGTAATCGGTGGTGACATCGTAACTACGATGTACAAAAACATGGTAGTTGGTGCCGAAGAGGCACTTGAAGTTCTTGAGGACCCTCATGTGCAGGACGCGATCGCAACGATTGCGACCAGATGTTTTATCGCATATGAAAGGATTAAGACAAGAACCGAATCAAATATCGATGAGTTAAAAGCTCGTCGTCCAGAATTTTATAAAACTGAAGAAAAAACTGAAGAGGAAGAATAAAATAAAAGGGGACTTCGGTCCCCATATATATTTTATTTTTTTTTTTCAATTAATATACTTTCTATTTAATTCATTATCATTATAGAATATTCAGATAATATAAAAAAGTGTTAATCAGTGAATTTCAGTTATATATATCTATAATAGAATAAAGCAAAATAAGTTGTTTTATTCTATTATTAATTTAATTAAATTATAGGAGTTTAAAATGAATTCAATAATTTTAGAAAAAGATGAAATGCCAAAAGATTGGGTAGAAATAATAAAATCTTCTTTAGGAGAGGACAAGGACCTTGTGTTTTCTCCAAGGGGATATGAACAAAATGGGGAAGTAATCCCCGACAAGTTGTATGAAATGAGCACTGTTGACTATTTAAATTACCTCCATTCGGGAGGTATCTGGTCTTTCTTAAGACCAGAAGAGATACTAAAAGAATAAACAATATCATGAGGGGACTTCGGTCCCCACATATATTTTATTTTTTTTTCAATTAATTTTCATTTATATATTTCATTAATAATATAGAGTTAATAATATTAATTTAATTTACACATGGGAGACGAGATATGAATTTATGTACACTTGACAAAAAACAACTGAACTGGGACGACATTGAATATGACATTGATGAGATAAAAGAATTCTATGAAAGGATTATTCGCAGATCTTTTACTCAAAAATATGGAACAGGTGTTTATAATACAATAAGAGAAAATATTGTTAGTATTAAACAAGAAAAAGATTTAACCTATGAAAAGAATTTTTCAGAGGAATTAGAAAAACCAAAATTCTATTCCTTTTGTAAAAATGTTGGTTATGTAAAACCATCATGGGAAGAACTTATTAAACTCGCATATTGTATGAGAGTAAATATCATGTCTTTTTTCGTTGGATTACTTGAAATAGAAGAAGATCCCGATGACAATACAATATATGCATTCCCTAAAGAATTTGATAATACTCAAATAATTATTAATGAAATACCGGAGAAAACATCAAATATATTAATGCCAGAATCTCTTTTGGACACTTTGGATAATGAAGTTGATAAAAATAAAACTTCTGATTTTTATTCAGAGTATCCTCTAATAAAAAATTATATTAAAATGTATAATGATTTAAAGGAAGAAAAAGATAAATTAATTATATTGAAAAACATAGTAGACTATTTGTCTACTTAAAACTCATCAACCCATAACATATTAGTGTACTTTTTTACAGTGCATTAATATGTTATAACACTATAGTTAATTAATACTACTTAATATAAAAAAAGTATGTGTTGATTAATTTATTAATTAATAATTTAATCTTATAATCAATTAAGGAGTTTAAAATGACAGAAGTAAAAATGTTCGACAACGTTGAATTTACAAAGAAGGGTGATTACCACGAAGCCAAAGTTGAAAAGTCTACATATGTAGATTACATGAAAGAAGAAGGTTTTTCTAAAGATCTTCTTAAGAAGAAAGAAGATGCTGATAATAAAATGATTCTTTCAGGTATGGAATATATTGGAAAAATTGGAGAGGAAAAAGGTGAGAACTGTAAAATCAATGTTTTCACTGGTTCAGGCTCCGGTGTTACATTTAAATATGAAGAAGAAAAAGAAATAAGAAATCTTCAGACAGGAACAACTGATAAAGTACATGGTAATGTTTCTGTAAAACTTTTTAAAAGAAGAAATAAAGAAATGGAAACTGTTTATAAAGATATTAGAGAAAGAGTTTCTAAAGCAAGAAAGTAAATAATATTATTTATACCTAATTAACTACTAGAGAGGTTTTGTCCTCTCTAGTAGTATTATTTTTTTTATTTTAAATTAGGTATTATTTCTTGTGTTAAAAATACAGTTGCTACAGCTATTGAATCATATATATGCTCACTTAACTTATCATGTATAACTAATGATTTTTGTTTAAATATAATAGAATCATTATTCAATACAGTTTCTTTCATTAATGTTTTAGAAGCATTACCATTACCAGTAAATATTAATTTAATATATTTAGGTTTATATTTATAAAGAGGTTTTTGATATTGTTCGTATAATATTGTTTCTATAACATTAATACATAAAGCAATTGATAAATATGCTGAAAATGCTGCTCTATAAAAGAATGCATCTTCAGATGCTATATAATCAGGTTTATAAGTTTCTAATACTGGATTTATAGATTCTTTTAATACAGATGAACTTACCATTTTAGAATTAAATTTTAATATCTCATCTTTTCTCTTTTTAGCAACATAATTGCTTTTTATATCTCCAGTTTTAATTACTGTTTTAGTATTATCATCTGGATTATAATCTATTATACTCCAACCTAAACATGTGTATCCTGGATCTATTCCCATAACTCTAATTATATTTTTTGGTTTTCTCATAATACTCAAATCCTTATGTTATTTTTTACAGTTTAATTATAACATAATAAACTTTTTATATTTCACATCATTTTTATTTATATATTACAGTTATGATATAGAGTCTAAAAATATATTTTTAAACTAAATTAAAAAGGAAATTTAATTATGACAACCGCATCAGAAGAATTGAGTTTGATTGAACAAACTCTTACAGAAATGAAACATACATTTAATACGTATGTAAAACAAGTTCAATTTATGGAAGAACGGATGGAAAAATTGAGGGAATGTATTGGTGCTAATCGTATTAATCCTCAAGCACCACAATACAATCCTGGTGGATATCCACCAACACAATCATATACACCACCACCAATATATCCACAGCCCCATCATGGTTATCCTCAACAAGGTTCTCCAGTACCTGGATATGGGTATCCACCACCGCACCATGGTTATCCTATGAATACAGGATATGGAACAGGTATACCTAGTTATAACAGACCTAATGGTTATGGGTATAATATGAAACAACCAGCAATTTAAGAGGTAGTGCATAATGAATTATTTAGGTAAATATACTGGAAAACTCACAGGTTATTTCGAAGTAAAAGAAGATTATAAAGAACAACTACTTCTTTTACTTAATAACAATAAATCTATTTTATTTTCATATATAGATTCAACACAATCTACACATAATTTTCTTGTAACAATTAAAGATTTGGATTTAAAAGATCATTTGTTTAAATGTAAAATAATGAAAGATGATAGTAACCTTATAATAAATGAAACAAATAAAACTTTTAAATTAAATGAAAATGTTGTTTTAGAATTAAATAATAATTTTGAAAATATATATAATAACATAAATGAAACTGAACCATACAATATGTTATTAAATATTAATTTTTCTTCAATTGTTTTAAAGAAAATAATATATAAAAATCAAAATGATAGACAAGAGTTTAGAAAATATGAACCAATGAAATTGGAATTTAAATATTTTTAAAATATTAGATAAGTGTAGGTCAATATTGACCTACACTTATTATTTATTAATTAAAGATTTCATAAGATTTAGATAGGGGTTGTATCATCATACACCCTAGTTGATTTTTAAAATTCTAGAGACTTTTTCGTATTGAAAATCAACAAGTTTTTAATGTAATTTAAACTATGGGAGTTTTATGTAAAAAACTTAACTAAAGGAGTTTAACTAAAATGAAGATTATTGTTAAAGATTGTATTACAATGGATAATACAAGAAAAGAAGTCTATATTTACAAATATGGTTTAGAACTTGCTGAATTTGTAAATAAAGAAAAAACGAAACAAAAAGTTGATCTTAATAAAGATTTTTATATTTTAAGATCTTTCTTACCATATGAAAATGCAAAACCAGTAATATTACTTGCTAATCATTCTGACAATATGCAAAGTATGACAACAAGAAAATTATTGGAATCAATTTATTCTAAATATCCATATCTAAGGACATGGGTATATAACTTCAAAAAAGAAGAAGAAGTAAAAGAAAATTACCAGTGTAAAATAATAGGAACTATTCCTATTAAAAAACCTATTAATAATGAAGTCTATAATACATTATAAAAACTTATATAAGAGGGTTTTATTCCCTCTTATATAAGTTAATAATATTAATCTATTTTTTTTCTAACATAGAATCTACTATATTTTCCATTTGTATATAATCAGGTAAATTAAAATATTCATTACATATTCTAACTGCATTTTCATGGGGACTTACTATATGACTAAAAAATTGGACTAAATCATAATTCTTTTTATTTTCATCTACTATATAAATACAAGTAGATAATTTAGTTTTCTTACTAATATTAAAAGTAATATTTAAGTTAGGATACATAGAACTAACATCTATATCACATACAGCTCTACTTATATTGGTTACTATAGATGGTGCTTCTCTAAGACATTTTAATCCAGTACCAAAACATAAAGATGGATCTAATACATTACCACCAACTGCTGGTATATACTTATCCCATTTAGTCATCATAGCATCAGCAGTACCAACAGAACCATTTATCCTATTTATTTTTTTATAATAAGCGAATAAGTCATCTCGTAAACATACAGTTGCTCTTGCATAATCTTGAACTCTACTATCATTTAATCCACTTATTAATGCAACAGTATCATTATTCTTAGATTCCATTATACGTAATAATGAAGGATCTAGTCCACCATAAGCAATATAGTCAGGGAAATTATTAGGATCACTTTGCATTTCATAATGACCTTTTTCTTTACCAAAACTTAATTTAGTTAAATCTGTTTCTATACTACTTATGTAACCAAGTTGATAATTTTTCTCTCTTCCTTTAATCTTTCTTTCTCTACTATAGAGACACATACTATCATAAAAAAATACATTAGAACCAGTGACAGCAACATGCCATTTATCTGTAATATGTGCGACTTGAGCATGATCTTTTAAATATTGAAAAAATCTATATTTTTTAGGAGTTTTAGGAGAGTTAAATGCCATATTAACATCTACACCTAAAAACTGTAATCGCTCTATAATACGTGGAATATCGAAATCTATATTCCAGATACCACACATACAAATATTACTTTCATGTATTTGTTTTAATGAATGTAAGATTACTTCAGTTTCGGTTTTAAAATAATCTATAGTAATTTTTAAACCATAATCCAATATAACATTTTTAAGTCTTTCTTTTACATGATTAGTAATATCTTCTTCTGTCCAGTCTTTAGGAAGAAAATCTTTTAAAACTGTTATATATAAATTATAATTATTATCTATGAAAGAACTAATAATTACTTTATTTTTAGAGGTAGGTAATACAGAAGTTTCTAAGTCGAGAAAACCTGTGTTAATTTTACTTAACCCATGTTCCACTTTACTATTAATAGCATGTTTAAATATAACTTCTTGTGGTATATCGGCTCCATATACATAAGGACTATTACATGCTTGTTTTAAACTAAGACCTCTATAACCGAATGTTGATTCTCCTAATGCTTTCATAATTTCTATAGGTAAATCTTTATTAATACATTTATATTCATCTAAATTATCTAATGATTCATTTTCTTTTTTATAATTATAATAATATGGAGAATTAGGATCTCTAAATTGTGGTTTAGCTATATAGAAACTTCTCATGGGATTTTCTATATATTTAGATTTAACTTCTCCTGTTACATTATTTTGTAAAGTTAATTTTACAACTTCAGTCAATGTCTTAACATCATTGTTGTAAAAGTTAGGTATAGGTTTAGTTATATTTTGTTTATTAGTTAAAAAACTACAAGTATGAACAACTACCCATTCTCCTTGATTAGACATAATTAAACTCCTCTTTCATTAAAAATCTCTTTTAAATATAATATGATAAATATATATAATTTTAAGTTATAGGATACGGCTTTTACACCGTATCCTATAACTAAGGTATTATAACGATCACCTTTATTCTAAGGTAAGAGGACTTATAAATTAAGGTCTGTATGCATCAAGAATCTGGTATACATTAGAAATAGAACAAACGAATCCCATAGGGTTCTTAGGAATAAATGATTCTCTTGTATTAGCAACCATTCTGTTGATAACTTCTCTTCTTGTCTGAGTATAATGACCAACAGTTGTTCCAAATGTATAAAATGCACCCATGTTAAGTTCAGATTCTTTATCACTTACAACAGGGAATCCAATTATTTTACCAGAGTAATCAGCTTGAGTAGTTGTAAAGATTTCTAGTATTGTGTCGTTATCAAGAACAAGTCTGTAACCAGCACCACCATCAATGAATTCAGAACCATTTTCAAAATGAGTATAGGTAAATTTTCTTCCAAGTACAAGACCAAGAACATCACCAGAAGTGAACACTCTATATCTTGCCATGGAACCACCAAGTTGCTGCTGGAATTTAGTAACCTGATGAATATTAGTTACTAGTTCAAGAAGTTTCTGAACTGCTTCCTGCTTAACGTTACCAGGTAGATCGATAGGTTGTAGAGTTTTATGTACAGCAACATCAAGACCATCTGTAGCAACAAAAGGTAGAACTTTAGAACCTGCGACGAATAGATCATCCCAACCATTAGCTTGATATCTACCATTAACATCGATCTTAACATTAGCTTCTGTTTCCATAAGAGTGGTGTAGATATCGTCCATAAGTTTACCACCCTGACCAATATCAATAATAGCATTGATAACACTCATTGCTCTTGAAGCATCAGATTCAACATTGTCCATAATGGTTTCACTATAGAAGTAGTTAGTACCAGTAGGAAGATTATATGTTGGTTCACTGATAAGGTTAGTAACTTCCAACGAAGACTTGGAAAGGTTTTCTTCAGAGAATTCTGCGAATGGTTTCCATTCTGTAAGTTTATTACCATTAGCATTAGTTTGAAGAAGTGCTAGTAGAGCATCCGCAGGAGCCTGTGGAGCAGCACCACCAATACCAACAGCTTTAATTGGTGTAAATGACGGAAGGAAATTACCCTGTCCATTACGTAGAAGAATGTCAACACTAAATGCCAGGTCGAATACAATTTCTTCACCAGCAGCAAGAGCAGTACTAAAGATAGACGAAACGGTTCCATCGACTTTTTTGGATTCAGCTGTAAATGCTACTTGAGTATTGTAGTTACAAATTCTTTTAGAGCCATCGGCATTAGTCATCATAGAAAGTCTACCACGATTTTTACCAATGGCAACTTTAAAAAATTCTTCAGTTGTACCATCATAAACACGAACTACAACATGTTCTACATACACAGAATCAGCAATAGTATCAGTTTTATTGAATGATTCATAACCAGGTCTATTTTCATTAAGACTTAGTTTAAGAAGATCGAATTTACCAGGAGCAAGAATACCATCTTCAATAACTGGTTCTCCATTAATAGCAAGAACTTCAACTCTAGGAAGATTAGGTTTAACTAAAGAATCATCTTCATAAAGATAAACAAGTTTAGTGTAATCACTATCTTCATTGCTGTTTTGAATAGTATCGTCAAAGAAAACTGGATCAGATTTAATAAATCTAATAATAGCATCTTTAGTAGGAATAACAGGAACAAGTTTATGAGTTAGACTTGCATGATATCTTAGAATATCCACAGAAGTAGTCATTCTAATATCAGAAGTAACTTTATCAATTTCAACACCAAAAGACTGGTTATTTGGCTTAAGGAAATTGAAAGAGTTATTAATAGGTGTAATAGATTTATACCCACTAACTTTCATTGGGTTATCACTTAGGTTAAGAGCAAATGCTGCTGACTTACCACCATGAGTAGTAACTTTATTTAGAGTATAAAGTGTCTGTTCTGCGATAGATCTAGCATTAGGTCTCACAGATTCACTAATTGAATTTTTAACAAAATCAAAAACAGGATCAATATTAATAGCATCAAAACCCATACCAGCTTGATTAAGTGTTGGGTTAAGGACATAAGCACCAGTATCTGTTGATGTGTTAGCAAGACCAATTTCGTCATTTAGTCTATCGAACTGATCAAGAATAACCTTTGCTCTTTTAGTAATAGGTGTGCTAATTTTATCAGGTTCTTTGAAATAATCATCTTTATCTAGTCTAGCTAGGGCTGCGTTAAGATTTAGAGTGTCACTCATTTATAAATTCTCCTTATTATTTTTTAAAAACTTTAATTTCTTCAAAAATAGCCATAAGTGTTTTTACACTAATTAAATAAATCCAATGAGATTTAAAATATTTTAGTTTAGCTATTTCCGAAGCAGGTAAATTACCTGGATTGGCCAATACTTTATTAAGTTTTTTAATTATTTCTTCTCTTAGAGCTAATTCGGCAAGTGTTGGATCGCCATCATTAAGCTCCATCTCAATACCTTTTTTGTCAAATTCGGAAATATGTTCTATTTTGGGTTCAGGTTCTCCACCAGTATCTTCTTCACCTTCTTCAGTGGATACATCATCGCCTTCAACTTCATCATCTAGAGGATCTTCATCATCGTCACCTAAATCTTCATCTCCTAGATCTTCATCTTCCAAATCTGAATCTGTTTCTTCTTCGCCAATATCTTCTTCATCTTCTTCAACGGATAAGTCTTCGTCGATTTCTTCATCTTCTAATCCTTCTTCATCCGCTGCGTTTAACTTAGTTATAAAATTATAACTATTTTGTAATACATTTTCAGAACTTGTTAACGATTTTAATAAAGTATCTTTATTTTGTTCATTTATTGTAATATAACTTAATAATCGTTGATCAATATTTTTATCATAATTAATTATAATATATTTATAAAGTTCGATTTGTTCATTAAATGGAACTCTATATTTAGTATAAATTTTATTTGCTATTTGAAAAAAATTAACTAATTCTTGATATATAATATCATTACATTTTTCTCTATTCATATCATTAGGATTAAAATATTTAATTATTGATTTATTTATAAATGAAAATAATTGTTGTAATCTACTACTATTAAATTTATCTCTTATTATTAATAAGTTTGTAATTAGAGAAAAAAGTTTAATATGATTAAATTCACTTAAATCTAAACTATTTATATACTCAAAAAAAAGTACAACACCATAACCTTCATTATTAAAATCTAATGATCCACCATTACTATTAATAATGATATCATCTATAACTACACTTTTATTATTTTTATAATTTAATTTTAATAAACCAGTATTTTTAAAATTATTATATTCATCAATATAGTTTCTAATATGTGGTGAATTTCCTCGTTTATAAAAAGATAAAAATAAAATTAATCCTTTTATAATATCATAATTACCAACTGATGGAATAACATTAGATATATTATCTTCTTCTAAGAACATAGATAAAAATACAGGTAAATGATCTTCAATAGAAAAAGTAATATTTTGTTCTTCCATATTGTTTAATACAATTAAAACTTTATTTAATGTATTATAATAAAGTCTATTTTCTTTATATTGACTTTCTTTTATTAATAATTTAATTTTAAAATCTAAATCTTTTTTTATATCATCGAAAATAGAATTGAATACATTATCTTGAATCTGTAAAAATAGCTTAGAATAAATATCAATAAATTTTTGTCTTGTGATAAATCTTATTTTATCATAAAATGATAATTTATTATACATCGAATTAGTATTATTAATCCATTGATCATAATTGTTAGTATATTTTGTACTAATATATAAATTAAATATTTCTCCCATTGTATTATTATTCTCCTTAAATTTTAAAAATTAATTCCTTTTTATAATTCTATATAAAATGAATACTTATGCTAGATTGGAGCGTTACTAAAATGATAACTATTGAAACCGATACTCTAATAGATTGTATATATTTATTAGCTAAATCTAATACAGATTTAGATAAAAAATTAATAGATAAAATACTGGTATTATTTGATAAAGAAAGTGAAAAATCAGAAGGTTTAGCTTCCCAAACTAATTATATATTATGTAATATAATTCAGAATATAATTAATAATAACTCCTCTATAGATAAATCAGATTTACAAAAAATATATTTAAAAATAAAATCATCAGAAAATATTATGGATGACGATCCTGATATAATACATAGTATTCAGTATATAATAGAAGATGATCCTGATTTAGAAAAGATAAGAGGATTACGAAATAAATTAAATAAAACTATTTTATGGTATGATTATAATAATAAAATACAATTAATGATGAAAAATGCTACTAAATGTAAATATAGTATTAATAATTTAAAACAAGATGAATTATTAAGTAATATTTTGAATATAGCTAAAGAATTTACACCATTAGAATCATTAGAAGAATCTAGACACGCTATTATAGATGAAATAGATTTTGATAATGAAGAAGAAACTTTAAAAGCAATGAGAGCTTTTAAAAATAGAACAACAGGTGATGTTTTAAAATTAGGTTTACAAGGTCTTCAATTAATGACTGGAGAGAATAATGGAATAAGATTAGGTGAATCAGTTTTATTTTATGCACTATCTCATAATTATAAATCTTCTATGTTATTAAAATTTGCTAGATGGATAATGGCTTATAATATTCCAGAAGTAGATCCTGGATTAAAACCATTATGTTGTTTTATTTCATTAGAAAATGATGTTATTAAGAACCTTAATAAAATATATAAAGAAGTTTATTTAGAAAAATTTGGAGTATTCCCAGAAGATAATATAGAAGAACATGAATTATTAGCTTTTCTTAAAAAAGAATTGGTTAAAAATGGTTGGTCTTTTAAGATATATAGAAAAATAGGTGATACATTTGGTTTTAGAGAATACACTGCTTTAACTGAAAAACTTAAAAAAGAAGGTTTTCAGTTAATGGCTATGATAATAGATTATGTGACTCTAATGGCAACAGAAGGTGAAAAAACTGCTTTTAGTTTAGGAGATTTATATTCTAGTATAAAGAACCATGCTAATTATAATAATTATGCATTAATAAGTGCGGCTCAGTTAAATGATAAAGCAACAGAAATAGTTAACTCAGGTATTCCTAATTTTATTATGAGATTTAATACTAACTGTATAGGTAAATGTAAGAGATTAGAAGAAGAAGTAGATTTATCTATTTTCTTAAATATAGAAAAAGGTGCAGATGGAAGATCTTATTTATGCGTTAGACGAAAGAAACATCGATATGTTGATAATACCCCAGAAGAATATAAATATTTTGCACAACCATTCGATCCAATATATGGTATTAAAGATGATATAGATAAAGAACCAACATTTGTAAGAGATATTCATGTAGTAGATTTAAAACAAGAAGAAGAACAAACTGATATAGTTACATTTTTAAATAATTTATAAATATTAATATAGATAGATGAGGATAAAACCTCATCTATCTATATATTATCTTCCAGTATACATATGTAAAGTCGCAACACATTGAAAAATGTCATTTATTCCATCACCATTAACTTTAACTTTTATAATAGAATAATCTATTCTTCTAAATGTTGCATCGACAGTTTTATATTTATCTTTATCTTCATAATGATATTTAACTTGAGTACCTGGTTCTATCTCTATGAAAGGATCGGCACTATACCACATTAAACTAGTAGCTATATTTTGTAAACTATACATTAATGATTCATAAATATATGGGTTACCATAACTATTAGCATATTTTACTGATAATGTATTTTCTCCATCTAAAGATTGGATATCAGTTAACTCCATTAATTTAACAGTATTTTTTATATCTACATTTTTTTTATCATTATTGAGACTAGATTTTTTATCTAGTATTTCTTCTTTAGAAGTAATTAACAATGTATTAGCTATATTCTCAACATTAGAAGCTTGAGGGTCATTATTAACAACAGGTGAATTATTTATTATATGTAAATCATTTTCAATGAAAGTATGATAATTTTTACCACCTAAATACGATTGTTCATCCACGCTATAAATATGAACTGTTGAATTTATATCCCATACTTTATTCATAGATATTTCATATCTAGGGTAAATATATAAACAATCATTAAGAATATAATAAGTTATATCTTTTCTATAAATACCATAAACTGATTGTAAATAAAAAAATAAATTAGTTATATCTCTGGTAGAAGGAATATATAAATTATTATAAAATCTAGTATTATCAGGTAATGCTAGTTTATATTTAGAAATACCAAAAATAGAATGGGCCATTAAAATTATATTTTCAATATTAGAACTATATAAACCATTCAATTGTATTTTCCTAACAATATATTCTTTAGGATCTATTAATTGAGCTGAAATATTAATTTCATTAGCCATCTGTTCATCTGTTTCCTGAATACCGTTTCGCCCATAAATTCTTTCTTTAGATATAACTTTTAATAAATCTACTTTATCTTTAAATATTATTTTAGATTTTAAAGTTTTATAAGGTTTATTATCTACATTTAAATCACTATCACATTTTCTAAATTCTATGATAGAATAAAGATTCTCATATTCATTACATGCATTGATATAATCTTTTAAATACATTTTAAAATCTACTTCAATATAATCCATTATATTTGATTCTAAATCTCTAATTATATCTATCCGCGATGGTGATCCAATATATATTTCGTAACCAGTTGCTGGATTAATTAATTTCATTCTAATTACAAAGAAATTATAATCATCAGATTCAGATATTTTTTTTACTATATTTTCTATAGATTTATGAAGTTTAATATTTGCCATTTTATTTAAAAACCTTTAATATTTATATTGTTTTAATTTTTTATCAAGTAATGTGTAATTAGATGATTTTTGTAATCTTTTATCTCTATGAATGTTATCTTCAACAAATTTACTATATTGATTATGTAGTTTTATACAACCATCTCGAATTAATTTAACTTCACCATTGTTTAAATCATAATTCTCTGCTTGATAATCTAAATATTCTTCTAATACTTTTATAATATCCGGTATGTGGTCAATATCTATCAAAGCGTATTCTGTTTCGGTTAAAGTAAAATCTATCAGTTGTGATATAGATACTTTACCTTGGTGAACCCTATCATTTTGATTATCCATATCTGCTAATAGTGGGATACCATATTTAATTTTTAATGGGTGGGGTCTACCAACTAAAATTCTTCCTTTTTTTTTAATTCTATGTAACGGTGCATCCATTAATTCTTCTAACGAATAAAATATTATATTTGTTTTAAACATAGTAAAGACTCTTCCTTTTATTTTTATTTAATTAATCTATACATATATTCTTTTAATAAATAAATTAAAATAGGTATATGATAAAATTTATCTTTATCTGAAAATGTTTTATATTGTAATGCATAAGATATAATTTCATCTATTGTTAAAGTTTTATTTATTTTTTTTATTAATATATTTTCCATAGTAGTAAACCCAGTATAAGTAGAAGGGTCTTCTAATATTGGTCCATATCCGATACAATTAGATTGGTCTTCGTCTGTACAAAATGGATCTATACCTATAGGTTTACCTAGATATTCATAAAATTCTTTAGAGAAAATATATAATTCTGATGCATAACAAGTATTATCTCTATTAGTAGTAATATAAGTTCTATTTATTAAGTTATTTATATTAATATCTGAATTAGAAAATGTATGTTTTTTCAAATAAAGAAATGGGTTTATATCATTTAATTCTATATCATAATCAGAATGTATTACATCGAATATGGTGTATTCCATAAAATCTTTAATTAAAAAAGATCTAGGTAAAGTAAATGTTTCACTAAAATCAGTAATTTTATTAAGAAATTCTATTACAAATATATCATAAATATTATCATTTCTAAATATAGTTTTATATCTATTATCATAAAATAATTTATAGTAATATTGTATCATAGCTGATACTAATTCTTTAGCTGTTTCGAAATCAACATATTCTTCAGTATCTAAATATAAAGAATCATCACCAGATAGAAATCCATTTTCATTAAAATAAACTTCTTTAATACAAGCTTTTTTTACTTCATCTAATGATGCTTGATCTAAAAATCCTCTTAAATAAAAATTAATTTTAAATACAGTATTTTGAAATGGTGATAATCGTTCAGTATCACTTATAACAAATAAACCTAATTGATTATTTTCTAATGGATATAAAAATACGTCACCTTTATTAGGTTCAAATTTAGGATAAGTTATTCCAGTCCCAGTTACAGAACTTATATTCCCTTCAGTATCATAACTATATTCAAATGAATTAATTAGTTTAAAAATAAAATTATGAATACATAACATGGGAGTTTTTATAGCCGATTCATTAGTAGAAATATAATTATAACTTGTTTGAGATAAAACCGATTGATCATATTTTTGATAATAAGAACATTCTATTTTACTACCTGACAAAGAAGCAATAATAGATCTAATAGTATTAACATCTCTATCAGTATTTAAACTAGATCTAATAGTACTTATATCTTTTATTGTAGCTAAATCTTCTATATTATCATACGTCGTGTCTACTATAGGTTCATTTTGTATTTCTTCTATAGATTGATCTGGGTTAAGTATTGCGTCTGCTAACGTTGATGTCGACATTCCATCTCTTGATGTATTTATTATACCCATAACATTCTCCTTTACTTAAAACAACCCTATAAGAACTTTTAAAATCTACATTAGGTATTGTTAAAATATTATTATTAAAATTTAAAAGTGCAGGCTCAACTTGTTCGTCATTATTGAATACTTGTAATAGTATTTTGGGATTTTGATAATAATAAAGACAATTATTATTATCTTCATTAAGGCATTCTAGAGTATATTCAGTTAAAGCCAAATGATCTAATGGACCTGATAAATCCAATGTAGTATATTCGCCTTCATCTAATGTAAAAAGAATAGACATAAAAGGAGAATAATCTTTTGTATTATTTAAATACGATCCAACAGGAATTTGCCATGTATCAAACCATGGAATATAAACAAATACTGATTCAAAATAAGGTTTATTATCAGTTGATTCATTTACATATTTATCATATTTTTTAATAGGAATATTATAATACTTATCTCGTAAATTACAATAAGTTTGGAAATAATTATCCAATGATTTAGCATCATAGTGTCCATCTATATGTAATTTAGATTCAAAATCTGCATTAGGCCATATGTCTTCTGGTATTAATTTATTATTAATAGATTCTGGATATTGTAAAAATAATATAGTTGGAACATCTATTAGAAAATTTACTTGAAACTCTATAGCAAAATGATTAGCTACTTGTTCTACTTGTATGGTTTCTATATTATCTTGTTCCATCAATATATCTACAGGAACATCTATATTAGCATGTCTAATTACTAATTCTTTTCTTGTACCAAAACTATTAGAATTAAATGTAATAGAATTACCACTATTATCTTTTAAATAGTTATAAAAATTATTAATATCTAAATCTAATAATTTATAAAGTATAAATTGTATTAAAAGTATATTACTAGGTACTGACATATCATAAGCAAAATTCAATGGTATATTAGCAAATTTTGATCCATATACGTTAAACATTCTTATCATAAAATTACGTGCATGGGTTATATCTAAAAATAATGCTCTTATATCTAAAGTCATTTTCATAGGAGCTCTAATACTATGTAATGAAATATTATGTTCTTCGTCATTAAATATAGGCGTTGTCCTATTAATTTTATTACTTGTAAATCCTTGATAACCTAGACTTTTAGGTTTTATATTTTCTACATTAGAAGGATTAAAAATTTCAGTAACTCTACAATTAATTCTATTATCATTTAATTTAATATTATTATTTTTAGTTTTAGTTTTCGAACCACTAGAAGAATTGTGGTAATAATAAAAATTATTATCAAAGAAATTAATAAAACCTAATTTATCTAATATTTTCATTAAAGCTTGTTGTGCTAATGGTTTTAATAAATTTTTATCATAATCTGAAAATGTATCATGAAAGATTTGCATTATCCAAGGTACTCCTCTTTTTTATAAAGAATTAAAAAATATATGTAATAATTATCTTATATAAAATAAAAACAAATTAAAAGGAAATGTTAAATATGAGTCTAATAGATATTAATTATGAACCAATTCATTTTGTTCATTTTAACACGGATACTGTATGGGATTTATTAACAGGAACTTTTGTAAGAGGAACATCAGGAGAATGGTTATTAGATGGTGGATTACCGGCGTTACAAAGTTGTATAGTTGGAAAAGAACAATGTTATAAAAGTACTCTATTAATGAGTTTGTTTGGTAGAGTAATGGTTATTTATAAAGAAATAAAAGAAGCATTAGAATATGATAGCGAAAATACTTTGATCAATGCAGAACAGAGATTAATATCTTTATTTGGAAAAGAAAATGGAACCGAATTATATAAAAGACTAAAACTTATTTCTCCAGCACATGGAATAAAAATGGGAGAATTGTTTAAAATAATTATAGGTATTGTTAAAAAGAAAATGGAAAATATTAATGATTATAAAAAAGAAACTCCATTTCTTAATACATCAACAGGTAAGGGATTAAAAACTTTAATACCAACACCAATAATTATAGATAGTTATTCTGCATTACAGAGTAAAGTTGAATTAGATGATTATGATAAGAAGAATTTAGAAACAGATACTAATACGCTTTATATGAGAGATGCAAATACTAAAACTAAATTCACAAGAGCTGCTAATGGATTTTGTGGTGAAGCTGGTATAATGCTATTGTCTACAGGTCATGTTGGTGATATTAGTGATATAGGACCTTTTCCTACAACAACCAAACAACTTCAATATCAAAAACACAATACAAAAATAAAACAAGTTGGTTCACAATATACTTTTTTAAATACAATTGCGGCTGAAGTACAAACACCCAAACCTCTTCAAGATTCCAATAAAGAATGTAAATACCCAGTTGATTATGATAATAATCCAGTTGAACTCAATGAAATTATTATTACACTTCAGAGATGTAAAAATAATACTTCAGGTAAATCTATTCCTATAGTAGTTTCTCAATATGAAGGTTTATTAGAAGAAGTAACTGAATATAATATTTTAACTAATACTAAAATGGGAAATGGATTTGGATTTAATAAACAAAGAGCACCTCATCATTTGTTGTTATTACCTGATGTTTCTATTAATGCTAAAAATTTAAGAACTGTTGTACGGGATTATAAAGTTAAAAGAGCATTACAGATTACATTCCATTTGTATTTTATTCAAGCATTTTGGAATACATCTAATTTTCCTTATAAAGTAGATTATAAGCCAGAAGAATTTGTAGAAGCAATTAAAAAAAGTAAAAAACTAACTATAGATAAAATACTTAATAGTAGAAGTTATTGGGTATTTGATCCTAAAAAAGAAAAATATCCTTATTTGTCAATAATGGATATATTAGAAATATTAGAATCTGAAAGGAAATAATATTTTAATTATGGATTTAACTATTATAGAAGAAAAATATTTAGATGTTATTGATAAAGTTGATAGTATATTTAGTAAGTCTAATACTTCATTAACTAAAATAGCATCTAGAGGATTAAGTGATTTAAATAATTTTTTAGAATTTAAAGTTTTTGATAATGATAAATTAGAAAGATTATCTTCTGATTTAAAATACCAAGACATTATACAAAATAATTTTGGTAGATCTAATAATCAAATAGATAATAAATTAATGACATTAACAATGGAAGCGGGTTGTGCTCCAGCAGAGATTATTAAACAATGTGTAGCTCAAATAGAATCTAAAAGATCAGCATTAGAAACTAATAAAAATAAAATTTATGAACAAAAAATAAATTTATCCAAATATAAAAAGGAAATAGTTTTATTAGATAAAAAAATAAATATATTAAAAAATAATAAAACAGATAATGAATTAGATAATATAAATACTGAATTAGAAATAATAGAATTAGAAGCAAGAATAGATTATTTAAAAAATAAAATGGTTGAATTGGTTAGTTCTATTAATAGTTCTATAGTCTATATAGAAGGTTGTTTAAAAGAAATAGCTTCATTTAATGAAGTATATATAAGTATCTGTGAAAAGCTTGGGTGGGAACCTGATAATTGGTCAGAAACTGATTTAATGGAATTGGATCTTAAAGGTAAAATACGAAAAGGTTTTACCCAATCTTATTATGATATTATATCTTCAGGTGTAATAGGTAATGGAACATTACATTGGTTATATGGGTTGGGAATAAATCCACAAGTAGCAACTAAATTAGTTAATGATTTTATTTCATTAGAAAAAGAAGAAATGGAAAAAGCAGCAAATCCTTTTCCTTATTCAGAAAATGAAAATGAGAAAAAATATTCAGATGTCTATAATGTAACTTTTAATAATTATGGGTTATATTGTGGTAAAATAAATAAAATACCTAATAGTGACAATATTTCTATTATACCACCTTATAATAAAGTTTCTATAAACAATAAAAAACATTCAATATCAGAAATCATAGTTGATAAAGATTACAATATTATTTTATTTAAATTAGATGATAATGAATTGAGTATCGAAATAGATAATATAAATGAAAAAGAATTTTTAGTATTACCTAATTTTATTAATAATGAATTATTAGAAAATTGGTTAAATACTATAGAAAATATATTTATTACTAATTTTTTCAATAATATATCTAAAATGGGATTAGATCAATTAATAAATGAAGAATTTGTTTTTTTAAATAAATAATTATATATTACATAAGTGAGTTAATTCTCACTTATGTAATATAACATTTTATAACTAAACCATTTTAATTAAATTTAAAGGATAAATAAATGAATATAGGTAATTATACTAATCTAAAATTAAAAGAAAAAGACATACCAATATCATCATACACTGATGTACTTTTAGCACAAAATAGAGTAGAAAATCTATTGATTTCTCTGGATATTTTAATGGCTTTTAAAAAAACTATTAAAAATAATAAATTTACTCCCGAATTAAAATCTTATATAACTAATATTGGTTTAATAGAAATTTATAATGATGAAGATAAACTATTATTAAATTCACTTGTAGAAGATCCCGATAATGAAATTCTTAATAATAATTTTATTAAAAGATCTATTGATGTTGTATGGTCATTAATAAAAAAAATATTAGGATTTATAAAAAATCTTTTTGATAAGATAAAAGGATGGATAACTAACTCTACTAAAAAAAATAATATCAAACAAAAAGAATCAGAAAAGATTAATAAAGAATTAAATAATATGATTAAAAAGTCTAATGATATTATTAGTACTATTAATAAAGAAATGTCGACTAATAAACATATAGATCCAGAACATTTTTATATAGATGATTTTGAATATCTCAAAGAGATAAATTATAACACAGATTATTTTATTCCATATTTAAGACCTTCTAATAAAAGTTTTATACCATTAATAAAAAGACAAATTAAGTTGAAATCAATGGATTTAAATGTATATGATAAATATTTTATTAATGGATTTTTTGTATTAGAAGTTAATAATTTAATAGATATGATATCTAATCTAGGTATTAATAAACTTTTAAAATCTGTTGATCATTTTAAAAAGAAAGAATATATAGATAATATTATGTTAGACGTAATGTTATTAGAATTAGAAAAATATAATTTCTTTAAAATATTTAACGAATCTATTGTTAATAATAAATTAATTAATGATATACTAATAATAGACCCAGAAGTTTCTCCTAATAGATTTGTGAATAATGTCGATGAAGTTTTAAAAGTAGAAGAAAAACCAATACCTATGACAAGTACATTTATATACAGAAATATAAATATTGAAAATTGTTCCTTAGAAGAACTATTTGGAGATAATAATAACAATATTGAAAAAAATGAACAAACTATTACTCAAATAATAAATCTTTGTGCTAAATTAAATAGTACATTTAGGGTATTCGAAGAAGCATATAAAGTTATGGAAAGAGTTCATCAAGTTGAATATCAAAAACAAATGTTATCACCTGAACAAATAGAATTAATTTATGCATATTTATTAGAAATTAATAATTATTTAAATTTTAATTCATCTCTTTTAAATTATTGTTTAGCTGTTTCTGATGTATTATTGGATATGAATAATTACACTAAAAAAGCATTAGTTATTATGGTAGATAAATATTTAGATTATATAAATTCTAATAATCTTAAAATAAATGAACATAACAATAGAATTAAAAAAAGGAATAATTAAACTATTATGATTGATATAAATGATTATAAAAAACCAGAATATATATTAGATCAAGAGTCTTTGGAACTTGCTTTAGCAGAATTACATAATATTAAAAAAATATTACTTAATAATTCTGATAATGAAATAGTTCTCAATGGATTTATTATTACCGATATAATTTCAACTATGTTTCAAGCTCTTCGTAATGTATTTAGTAATATTTTAAAAAACAAGATGTTTTCTTTTAATGTTAATAAATCTGAGTTTAAAATATTTTATAGTTCTAATACTAAAAAGATACAAAGAGTATTATCTCTTCCATGGGAATCTATTTCGGATATAGAAGTTGATTTTCCAAGAGGTATGAAGACTGATTATTTGACTGTCATAAACAATATTAATTCAACTTACAATATTCTTAATATGAAAGATACTTCTAATAATATTGTAAGAATATTAACTGATATTTTTACTGATCTAGTTAAGTTAAATAAATTATCTAATATAGTGGATAATAATCAAATAAACGCATTAGATGATAAAATAAATAGATGTGATAAATTAGTATCTAAAAATTTTGAAGATAAAAGAACATTTACTAAACCTTTAAAGAAATTATTTAAAGATAATAATGATCTAAAATTAGTTACTAATGATTTATTAACTATGGAACAAAATATTCTTAATGTAACTACTATATTTGATAATATGAAAAAGTGTGAAAATAAATGTGATGATATAATTAATAAATTAGAAGTTATGGAAGATAAAGATATAGATAAAACTATATTAGCTAATCTAAGTGATTATGTAAAAAATATAGCAGGATTATTCGAATCTTATTCTGTTAATGTAACGACACATACCGTTATTGAGCATAATATGATTTATGTGATAAAAGAACTAGGTGTAAAAAATAAAATATTTTAATATATATACTAGGAGTGTAAAAACTCCTAGTATATATTACTATTATTCAATTTATTTTTATTTATATATATCTATTATACGAATACAAAATAATATTAACTTTTTTATTAATAAGGAATAAATAAAAATGAATGAAACCGGTTTTAATGAACAGTTTGAAAAAGTAAAACAACAATTAACAGAATTAAGTATAAACCACGAAGAATCAAAAAAAGAACTATATGATTTAAAGGAAAGAATAAAATTATTAAAGGAGAAATCATATATTTTTTATAATAACCAATTAAGTGTTAAGGAGTAATAATTAAAATGGAAAATAAAAAATTATTTATTAAACTAATATTGTTTGTAATATATCTTGTAATAGTTAGTAATATACATTTAATCAATATACCCTATGTTAGTTATATTGTTTATTGTACTATCATAATAACAATGACATTTCAATTAAAAAATATTTTTTCTGATATTACCATGTTTAATAAAATAAATAATGAAGTATCAAGCAAATTATCATTATTTTACAACATATTCTGTTGTATTTATATACATATACTTGGATTATCTATAATTAACTTTTTTGATTTAGGTAAATATTATTCATCATTATTGGATATGTTTATGCTTGGTCTAATATTAACAATAAATTTAATAGGACCAATAGAATATCAATTAGGTATTTTAATTGAAAACAATGAAGAAAAAACAAAATAAGTTTTAATATAAGAGAGGGAATAAAACCCTCTCTTATATTTTTTTATAAAAGGTTATCATTATATATAAATATTAATTAGGTAACACTAATTAACTATTTATTAGAGTACGGATAATATCGGAAAATTCACTTATATTAGATCTATTCCATATTCTTTGTTCTGAACATTGCTTAGTGAATCTTTCATATCTTTGTAAAAATAATTCGGTAAATCCTGAAGAAGGATAAAATTCACATATAGATTTCATAATGTAAAATAAATCACTATACATAAGAAATTTTATTCCAATATTTTGTCTTATATCTTCCATATACCAATTATATTCCAATTCATTAAATAAATGAATAATAGATTTATTATTTATCCAAGGTATATTTAAGAAATCTTCTGGTTTTAATGCACCTATTTTTACATCTAATATTTTATCCTCTAATTCATCCACTAGATCTGAATAGTTGGTAATATATAACATTGGTAATGATTCAGGTATTTCATCATTTATAACATCTATTATCATATTTTTTAAATATATAGTTAAACTATCATCTATTAAGTTATAGAATTCGGTATGTATAAAGTTTTCTCTAACTTTATTAATATTATAATTTTCTTCTTTAATAGATTTTAATTTAGTGATATATTTAATTATTAATACAACTATATCAACAACTACAATTCCATATGAGGGACCATTATTTTTAAATGTTAAATTAAAATTATATTGGTCTGGTAATTTTTTAGAATCATGTGTTATTATTTTTATACATTCTATTTTTTTCCAAGTATTGTAATCTGGATTATTAATAGGTAGATTTCTAAGTGGATTTTTCCTTGATGTTGGAATTAAATATTCTATTGTATCTTTTCCATCTTTATTATAAAGAAAAATATTTTCTTGAGGTTGTATATCGTAAGGTGAAGAAAGTATTTCACAAAATATATCATATCTATTTAATATATAATCAAAATAAATAGAACTTATAGATTTATCTTCTAAAATATTTTCATAAGTAACATGTGATAATAAATAATTTATTTTTTGAAAAGCAGTAGATCTTTTTAAATGATCTTTTTCAAATCTTGAACCTAAAAAAATATTAAGTTTATTATTAACATTATTTATTAATCTATCCCAAGTTCTTATAGTTTTTTTTACATTAGTATTGTAATTAGGTAATTTAATCATAGTAATATATTTTAACTCCATAAATATTTTATTGGTTAATTTACTTTAGTTATAAAATAAGGATTATAGTAAAAATAATCATAAAAAAATACATACTATAATCATTTAATAAGTAGTTAATCCAGATATCTGGATTACTATTTTTTCAATCAATTTTCATTTATATATTTCTATAATGAAAGATTCAATTGATTGAATTTTTTAATAATTATTAAAATGTTTAATTTATTTATTTAAGAAAGGATTTTAAGAAATGGTCGAAATCAATGTACAGAAAAAAAAGTTTAATGAAGGTTCTGAAACATCTCCAATAAGAATGAGTAATCTTGATAAAAAGCTTAATTCTTATACAAAAGGATCAAGTCTGTCTCCTGCAGGACTTGAATACAGAAATACCATCATCGATGCACTGGTTGATAAAAATCTTATCAACCCAGATGATGTTAAGTCCATGTTTCTTCATGGATATGGTGAAGTTGTATTTCTTAAAGGTATTAAAGATAATGTTTTTGCTCTTATTATGAAAAGAGGTAGAAATATTAACAATCCACCACCAACTACAAGAATGAAAGAAATTACCCATAAGATGCGTAGTATGTATAGCCCGAAAGCATCTTTGTTTGATCTTCTTGTTATTAATGAGGAAGATTATCATCTTGTTGATGTTGCATGCAGACACATTATTAATGCTTTTGTATATGCAACTGATACCAATAAACTTACACTTGCAGATGTTGGTGGTCATGGTAACGCAAACCCAGAGAAGAAATTCTACATAGACACTAATTATTACAATGTAATGTCTATGGTTGATCAAACATGTGTTCATGCTGTAAAACCAAGAATTGATTATGGTTTCGTATTGTCTGTTACAGATAATAATAATGATAATAACAGTTTTGAAAATAAAGAAGAACTTATTGTAGTTGGTGCTTATACTGACTTTCTTAAGAAAAGTCATATTTATCAACCACATGAAAAAGTAATAGTTCCAATTATTAACATTTCTTATATTGGTGCAGTAATGCCCGATAGAGAACTACTTGCTATAGTTCTCCCTATGATAGTAAAAGAATTTATCGAAAGTACAATGTGGATGCGTCCATATCTTACAAGAGGAGCAGAAGATAGCTTCAATCTTGGTGCATTCATTAATAAACCACAACTTACTGATCAAAATGAAGCTTTTCATATCATTAATAGCTTTTTCACATCACCTGAAATTGCTCTTATGGTATCCAATGGTAGACAGACTATTCCAGGTCTATCTGATTTCGTTTATGATCACTCTAAAGTTGTAAAATTTATGTATAAATTCTTGGGAGTTGATTCTTCCCAAGCAGATAAGGTGAATATAGCGAAACTAAAGATATTAAAATACTATACAGGTAACGTTCATACTACTGGTGCAGAACCTTTCCCAGTAGAAAGACTCGATTACCTATTCTTTAAAAACAGATTCCCAGAAGATGCTGGGTTGGAAGATGGTCTACTAACCAGATGGAATGATCCAATGGACCGTGTTCATTGTATTAATGAAAGAGGTTACAGAGACCAGTTTGATATTTGTTATGAAGATATGCAACTCTTTTTGGATGAAAAATTTATCATGACACTAGTAGACTGGGTTCTACCTTATATTGTTGTTGATTGTAATCCTGAAGACCAAATGAATTCAGCCATCAATGCCAATATGCTTGGTAATGGTGGATATTTTGGCATGGGTGGATTTAATTATGGTGGACCAACGAACGCAAATACATATGGTGGTAATGGATTCAACCCATATGGATTTAACTATTAATAAATAATTAAAAATAGAGTGGGATTAATTTTCCACTCTATTTTTTTGTTATAACAAGGACCAATATGAAAAAAGAAATATTTCCATTTAATGATCAATATGAAAAAGAAAATAATCCTATTGATATTGTGAAATATTTAGATCTTGGCTCTAATACTGCTAAAATAACAGATGTGATTGAAGAGTTATTTGGTGATTATAAATCTGAATTAGATTTTATTAATCATTGTAAATGTGGATATTTACATGGTAATTATTATTCTGATTATATAATTTGTCCTAAATGTGGAACTAAACCAACTTCCGCATTTTGTGATGATTTATCTTTTTCTACATGGATCAATGTAGAAGATGCATTAGGATATCCTCTATTACATCCAAGAGCTTATTCTATCTTAAAAAATTGGTTAGGTAGAGTAAATAAAAAATCTATTCTAGATATGATATTGGATGTAGACGCCGATCTACCAGAAGATTTAGCAGAAGTATTGAGTCAAGGTTACAAATATTTTTATGAAAATTTTGATTACATAATAAACTTTTTTGAAAATATATATAAACCAAAAAGAAAGAGAAAAACAATATCGGATTTCTTAAAATTGTTTGGTAATAATTTATGGGTAAAAAGATTACCAATACTAAATAGAAATCTACACATAATGACAGTAGTTGGAAAATTAAAGTTAGTTGATCCAACATCTAAATATATTGTCAATACAATAAATGAATTAGCAATTACAGTATTTAAAATTAATACCAATGTTGTTAAACAATCTCAAATAGATAGACAAATAAATAATATATATCAGAAATATTATGAATATTCATACCAAGTATTCTATAATAAAGTTCACGGAAAGAAAGGATTAAATAGAAAAAATATATTAGGATCTAGATTACACTTCACATATCGTGGAGTTGTTACACCAATAATAGATCAACACGATGGTGATGAGTTATTAATTCCTTGGCAAATCGGAGTTGCTTCTTTTAAATTAGAAATAATTAATATCTTAACAAAAAGGTATGGTTATAAAACTAATGAAGCTATGAAATTATATAGAAATAGTATATTAACTTATAATGAGTTAATAGATGAAATATTTCATATCTTAATTAAAGAATCTCCTCATAGAACATTAACATCAAATAAACATTGTATATTTTCTATATTCGGTAGAAATCCTGTGTTACAGTTTTTGAGTATTATGGGATTAGGTATAACAGAAATTAAAACAGATATACATGATAAATCTATTAATATATCTCCTAGAATATTAAAATATGCAAACATAGATTTTGATGGAGATGAGTTATTTGGTTTATTAATCAAAGAAAGAGATGAACAAGAAAAGTTTAAAGTACTTCATCCATGTTATGGGTTTTCTGACATGAAATATGGAAAAATATCCAATCAAATTAAACCATGTAATGAAGAAATTGCTCAATTGGAAAGTTGGTTAATGGATGATCCAGTTGACAAAGCATGGTGTATAGAAAACAATATAAAATAAATATATAACAGTAGACTTATTATTGTCTACTGTTATATTAATATCTCAATCTATATTGAGTTATATATTACTTTTAAAAACAATAAAAAAAAGGAGTCTTAAAAATGGAAAACGAAAAAGTATTTTATTGTACTACTTGTGGTAAAAAAAATAAATTATCAAACCATTTTAATGTATCATATAATAATTCTATTAAAAGAATTGTTTGTCCGGACTGCCAGAACCATTGTATTATATTTAATGGAATATCTATATCTGGTAACTTAACTAATGTATTATCTTTGGAAAATATTCTGAAAGCATATAATATTCTTCCTCAACCTGAACAAATATCTCCATTTAGGATACCACCACAATTTACATCTGATATTTATGGTCGTTGTAATCCATATAGCCAGAGGTTTAATTGTCATGTCACACAGTCAGATTCAGAACAATATATTGGATGTATTATAAATAGACTTAATAAACTTGAAAATGAAATGGAAGATCTTAAGAATAAAAAATAATAATTCACTATCTTTTTATATTAAATATTATTATAAAAAAAGGAGATAATTTTTCATGAATACAAATATTTTAATAGTATGTACATGTAACAATATTTTAACAGATGAAAATATTGTTAATGAAGATAGCGAAAATAATACAATAGCTTTATTTTGCAACAAATGTGAGTCATCTTATTCTCTACAAAAAAAGAATAATATTCTTGGCACTAAAGTTGATCTTCATATTGTCGGTACATCAGAACCAACAGAAGAAGAACCAAAAAATCTACAATACCAATTGTCAGATCCAGAGTCTGATGAACCAGAAAATGAAGTTGTTAAAAATGTTAAAGAAATATATGAAGGAGCTTCATTAGAAGAAGATAATCTAACTTCAGAAGATGAAAAAGAATCAACAGAAGAAGAAGTTATACCAGAACCAATAGAAGATACAGAAGAAGATGAATCAGATGATTCTGAAATTCAAGAAGTTTATGATATTTTAAATATTCTTCTAAATGATTATGATATCTATGAAATTGATTCTGAAAATATATTGGAATTAATATCTAATAATTGTAAATTCTTTGTTAAAAATGTAATTGACACGATAGAATTAAATATTCCAGAAATAATAGTACCGGAAGTTGCTAATTTATATCTGGATATTAAAGAAGAAGAAAAGCGAAATGCTAAAATTGATGAAATTACTATTTCAACAAATAATGATAATATTGATAATTTTATTAAATACATAAATCATATGAAAAAAGTTATCAATGAAACTATCGAAACAAAAATAATAAACAATATTTCTTTAATAAAAGAAGCTTTAAGTGAAAATAAAATAGATTTACATCTAATTAAAAATGGAGAAATCATACTTGAGGATTCTTTAGAAAATCAAGTAATAGATGTTATATCGCTTTCTTGTAATCAATTAATTAAAATGGAAATCACTAAATTAATTTCTATTGTTTATAATAAATTTAAAATTATTAGTTTGACAAAAGAGAATAAAAAGTATTTACTCTATGTATTAAATACTTTGTTTAGTGATTATACTGATGAATTCAATGAAATAATCATTTCTATTTTCTACTCATCTATAAAAGATGTGGTTCAAGAACAAATGGAAAATGATAATCATGAAGGGAATGTTGATGAAACTAATAATCTTATTAATGGATTTTCTTTCGATAATTATGAAGAAGAAATTCGTAATAATGAAATGGAAATTTATTCTATTGTAAAAGAGTTAATAGATAATAATCAAATCTATGCTCATGTATTTAAAGAGAATTATGGTCCAGAACGGAATGTTAATTCTCTTGTTCGGAGAATGTGTGATATAATTTTCCTTATGCTAAATGAAGTAGAAGCTATGGACATTGTACCAACGGATAACGAAAAAGCTATAATGAAAGATAATCTTAAAAATCAATTTGATAAAGCAGTTTCATTATACAAAATTATAATTGAAAAAGTTCATGAAGAAATACCTGACAATAAACTTTTTGAACAATTATATATAGCATTTAACAAAATAGAAGAATCTATATAATTTATAAGAGAGAGAATATTCTCTCTCTTATTTTTTTATTAAGAGGAATAAAATAATTATGAAAACAAATTCAATAACAGAATTATATACTTATAATTTTGACAATAAACAATTTCAAAATGTACTATTTATTTTTAATAAATCATATGAAAATTTTAAACAATTAAATCAAGAAAAAGAATTTACTAAATACAATATTGTGGTTAATTTTTTAAGAACTTATTTTGGTATGATAAAAGATATTTCGTTAGAACAAGAACTTAATGAAGTAATTAATTTAATAAATAACTATTTAAATAATAATATTTTAAATAATAAAGATTTAAATATTCTAAGAGAAAATGAAATATTTAAAAATCATATACTTTCACAATATCTCCACGATGATATAGATTGTAATTTATATATAAAAGAAATATTATTTACTATTTATAATTCATTAAAAAGGTTAAAGGAAAAACAATGATAAATAAAAAAATAGTATTAGTGTTTAATGGATATTCAGCTTCAGGTAAAGACACAATTAGAAATCATTTATGTGAATATTTAGAAGCTAAGTATAATTTAACTACTTATAAATTTACTTCTATGGATTTAACAAATGAAATCTTTATGGATAAATTAAATATTAATCCGTTTACTAATAAGACTAAAGAAAAAAGAAATTTCTTAGCTAATCATAAAAAATTATTAGTAGAATATGGTAATTTACCTAATATAGATTTTATTAATAAAGTTAAAAAATTAGATGGTAATATATTTACAACTATGATTAGAGAAAAAGAAGAAATATTAAATCTAAAAGAACTTTGTAAAAAAGAAGGATTTATATTTAAATTTATTTATATAGAAAATAGAAGCGTTAAATATGAAAATATTGGTAATGATGCAGATGATTTAGTTCCTTTAACAAAAGATATAGCAGATTATATTTTCTATAATGATTTTGATAAAAATGATAAAGATAAAAAAATAAATATATTTATTCTTAGACAAAAAATAAAAAAAGCTATAGATAAAACTTTAATACCAGAATTACTATTAGAAGAAAAAATGTCTGAAGAAGTTATGTGTATTAAAAGAAATTCTGTTCCTTGTACATATATAGAAAAAGATACAATGACTTATTTAAAATCTAAAAATCTTTGTTTATTAGAAAAAGAAAAATATTTTATTAAAAGATCTATATGTGAATATGATAAAGAATATAAACAATTAATTCCATATGTATTAATAAGATTAGATAATAAATTTTTGACATTTAAACGCAATGGTACAGAACAAAGATTACATGGGGAATATTCTATTGGTATAGGTGGACATGTTTCTAAAGGAGAATCTTTTTATAATGCTATATTTAGAGAGATCAAAGAAGAATTAGGAACTATTCCAGATATATTAGATATGAAATTCATAGGTTATATCAATGATGAAAAAAATGAAGTTAGTAGTTATCATTTAGGATTGGTGTATCTAATAGATATTGATAAATGGATAGATAGTAATTTTGATATAGAAGAAGAACTTGGTGGAAAAATTGAATTTTTATCTAAAGAAGAATTAGATGCAAAAAACATCGAGTCCTGGGGACGTTTATCTCTAAATTTGGTCTAATTTTAACAACATTGAGTAATGATAGGCTAATACTTTTTTAAGAAGGAATAAGGTTAAAATGAATAAAATATTTTTTGATACAGAATTTACAGGTTTACATAAAAATACAACTTTAATTAGTATAGGATTAATTAGTGAAAATACTGGGGATATATTTTATGCAGAATTTACCGATTACGATAAATCACAAATTGATGAATGGTTAACTACTAATGTAATAGCTAATTTGAAATTTAATGACAAAGAAGATTTTTTTAATAAATACGATAAAGAATATTCGGCTACTTTTGTAAAAGGAGATACTACATATATTAAACTATATTTAGAAGAATGGTTAAATAAACAAGGTAAATCTGAAATCTGGTCGGATTGTTTATCTTACGATTGGGTTTTATTTAATAATATTTGGGGAACAGCATTTGATATTCCTAAAAATATTTATTATATCCCATTTGACATATGCACTTTATTTAAGCTTAAAGGTATAGATCCTGATATTTCTAGAGAAGAATTTATAGAACTAGAATCTAAAAATGAAAAACACAATGCATTATTTGATGCAGAGGTTATACAAAAATGTTATCACAAACTAAACCTATTATAACAAGCTCTTATTATGCTAATTTAAAAAATATTAATAAAGGAAGTTTAATTAGTATAAGTAGATCTTGTCCTATTAAATCAGCTAAAATAAAATCTTATAGTCCTTTATTCCCTGAATGGGAAATTGTTAATAATATTAAAAAAGGATTAATAACAAAAGAAGAGTATACTAAATCTTATATAGAAAATACATTAAATCAATTAGATATAAATACTGTAATAAAAGATTTAATTATTTTATCTGGTAATGAACAAATTATTTATTTACTATGTTATGAAAAACCAACTGATTTTTGTCATAGACATTTGGTGATAGATTGGTTAGAACAAAGTGATAAAATAGAAATACTTAAGGAGTAAATAAAATATTATGACCGAAGATGAATTAGAACTAGAACTACCTCATATACGTTTATATCAAAAAGCTAAAGTAAATTTTAATCCTACAGGACAACCATCCATACACGAAGGAATTATAACTCTTATTAGTAGAAGAGGGATTAATATAAAAACCTTGTGTGGTGATAGATTTGTTAAATGGGATAATGTTATAGAAATAATTAAATAAATATATAAGTACTATGGGTTTATTTCCATAGTACTTTATTTTTTTATTTTTTTTCATTACATAATTATTTATATATTCCATTATTAGAGAGTAGATATCTACTCTCTAATAACTATATTAATTTAATTTAAAAGGAGAAATAAAATGACTAGATTAGAAAAATTAAAAGAAATAGCTAAGAAATATGGAACAGAAATAAAAGAGCCAATTTCTATTGGCCCTACAGGATACGCAGACCAATTCGATTCTTATGCTCCTAATACGTACGGGTATGATATACACGGGAGATTTGTTTATATACTTCCGGTTCTATCGGTTAAAGAAGTGTGTAATTCCGGAGAAGAAAGAATTGAAAAAAGCTGGAATACATTATTCCAACGTTATGTTGGAAACGAAGACGTTGTTGCGGCGGGATGTAATAACAACATCCCTTATCTGGTAAGTGCTGCGTTTGAATTTGAGTTGGAGAATCTGGAAAAGATTCTCGAGGGAGAAACAATAGAGGACAAGAGACTATTGTCAATAGTATATTTCTCTTTATAATATCACGGGGACTTCGGTCCCCCCACATATATTTTATTTTTTTTTTCAATCTATTTTTATTTATATATTTCTTTTATGATATAAACATTTAATTAAAAGGAGAATACTTAAAATGGAAATTGTTTATGGTGATATTTTTGATTATATTAACAATGATTATGTCTTAGTTCATGGTTGTAATTGTTTTTGTAATATGGGAGCAGGTATTGCAAGAACAATAAAAGATAATTATTTTGAAGCCTACAATGTAGATTGTAAAACTATAAAAGGAGATAAATCTAAATTAGGAGATTATTCTTCAGTAGATATTAAACGTAATAGTATTAATTTTACAATAGTTAATGCTTATACTCAATATCACTATGGTGGAAGAATCCGTAATGCTGATTATAACGCTATAAGATCGGTATTTAAAAAAATAGCTAAAGATTTTAATAACAGAATTATAATTTATCCCATGATAGGTGCCGGATTAGCGGGGGGAGATTGGAATATTATTTCTAAAATAATAGATGAAGAATTAATAAATATGAAACATATATGTGTAATATATAAAAAGGAGAAATAAATATGGATATTACTTATGAAAATAATATGATTATTTTTAATATAAATAGAAAATTCCAAATAACTATTAATTTAATTCCAACATTGTTTTTTTCAATATGGGATTTTAATTCTAAAAAATATAGTAGAATATATATATCATTTCTATTTATAGGTTTTTCAATAATGATTCCTCACCGAATAGGAAAAAAACCGATTAATGAATTAATTAATATGAGAGGAATAGATATTGATGAAAATGGAATTTATATAGGAACTAATAAAAAATTATATTCATTTAGTTTACCTTTTAAATTGTATATATTAGATCAATATCAATTAAATAAAGATAAAAAATGGATACCTTATAAAGTATCATTGAATGATAATGAATTATATACTAATCATTTTCATTATAAAGGTAAAGACTATAAAATTAATTTTATAGCTAAATATAAAGAGTGCTTAACTTGTGTCCCAAAATTCATTTATACCAAGCAGAAATACTTTGTAGAATTGGAATATAAGTCTCCATCAGGTAATGATAGGCTATATCATTCTATCATACTTTCTGATAAAGATTTTTCACTTAAAAAGAAATTGGAGCAAATATGAAAAAAATAATATATCACACAAAAAATACTCATAAACTTTTATTAAGTACAAAAAATTTCTGTATAGATTTAATTATTCATAAAAAAATAGAGTTAGGTATTTTGATATCTAATCAAAGATTATTAATTTCATTACCATTTTATGAAATTAATATAGAGTATGTTAGTGATCGTACTATAATAACAAAACTATCGGGATTTTATATAAGTTCAACAGAAAGAGTATTTAATATAATTAATTTAAAAAGAAATTATTTTAAAAGTATAAAATTTTAATGTTACTATATATAGTGGTCTATTAATAGACCACTATATATTTATTTATCAAAGGAGTTTATCATGGATTTGTCTTATAAGAAATTTGGTAGTGATTTGGTATTTTTATCGAATTGTAAAGATAGTGTAGTAATTACATCTGATAGACCCACGTATTATCCAGAGTATAAATCGTGGAATGGTTTCAATAGCTGGGTAGACACGGTAATGAAAAATTTAGGATTATCTAACAAACAAGCAAAAGTTGCTCTTCTTACTCCACAAGAAGATATAGATTGGATTCTGAAATTACCAGAAAAAATATTAGATAAAATAATATCTTCCGTAACACCTTTTAATTCATATGGTGATTTATATACACCGAAAAAGGTTATGTATTGGTATAAAGCTTTATATAGAATTGCATCGTTACCTGAATATTTAGATAACTATATATTAATAGATATAATAAAACCATCATCAAGGTCGGATATAGAAAGAATAAAAGAATTATCCGATTATTTAGATATATCTAGATATACAGCTGAAATAAAAGAAAAATATGTGAACAATTTAAAAATGTTAAAAAGATGCAATTGGTTAAATAGACCAATAAATGAGGTCTTAATATTAATAGAGACTGGTGTCCTTAAACCAAAGCTTGTTACAATATGTAACAAACTATCGTATTTGACATTAGAAGATATTTCTTTTTTAAATAAATATTTACACAGAGTTGATCCAAATTTTATTGAACAAGATTCAAAATTTGATCTCAAAACTGCAATAAAAGCTGGTCTTAAACCGGTTGAGATTCTCGATCATAAATATCCTAAAAAAATAGCTAATGAAATAATTTCAAAATTAAATAAAGAAAATCATCATGAAATTTTTGTATGTTCAGGAATTGATAATTTGGCATTATATGAATATAAATGTATGATCGGATTTCCGAAAGAATGGTTCTACGATTGTAATGAAAAAGAAATAGTTGATTGGGCAATGGAACATTTGCCACAATTACGGAAATCAAGAAAAATTTATGGTCCAGCAGGTGAATCTAGAACGTTTCATTACCATGAATTGCTTAATAGGATTACTCCTGATATGTTAGATAAAGGACCAAAGACAGGATGGAAGAAAATTATGAATTTAATTGAACAGAAAGTCATTGATAAAATCGAAGCCAACTTAGGAGTATATAAAGAATTTACAAAATTTAATATTCCAAAAAAGAAAAATATAATACAAATAACTAACACGGATGATCTCCGTAATGAAGGAGAGTTGATGCAACATTGTGTTGGTGGATATGTCAATGCATGTTTAAGTAACAAATCTTATATTTTTCATGTTGGTGACAAAGCACCTGGTGGTGCTACTGTTGAAATATGTAAAAAAGATGGAAAATACTATCTTCAACAAATCTGGGGCTTAAACGATAAGTATCCTTCTGATGCTGAAAAAGACCTTGGAGAAAAATTAGTTGAATTGTTAAATAATTAAGGAAAAAAATATGTCAATTGTATTTGTTAAATTAATGGATTCTGATAACGGAAAAAAACTATATAACGAAATAAGAAATCATTGGGAAAATAAAGATATATTAAAAGATTTATTTCCTAAATTAGAGATAATAGAAAATAAAGATATGTTACTTCATAGTGACGATAATTTCTTTATACAAGCTAAAGATAATTGTTTATTCTGTGAACTTTATATAGAGGATATAAAAGTTAACTTAATTTTAACTAAAGTCGATACAGTATGGAAATTAAAGATAGAACAGGACACAACAAACTCTGAAAAAATACCTGGTAAAATGAGAAATATTTTACCCAAAAATTATTGGTCTAATTATTCTATTAGAGATTTCGATATTTATCAAATAGATAAAAATATCTATATTGATGAGAACATTTCTTGTATTTGGATAAAAGGAATAACAAAAATAAGTTCAAAATAAGATAGTGTTTTAATATAAATAAAATATACTTAGGTAGACTATTATATCTACCTAAGTATATATATAATTTTATATAGATTATTTTTTTAAAATTAAGGAGAATTATTAAATATTGCTGTTTGGACTTATTTCACAGAATTTTATAATTTAGTAATAAATATAGAGTCTATTAGTGAAGATATAGAAAAATGTTTACAACCATAAAAAAATACAGTAGATTATAATTATATACGAAAATGTATTATGCCGGGATGTTGGAACTGGTAGACAAAACGGACTTAAAATCCGTCGACTATAAAGTCGTGTGGGTTCGAATCCCACTCCCGGCACCAACATTAATTTAATTAGGAATTTTTATAATGACTATAGAAAAATGTTATGAAAAATTAAATGAATTATATACATTAAGTAAACAACGAAAGTTGTCTATTAATGAACAATTACTTTATTGTAATATTAAAATATTTATAAATAAAAATCATTAAATTTTCATTTATATATATCTATTATAGAATTCCAACAATACTGAGGTTTCGCCAAGCGGTAAGGCACTGGGTTTTGATCCCAGTATTCATAGGTTCGAATCCTATAACCTCAGCCATAAAATACTCCCTAATAGCTCAGTTGGCAGAGCAGACGGCTGTTAACCGTCCGGTCCGTGGTTCAAGTCCACGTTAGGGAGCCAAAACTAAAATCTAATTTTTTAATATTACTATTGTGGAATAAATCCACAATAGTAATTATCATTATTAACCAAAAAAAGAAAGAGAGTTTTATTATGAGAAATTTTAATCATCCACGTGTTCCAAGAGTTAGTAATAACCAGTATAAGTTTAATGTACCCTATGGTGTAAATTGTGCAGAATCATTAAATGATATTATTAATAGATATTTTAAAATTATTAAACTCAAAACAGATAAATTTCCTAAATTGTCAGATAGTGAATATTATATAGCAATTCGAATGCCGATGTTGTCAGGTACAAATGATAGTAGCTTATCTATATATGACGATAATGATTATAAAGTAATATTAGATTATACAGAATATGAAATCTTTAATTATGATAAATTAGATGATAAGTCTAATATTATATTTTTAAATATTTTTGATAATAAAGTATTTGAATTATTTCATAAATATCATTTATTGGATGGAAAAAAACGACTTTTAATTACCTTGAAAATATTGGAAGAAAATATTTCTGATATTCCAGACCTATTAACATATCAGAATAAAATAATTAATCTAAAAAATACATATGAGATAATCGACGATAGAAATCCCTTTGATTATTTTAGTTTGAGTATTGGAGATATAAAATTCAAAGATCCTAAAGTAAAAGAAATAATGGATAAATCTAAATTGTGTAGAATAACAATACCTTCGATTGATATTGATGAAAATTTAAATATCATAGAAGATCGTATGATTCCTAAGGAAAAAAAAGAATATATCATTAACTTGCCGCAAAATGATCTATTGCCGGAATTTATACAAATTATTGATTATGATAATATCATATCTATCGATGATGAAGAATTATCAAACGATATGATCTTTTTTGAATTTTTATATGAAAAGCAATCAGCTGCTCCTACTTTTTTCTTTCCAAGAAACCCATCATCATTTCGATATGGAGTGGTGTATGATATGGATAGTGGAAACTATTCATATGTTAATAAAACTGATTTTGAAGTATTGAAGCAATTATTTCAAGGTAAAGAAATACCTGAAAATATAAGATTAACAGATTATATATCAGATTTTATGATTTCTACATATGAAAAAATATTATCAGGAGAACTCACAATAACTGATATGTTTTGTCCTAATGAATATCCAGACGATTTATTCTTAAAAATAAAACAAATTGGACAAGTAACTGATATTTATACATCACGACTTATAATTAATAAAAAATATCATGAACGATTGATAAAAGAAGTATCACATAAAAAATAATAGTAATCAATAA